GTCGTGACTTTAAATTAAGGAAGCTTTAGCTTCCTTAATTTAAATGTCCTACGACGTTTATGGTGGCAGGCCTCACAATTAAGGAAGCTCTCTGAGCTTCCTTAATTTTGAGCGCCACTGGTAGATGATGAAGAAGTCTGCCGTGTTTTATGGTATCGTTGTTGCTGCTGCTCTTTTATTAATTGGAATCGCCTGGTATTTCCAGAAGCTGATCCAGGGGTTCACGAATCCTGCGATAGCTGACGCGTTCCAGAACTTATCACCTGAAGAGCAAAAGAGACTCTGTGATACTATGACAACACAGTTATGTGAGAATAAGGCAAAGCTTACGACAATGCCTCCTGATGTTCAAAAAGAGTATAATGTGGCAATTGATAAGATGAGGACCCAGATGCAGACAATGGGATGCGCTGCGCCTACTTGTTAACGTGATAACTAAATTAAATAAAATCACGACGTTAATAAGTTTGATCCATAATAACTCGTCAAATCTCTCTTTTAAAAAGATCTTTCGTTTTAAAAGAGAGAGTCATGGCTGATACGATAATAAAAATAGTTATTTTATGTATTCTTGTTCTATTAAGTCTTGCCATACTATGGTTTCAAAAGAAACAGTCGCCCCTGCTCGAAGGGTTTGATGTTTCAGATGGGGTCTTATTAGATGTTGACAATCCCAATCTGAGCAGTGATACATTTTGGGGAGACATTCCACAGAATGCCAGTATCTCAATTTTTAAGAAAGCCGAACTAAAAGGGCTTACGGCAAACCCTGATGCGATCCCTGTATCAGACGGTGATCCGAAAACAGGTAAAGGTGCGGGTCCTCAACTCACAGTGACCGATATTCCTAACCAAGCACCCCCCGCAGATGATATTGAGGCTGAGCTAACTGCCGCTGTAGATGCGCCTGAAGATCTTACTGAGGGATTTGAATCTACAAGAGATATTCTTGCACAAAATGCACAAGACCAGGCGCAAGACCAGGCGCAAGGCCAGGCAGGGGGTGTGGCTGAAAAGCTGAAGAGAAAAGTTGCGAAGAAAATGAAGGGATCAAAGCTGCTTAATGCTGCAAAGAATACAGTTGCAAAGGGGAAGAAAATAGCTCTAGCAGGAGCTAAGAAAGTTACAAAAGCATTAACGGGCCTTTTTGCTAAAAAGGTGGGTGCTAGAGTCGGTGCAAGTGTTGCAAAGGGAATCTTTGCTAAAATTATTGCAAAAGCTGCAACAAAGATCGGAGTGAAGTCTGGGCTTGCGTTAGCAATGGGCGCTGCACTCAGCACCAATCCTGTAACAGTTGCATTTGGAATTATTATGAATGTTGTGGCAGCAATTGGCATAAGCCTGTCTATTGCGCTCCCTATTCAGTTCAAGGATGGGGCAGTCTGTGAGCCTGGTTGGAAAAGTGTATCCGAAAATTGGCCCTCCTATCTTGATATGATTCCTGGCTTAGGTGATATCATGGGGTCAATGGCTCCTTTTATGTGTTCTATTGATCAATGCACACCTGATGAAGAAGAAAGTGCTGGACTCTGCTATGCTAAATGTGATCCTGGATATGATGGTGTCCTAGACCGTTGCTGGAGTCATTATGAAAGTATAGGTGTAGGTCTTTTACAGGATTGTCCTGGAGGATGGGCAAATGATGGTTTAATCTGTCGTGAGCCTTTACAGACGAACCTAGATCCTTGTCCCGGTGGTTCACACGATGTTGCTGGAACATGCTGGGGAAGATGCCAAGGAGGATGTAGAGGAGGGTGTGGTGAGGATTGTGGCGCATGGAAATGCTGTGATTGCGCGGGTCACATGCCCGACTATGATTGTGTAAAGAGGAATCTGGGCGAGCGTAATATGAGAACAACAGGTGGAACTCTTCTTGGTCGCATGAATGGAGATTCGCGCCTTCGTTGCCCTGGAGACCATCCTGAACTTATTGATGGGCTCTGCTATGCAAAGTGCCCTATCAAGGGTGGAAACCCCTATACAGTTGTGAGGAAACACCCTGTTTGGATAAAAGAACGCCCATTTCCAAAGAGAGATGCTGCAAAGGCGGCACTTGATGCAGAAAAGGCAAAGGGTGATAAGGGAGATCTTAATCGCATCACATCTCTAACAAAGGCAATGGCCGACGCGGAGGCGGAGGATATGAAGGCAATGATACCTGCAACACAGCCCTATATCCGCAATCCTGATGGTCCTCGCCTTCCTATAGATGGACCTCCTCCCAAAGAATTTTTCATGTTTCCAGGACCGATGATATATAGACCTCCAGCAGTTGGACAATGGATGGGCACATTTGCTGCTGGTCCAGACATTCAGGGGGCTCCTGATCTCATGTATAAACAGAAACTTGCCGACTATAACGCGGCAGTTGCCAAATACGCTAAACCAGCCGCAACTGTCCTTGAAATGAATATTCCTATGATTGATGAAAATGTTACAGTGGACCCTAGAAAGCCGCTCAATCACGCACCTGGAGCCCCCTATCAATGCGTAGGCGATCGTGGAACTTCCTATTATCGCGGTGTTGGAAATCCGAAGCTAAAGCTGAAGATGGCAGGGCCGCCGCCGCCTGAGCCGCCGCCTCCTCCTCCGCCCCTCCCCTACTTTTCAATTATGTATGCGGAAGATCCAGACACAAAATGCTTCACAGATTTCTCATCACCGACAAATCTGCAGAATATGTGTGATTTTTATTATACATCTGCAGTGACGAATGCCAATACGAATGCTGATGGAACAATCAGTTTCGGATATATAACAAAGATCTTAAAGGTTATCGCCAGTTCAGAGCAGTCTGCTGATATACTATGTGATATAACGAATGTGGTGGTGAATTCTGATACGGGCAAAACAATGTCAACACAGGTTGCCGCAAATTCGGATCGTCGTTTCTACTTTGCGAAGATAACAAATGGTTGTGTTTTTATTGTGACCGCGTGCACAAACGTGAACAAGACAGCGCCTGATGTTACTACCACAGGTGCCGAAGCAAAGGCAGTGACCTTCACGCCTGTAGTCAAGAAATGCGGAGGTGTCAATATCACCCTGAATAAGTGCAAGGCTGATGCCAATGTGACTGCGATGACGGCTGCGTATATGAAGACAGTGAATGCTACAACTCTTCGTATAAAGACGATCCTAGGTGTCGAAAATACAAGCACAAATACATGCTCAATGACGTGGCAGGAAGTTACATATGATGCCAGCACAAATACGGAGTCTAACCCTGTCACAAAGACGGGCACATTCAACTATTCACAGGATACATCCTCGGATGCGTGCGGATTCACTCTCCAGAGTTATAATCCTGCGGCTCCTTCGACAACGGTTAAGCCGCTTGATACACCGATTGTTCTTTCAACCCCCGTCCCCGCCGAGACCAGTTTACAGGGTTGCTCGACAACGTGCAATGATCCGATCATAGTGCAGAAACTAGTGAATGCCTTTAACACGAAACCTGGCAATGCTGATAAGATCATTGGCATCGGAAAGGTGGTGACGCCGTCGGCACTGCGCTGCGATATTGAAGCTGATGTCTTTGTGTCAGCAACTAAGCAGACGGTCAATCAGACGGTCCGCTTTGATCTGGCGAAGGATCCTGGCGGCTGCGTCTTCAGTGTAAAGACGGTAGGTGCAGCCGGCTCTGGAACCTTTATCCAGGGTAACACAGCAGGCCTCACAGTCCCCGTGAATACGAAGGACTTTGTGATCTCTGCGCAGCAGGCCACGACAGCGACGGCGCAGGCAGCCCTAGGCAATGTATCCAGGAAGATCTCACAATATCAGGGTGCGACAATAACGGCCCACGACTCTGCCCTCGGCACCTTTGGGCAGGTTGAGACGCTAGGCTCATGTCCCAAGAAGTGCACAGACGCGGATATCCTTAATACTATCATTGATTTCTACAATACTGCAAATTACCCTTCTAGTAGGACGAATGTAACGAAGAAGACGATAAGTCGCGTGATCAAGGCAGGCACGGCGGGCACCAATCTGTGCGACGTGAACTTCGAGGAGAAGCAGGAGATGTATGCGGATCTCTATACCTCGGCGCCGAACATCGTAATCACACAGAAGACGAAGAGATTTACGATGAAGGATAACGGTGGCTGCAACTTTGTTGTGGACCCTGTCACGAAGGTGGAGGGGTTCCAGGGTGTTCCGTTTAATGCTGCTAAAAAGGTGGAAGGGTTCCAGAAAATGGGGTTCCAAGCGCCGCGTCTGAACCAGAGAAGTCAAGGGTTTCAAAATCCACAGGGTGGTCTGCCGTTCGCTGGCCCTCGGCGGGCCGAGGGATTCCAGTCTAAGACAGCGACTCCTTCCGTCGTAAATAGCTCATCTCCTGCACTCAATCCTCCGTTCACTGGGTCTGCTTGTGATCTTGACTGCTCGAATCCTGATTTGTTACGAGCAGTAAAGTCAACGTATGAGAGCGCGAATATTGAGGGATTCAGCCCTAGACGTCCTAAGAGCACATGGGTAGGTATGGTTGGAAAGTGGATGCATGGATTAATGGAGCCTTTCCAGGATGACACATCTGCAGATGATACGAGCGCTGATCTATCAGGAGCGGATCAGACAGATCTATCGGGTGCAGATCAGACGGATCAGGGTGCGGGAGATGGAACAGATACTGCACCAGAGGATTGGGCCACCACTGAGGAGCCTGCGGCCACCACCGAGGACAGTGGAGATGCTAACGCAGTGGCAGAGGAGCCTGTGCCTGAGCCTGTAAAGCCAAAGGCGATGGCATCTACAACACTGAAGAAGGTGAATAAGACCTTGCGCGTGGGTGTAAATAAGTGCGAGTTTGAAATTACCTATGACTCAACAACGGTTGACTCAAACGGGAATGCGAATTCTCAGACAGGTGCAACGGGATACTTTACAGGAACCTTCTCACGCGAGCCAAATGGATGTGTCTTCAAGCCGTCAAATGTAGTGAAGGCGACTGCGCCCATCATTCCTTCCGCGCCCTCCACGAAGACCTCAAATATCTCCTTCTCGTTCTGAGCATTGGCCTTAATAATACTATTTGTCAACTTCAAAAGATAGTTGACAAATATGATAGTATGGTAAACTTATTTACTTGCGCTTACGCATAGTCTTAGTGCGCTTGCTTCGCTTAGTGCGACGTCCACCTCCAGGAGCGACAGGTGTAGCCTCAACCTGCTCCGCAATCTCCTGCATCCACTGAGGATGGATATTCTTTGTGGAAATATTCTTATTCTTATTAACTCTAAGTGTTCTATTAAGAATCTGAGCTTGGTTGCAGCTACGAGAATAATAACGTGCTACATTGAGCCACTGCGTCTTTGCAGAACCTGACTCCATATTTGCTAGAGCCTTGACCTTCTGCGGCCTGACAATTTGGCATGTTTCAAGAACATTTGTCACAATTTCCTTAGGCGATGCCATTCTAACAAGTGTCGCGAAACCATTTTCTGGCGGAAGTTGATTTCGCCTTCGCCTCTTCTGCCAGATCCGAGTCCGTAGTGTAGTATGTTTTTCCGCAGAGGAGAAAGCTGGAGACACGCGCGTAACCCCACTGTTGCTGCGTGGCTCCTGGCCGGTGGCCTGTTCTCCAGGCAGCCATTCCTCTGTTATACGATTCTCTGAGGTAGGAGAGAGGAACACCCGTTACCTTAGATTTCTCCTCTAGAGACTTGGCATCTGGAAAGCGCTTTTTCCATGTTTGCGTATAGGAAGATGATTTTGTCTTAATGCCCTTGTCTGTCTGAAAACCCACGTAGGCGCGGGGCGATTTGAACGACATGGCTCCGTATTTTTTGATTTCGCCCTTCCGTTTGAGTTTTCTGGTTTTGGAGAGACCCTTGAAATACTTCTTGGGCAAGAACATCTACGTATTATGTAGAAATGTCTTGCCCTTGTTCTTTACTCAAAGGTGGTTATGTAGCCACACGTAAGAATAAGAATGCTCTCAAGCGGTGGAAGGCAGGTAAGTCCATTGGATTCACTATGCGTGCTTCTCTGAAGGCGAAGGGGCTTATTCCGCGAAACTCTAAGAAGAATCGCGGCAAATATATTGTAAGTAAGAAATACGCCACTAAGTAAGATGAACTTCTTCGTAGAAGCAAAAGAGCCTGAGCTCCTTAGCCGCTGTGGATATAAACCAGGCGAAAGTCTCAAAGCATACGAAGCGGCACTCCTAGAATCAGGTGCGGTGGCAACAGGCAAAGCACTCCACTTTTCTGCAGATCTACTGTGTAGCGGAGCCTACGATATCTGGGTAGCAGGCCTCTGGGATTTCGCCATTGATCACGTCGGCATCGCCTCTCCTCGTCTCTTTGTGTATCTCAAAAAGAGAATAGGAGAACTGGATGCACTCTTTAAGAAATATCCCGACGAAACTCTCTATAACAATGATGAGTTCCATACACGGATAGGAGAGATCATCATGGTTTTAAGAGAAGTGCCTCGGAGACCGAAAATCACCTGGCCCAAAGTGGGACCCGAAACCCATCTAGATGGTTGGCTCCGTGCATCCGTTTCAGACGGAAACACGGAGACAGCCGTTCTACGGCGTGTCTGGAGAGGGGAGGGAGATATGATGGTTCTGAAGCTGGCAGGTGGGGAGCTTCTCCGAGCTGTAACGAGTGCATCCCTCGAAAAGACATTATTTTGGGTGAAATGGCTCTTTGAAGAGGAGGCTAATCTTAAGAAGGAGACAAAGGGTGCAACCCTGAGCACAATCCATAGAGGGCCTGCAGGATCTACAGACGTAGGGCACTATATTGCAACCTTATTTGCAGAGTGTTACAAGGATCTGGCGTCCAGACAATTGATCCGCATGAACGAGGAGGCGCAGATATTTCTGGAGTTGTGGAGGGGAGGGGATCCACGGGTGACTCCCTCGTCTAGGAAAAAGATACTTGGAATTTTTGCCCAGATGCTTTGCGAAGTGCCTCGGTGGAAGGTGCCTGCCGCCCCTGCCTTGATTAACGACCCTGTTCAGGTATCTCGCGCTGTTGCGCAGACGGGTAAGTTTTTTCGTGAGGTGTTGGCCCATCCTGCGGTCCAGGGTAATAAGGCCCTGAGTAAGGCGTTTAAGAATAGAGGAGCTCTTCCGTCTGTTCCTAAAAAGAAGAAGGTGGGAGAGGAGGCCCTCAAAGAGAAGATGGATGCATATGATGAGATGATCATGAATTTTATGAATAAATAAAAACCTAAAGTTTCAACAAATATAATAGTATGGAGCCGATACTTAGTAAAGAGCAATCTATTATTATCTATAGGACTTCCCATTTACTCTTTGTCCCATCCGCATTAGCTTTTTACAATGGATACTACGATCTAGGCCTCTGTAACAGTGCAATCTTATTAACATCTCTAAATTTCTGGCAGAATCCTGTATATGGATGGCAACGAAATCTAGATATAGTTGTAACAAAATCGTGTGTTTTATTTCAGTCTTACAGAGCAGTTCACTCTAATAATTCCACACTGTATTATTTCTTTATTTCAAATACGTTGCTCTTTTACTTAGTTGGCGTATATTTTCATTATGTAAGAAAGGATACATGGAAATCAGTGTATGCACATACCATGTGCCATATTATGGGCAATGTGGCAAGCGTTATCTTATATTCTTCATCCTTTTCAGTATCAAACTAAACCAATAAAGTTGTAAGAGGTAGAAGGGAGCACCAAAAAAATATATGACATGCGACCTTGTCTTATATATCATATAGGGAACTAATACAATACGAATACATGTCCAATAGGAAACGGCAACAATCTGAACCGATTTAGATAAGAAATTCTTTGGACATTCAAATTTTTCAAGACACCAAACAAGTGTAAAGAGAGGTGCGGTTGATTCGAGGATATATGAAATAGAAGCAAACGCTTCTAAGTCTTCTTTTGGCGAATAGTCTTTTGCTATAAAAGCGAGTATATAAAGTATATGGTGAATATACATCGCGGGTGATCTTAAATAAAGAGGCATATAGAGTAATTCAAATATCATATATCCTGTCATCTGACTCGTTATCCTCAGAACATCATCTGTTTTCATGTAAAGTCCATTATACACTATAAAGAGCTGAAAGAGGCAGCCTGTAATGCGATTTAGAAGCTCATATTTATGTGCATCTTTTAGCTTCCTATACTTTTCAAAGGGGGCTACAAGATTGTATGACAAAAAAGTATTCAAAAAAAGAACTGCTGGCACTATATATAAGCCTTCCATTAGATATAAAGAGTAACATATTCTTAAATCCAGTGTCCATAAAAAATTGAAAACGGGACCGAGGTATAAGGAAATATACCTACTCTACGCAAGAATGGCCCACCTACTTGTGAAGAAGCTTGAAGCTGCTTCCCAAGCCTATTATAATACTGGGGTCCCAATCATGAGCGATGATGAGTATGACATGCTAAGAGAGGAGCTGGAGGCTCTTGATCCTGCCAATCCCTTTCTTACAAAGGTGGGGGCGACCGCAGAGAGAGGCACAGTGACTCTGCCCGTTCCCATGCCGTCTCTAAACAAGATCAAGCCTGGCACTGGGGCTGTGGGGGCATTTGCTTCTTTAGGAAGTAGCTGGGTTCTCTCAGAGAAGCTCGACGGAATCAGCGCCCTCTGGATTCCGAGAGAGAAGAAGATCTATCTGCGCGGCGACGGGGCAGTCGGCCAGGATGTGAGTCATCTGGTCGGCCTTGTTCAGGGTCTGGCAGTTCGTCTAGAAAAGGGCTTCATGGTGCGCGGAGAGTTCGTGATCAAGAAGGCCGACGTGCCTTCTGGGACGGCGATCGGCAGGAGCTGGATCAATGGGCTTCTGCACCAGAAGGAGACAAAGAAGGAGGATGCCGCCCTCATCCGTTTTGTCGCCTACGAGATCATGTCTCCTGCCAAGCCGCGTGCTGAGCAGTTCGCCTTCTTGGAAAAGCACGGCTTTGAGGTGCCCTGGTTCACGGTTGTTGAGAAGCTGACAGAGGACGGGTTAGCCATCCATCTGAAAGAGAGGAGGGCCAATGGAGCCTATGACATTGACGGCATCGTTGTCGGTCAGAACAAGGTGCCTGATTGGCACTCTGGGCCTATGAACCTCAAGAATCCGAAGGATTGTGTAGCCTTCAAGATGGTGCTCTTAGATCAGTGCGCCGAGACAGAGGTCGTGGCCGTGCACTGGGCCTTGAGTTACCAGGGCTACTTTATTCCTCGGATGGAGATTACTCCTGTCAAGGTCGGTGGCGCTCTTATTACGTTCGTGACAGGCCACAATGCCAAGGTGATCGTGGACAAGGGGATTGGAAAGGGTGCTCTCATTCGCATTCGGCGCAGTGGTGATGTAATTCCCACTCTGGATGGCGTGCTCAGGGCTGCCCCGAAGCCTGATCTTCCTCCTGCCGAGACATGGGTGTGGGAAGGTGTGCATCTGAAGGCGAAGGAGGGCGCTGCCTCGACTGAGCTTTTGGAGAGTAAGCTGAAGCACTTTGCCACCGTCTTTGAGATGGACGGACTGGGCCCTGGCCTTGTCAAGAAGCTCGTCGCGGGCGGCATTACGACGCCACGGGCCTTGATGGAGGCAAAGGTGGAGCGCCTCTCAGAGCTGCTCGGATCCAAGACGGGTGTTTCCATCAGGGGAGAAGTGGAGAAGCTGGCCTTTACCGAACTCAAACTCATGGTGGCGAGTGGCTGCTTGCCTCGCACGGTAGGAGAGACGAAGCTGGGGGGCTTGTTCTTAGTCGAAAAGGATGTGAGGCGCTGGTCCACTCTGAAGTCGGCCGAGGGCTGGAGTGCAGATGCTCTGGCGGCTTATTTGCTTACGATGCCGACCTATGAGGCGTGGAGGAAGAGCGAGTTTCCTGGGATCCCTTATCCTCTGCTGCCTGCAGTGGTTACAGAGAAGAAGGGCACTGTCTGCTTCACAGGCTTTCGCGATGCTGCTCTAGAAAAGGTGCTAGAGTCCCGCGGTTACAGTATCGGCTCCACGATTACGAAGACTACGACTGTTCTGGTAATTCCGAATGGAGAGGAGAAGGCGAGTTCTAAGATCGAGTCGGCTCGGGCAAAGTCGATTCCTATTCGCAAGCTGGATGAGTTTCTGAAAGAATATAGGCTCTAAAGATAGATGTCATTGTCCAGTGTTTTCACATCAATAACAACAGTCAGTTCCTCCATTTTTATGGGTGGTGTAAAAATTGCACTCTTTGGACTAGTCTTTATTATTATTTTAGTTGTCGTTATAGTATTTTTAATTGTATACCCGTCAGGATCAACGAGCAATCCTAACGATGTATCTATTATAGTTACTACACAGGGTTCTATCGCAGCAGATACTGCTGCTAGTTTGGGTCAGACAGTCAAAGGAACTTCTAATACTTCGCAAGAAAAACTAAAAGAAAAATTCGCAAATGCAACAGGCACTACAGATAATGATCTTAAACTCATCAATATCCAGCCCCTTACTGTAAAGCAAACAGGATTTCTTGGCCCCGTTGACTCAGGTGTCTTCGGTGAGATAGCAGGTGTTCAGAACACATTAAAGTCTGGTGTTCGCACCTTTATTCTTCAAATTGACTATCAGACAGATGCTAATAAGAAGGAGCCTCTTTTTCCTAAAGAAAATGAGCCATGCCTTCTCTATCGCGATGATACAGGTGTTTTAACTTCACTCAATGCTGGCTCTATCAAGAAAGTGGCAGATGCACTTGCGACGCATGCCTTTGCAAATACATTGCCTGCCAAGGACGATCCGATCGTTCTCATCCTCTATGCTCTTCGCACGCCTGACCCTGTGACAGCACCGAAAGACTATCTGGCTTATTGTAGCAAGATTGCTAAGCAACTTGCCCCCCTTGCACCCTTCCACCTCGGCCTCACAACAAATGGAGATTACCATCGTCAGGCCCTTCAAGGACAACTCTTTACAAGTAACTTCAAGCAGTTTGAGAAGAAGGTGATTATCTTGAGCAATATGGACACGAGCCTTTTCCGCAAGGGAATCCAGTCGTATGCTCCAGCAGATGATTTAGACTACTGGGTGCATGCTCAGCTGTATAAGCTTGATGATGCAGATAATCTGGGTGTAACCGCTGTAGCCTCTGCAAATACAAAGCCGAGGGCCATTGTAGTGCCGATTGAGTCTGTCCTGGGTCTCTCCACCGAATCGCAGAAGGCATGGGCCACAAAGAATAAGGACTATTTCTCAGTTGTGATTCCAAGTGCCACCTCAAATCCTTCTGTAATAGATGCGAATAGTTTGTTGGGATCCATGGGCATAAATGTTCTCCCTCTTGACCTCTTTTCATTTGATGTGAAGCAGGTGGCCGCCCTGTTTGATTTGTGGAAGAAGAATACATGGAATATGAGACCGGTTGCACTTCGGAGTAAATAACTTGCAATAATACCGTCGTGACTTTTATGGTGGCAGGCCTTAAATTAAGGAAGCTCTTTGAGCTTCCTTAATTTAAGCGCCACCGGTAGGGAGGAATGGAGGAAGATCTCCGATCAAAAGACTCTATAACAGAAACAATTGTTGAAAAAAGACTTGAACAGATTGTTGAAAAAGCTCAAGAGCGCATTGATAAAGAGACTGCTGCAAATCCAGAGCTTCGCTTTGCCCTTGATATTGTCGAGCGCTTTCTAAAGAAGAAAAAGCGGGTTTGCTATGGCGGCACGGCCATGAATGCACAGCTTCCAAAGGAACTTCAATTCTATTCTGAAGAAAAGGATCTACCCGATTATGACTTCTTCACACCTAATATACAAGAAGATACAGATGAGATTATAAATGACCTCAAAAAAGCAGGGTTTGAAGAGGTGGCGAATCGTGTAGGAATGCACGACGGCACCAAGAAGATTCTTGTAAATTATGTGGCAGTTGCTGACATAAGTGAGATGGAGTCTGATGTATACGAGAAGATTCAGAAACGATCAGTTATCATCAAGGGATTCCACTACACGGATCCTGATATTCTCCGGATGATGATGTATCTTGAGTTAAGTAGACCGAAGGGTGAAGTAAAGCGATGGCTAAAAGTGTATGATCGCCTTCAGTTAATGAATAAGGCGTTTCCGATGAAAAAGTGCGTAAAGGAGGAGAGAAAACCGAAGGAGATTCCTCTCGAGCTACGAAAGCAAATACACGAGTTCTGTATTGAAAACAAGAAGATTCTGGCTGGAGCGCGTCTTGAAAAGGTGTATTTTAAATCAATGGAGGCTTCAACCCCAATACTGTGGGAGACGAGGGAAGGTGGCGCTGTTGTTTTCTATAGTCAAGATCCGAAGAAGGATGCTCTAACACTGAGACAAAGACTTCGGCTCCCCCAGCTCGATATTCGTTATTTTCCCGCAATGGGTGAAGTTGTTCCTGCGCGTCTAGAGATGAGCGTAGGAAAGAAGCCGTTTGCACTTTTAATTCAGGAGACTGCATGTCACTCCTTCAATACAATGAAAGATGAAAAGGGGCGGACAGTTCTGATTGCCAGTCTTGATACATTGATTTCCTTGTATTTATCCCTGGCCATCTTCACACGAGATGAAAAATATATCTTTGGTTTCTCTCTTATGTGTGCAGCTGAGCGATTCATAGATGTGAATACGAAGCTACAGAGATCCAAACGGATAGGACAATTTCCTCCATTTCCTCTGTTCTGTAGAGGATATCAGAAGGGGTATCCGACACTTCTCAGAGAAAAGGTGGAACGAATTGCAAAAGAGAAGGCATCTGCAAAGATAAAGCAACTCCTAGGTAAACAATCAACACGTAGAGTTAAGAAGAGAAAGAATAAGACTCATAAGAAATGAGCGAGCTCATGAGAACACAGAGGCTTGTTGAACAAGCAAGAGCGTCCTCATCATTGGCATCAGTAAGAAGGGCACAGGCATACTACGGCACAAAGCCCTCTTCTACACGAATAGTCCAGACAGAAAGCCAACTACTTGCTAGCTCGGCTTGCACTGCATTTGTGGGCCCTCTTCCTCCTTTAACAGAGGGTGCCAGAATCAATAAACTCGTGCAGAAAGTGCTGGCAGCAGAAGAGAAGTTTGGAGAGTTTGTTCGTTTTTTTCCGACACCGTGTCCTGTTATTCCACCTCTTTCCTATCTTCCTGCGCCTAGCACGGCCTGTCCTTTACCTAATTCTTTTTTGTATGCCACACTTCCCGCATAAAAAAGAAGTCTAAGTTTAGAAATGCCTACGGCCATCTATGATTCTTCGCTTAATACGCGTATCAAGCAGTCAAGAACCCTCTACAACTACAACCAGTCATTGATTAATGCTCGCGTAGGAAATCCGAATATCACTCTTAGAGAGCAGCCAACGGATCAGCGCGCTGTGATCCCTCTCACAAGAAAACTGGGCTCAATGGTGGATCAGCGTGCCACGGTTCCTGGCCTGGCGGGAGGCGTTGATAGTAATTAGATTTTTTTATTAATAGTAGACTTTGGTTCTAGATTAGAACCTACCGTCTAAACTTTAATATTAGAAAGCTCTTTGAGCTTTCTAATATTAAAGTTATGACGGGTTATTAGTCGTTTGACATTAATTCTTAGAATTAAGTCACGACGTTACGCCTTCTTGACAACGGACTTCATCACCGCCTTCTTAGTCACCGCCTTCTTCGGGACAGCGACAGGAGTGAAGTCATCCGCGTCCTCATCCTCCTCTGCGACAGCAGAGGCGACAGCAGAGGCTACCGCAGCGGCGGGTGCAGGAGCAGCGGCAGGCTTTGCTGCAGCAGGAGCAGGGACGAAGACCTCCTCATCATCTACCTCCTCATCGTCATCAGCAAGAGCCTGGAAGGCGCTCTGCTTGGGCGCGGGGGCAGGAGCGGCCTTCTTCTGCCCCTGCAGAGGCTGCGGGGCAGCCTCACCATCATCAAGGAAGGCGAAGCCGCGGATACGCTCGGGGAGCGTGTCAACGCGAATCTGAACAGCCTTCCAGCTGAGACCATACTTGGAACCCGCGAACCAGACACCCGTGCACTGAATCAGAGCCGTCAGGTTGGCGCCCTTGACGAGAACCTCCTCCATCGGGATGTCCGTCATCGGGCGCTTCTTGTCATCGTAGACGGCCGTCTCGAACTTTCCGTCGCGCTGCTTGAGCGTGACCTTGACAGTCGGCGGATACGGCTTAGGGTTACCCTCTGCATCCTTGCTGAAGCGGAGAGACGGCGTGTAGAACGCCTTGACGACATCCTTGTTCAGATCGGCCTTGAACCACGCCTTAGAGTTCTTGACGCCCTGCTCGATCATGTAGTTGTCGAGGGCAGAGAAGCAGTCAAAGATCGCCTTGGCCTTCGGGTTCTCACCCTCGTAGCCGCGGAGAGACATGTCCACACTATACTTGACCGGACCCGCCTTGTCATAAGCACTCATGCCATACGGAACAGGTAGAGAGCCCACCTGCATCGTCAGACTACGGCTATCATAGTTGAGATAGGCCTGCTTGGCGCCGCTCGGCAGAAGCTTGGGTGCAGTGATCGAGATGTTCGAGACGTCAAACGAAGAAGGAGCAACAACAGCACTAGACATTTTGTTCTATGCTGACTGAAACAGGAATTTTGCGCGTCAATTTTTACCCTGCCTTCCGCAGGAATTGATTTTTTACTCACCCTTCAATTAGATGGCGCAGTCACAGAGTGAATACTTGCGCAAGTTAACAGAAGCACTTCCAAGAGTTATCTCAAGAAATAAGGTTCGTGATTCATCTGAACTTATTATGATACACCAAGCAAGAGCAAGCAAGGTCACACAACCCCCTATCGTAAGAGGGGTGTCTGATCAGAATGGCTGCGCTGCAACTACCTATGCCACTGGAAAGGGGACGCAGAATGAGTATACAAATATCTTACAGACGAAGCAATCTGCCGCCATCTGCGCAATGCCTGATCCTGCTGTCGCAGCCTATATTGTTCTTCCTGGCTCTTGCCCTGTGCAGTGTGTTCCGCCTGGACCGGTGACGAATGTGAGCTATTATTATGATACATATACAGCGCCTTATCATTATTTTATTGTTAATTGGACCCCTGATCTGAACGCCACTTCATACACAATTACCTCTACAGGTGCAGGTTTTATTATTGATACGATCTCAAATATACAGGCTAGAATAGGATTTACAGATTTTGGACAAGATGAACCTATTATAATTATATCTGTTAATTCATGCGGAACGGCCTCTTATGCGTATTCAGTCTTTTGATGGACACCGCACCTTGACAAAGATGGAGGAGATTCCTATGGACTTTAATACACGCCTCTACAATCTTGTGACCGGTGGAAGCCACACCTATCGCGCAGATGGATATGCGGTGACGGGATGGCCGAGTGAGGCCGATTTTGATTACGATGCGTGGAAAAGACGTTAGAATTCAGGCCGACGCCTTCAGGCTAGAGTCTCCACAATCCAAGGATATGTTTCTGCGGCTTCCTCCGAAACATGTACTAGACCCATCATCACATAGAGAGCGCCCAGCTTCTGTTTCTCCTTCTCTTCTGCCCTGGTGATAAAGCCCTGGATCAGAGAAAGATTGGTCTTTTGCCACCAGCGCTGTGTATGGTTTGTTGTTGTTATCGCATCAGGGTGGAGGCGAAAGAGTTTTGTCGTTGTCTTTGCATGAAAAGGAACAATGGCCTCTCTCTCCTGGTGAGACAGACCCACGCGCCAATTCCAGAGTTGAAACATCATTCTGTAGAATCGCAGATGACCTTCCAATGTTAAAGCGTGAAACCATGAACAGGCAGACAAGTAGCCAAGCGCTTCGAGCTTCATGAAGACATCCAGAACACGCTGGTTCCACTCCTGCTCAGGTGTCAATGTATCTCCTTGCAGATAGAGAATAGGGTATTTTCTTCGCCTCAGGAAACTCAGACGATCGCGCAGTTTCTGAAGTGTCTGGGGAGGGAGAGGTTCTCTCGTATACGGATTTGTGGGATGCTGTCCTTCAGATAAAATATGGGAAAGAGAACGGATATCAAAGGTCCACAGACATTTCTTTGAATCACCATAACTGAAAAAATAGAGTCTAGGAATATTTACCAGAGACTCCATGCTATACACCTCTGTGTCATTCTGAGAGAGAGCAGGACAATGGATCAGTGGTCCATGATTTTTATACAGTAAAAGAGGCAGCCTTTTCCTCCACCAAGTCTGAATCGCTCTAATCTTAATAAGATAGGAACGAGTCAAGTATGAATTTCTTAACTCAGTCAACGTCACATATCGATGAGGACGTTTCCAGTGTCTAATACAGAAATCTCCTTTGGTGGCGATAGCTGTGCACGGGGCATCAGGGTGCTTCTTACTCTTGACATTCGCGCACTTGCGAAAGCCAGGGGCAGCATCAGACATTGTTTGTTCTGCTTCTGGGGCTAGGTATCTTTTTAAAAAAAGCCCTGAAAGAGCTTTTTTTAAAAAGATTACTCTAGCCAATAGTTGCATAGGGTTATTTTATGGAAGCAATGGCTTCCATAAAATAACCATGCAACAAATCCGGAAAGAATAGATAAATACCTATAAAAGCAACTTTTTCTCATTGTGACGTAATACCATCACAACCATTGGTGGTGCTGAGTGCTCTTTGAAAAAGAGCTGTCATAATGTAAAAAGATGGCCCCTTGAAAATTTGAACAAAAAATCAACAAACTTCAAAAAAACCCCTAAAAATTGACGCACTTTTTTGCCTTGAGATCAAGTAGTGCGTAAAATTAATATGCAGAATACCCCGACTTCCAGTATGATGAGCGCCCCTGTTGCTTCTAAGGTTGTTGCGAAGAAGGTTGTTGCGAAGAAGGAGACGGCCGCGGCCCCTGCGCCGGTTGCCGCCACGCCGCTGCCGGCCCTGGTGACGCCGCCGGCCGCTGAGAAGAAGGTCGTGAAGGCCAAGGCCGCCAAGGCCGAGGTGGTTGCAGCGCCCGTCGTTGTGGCGCCGGTCTCTGCGCCGGCCGCTGAGGCGCCGGCCGCCGTTGCGCCGGTCACGACGCTCGAGGAGGACATCAAGACGGTCACGGGCAACCTCGCCACGATGCGCGAGACGGTTGCCACGCTCCTCGGCCAGATCAAGCGCCTGGAGAAGCGCGTGCACCGCGAGATCAAGGATGCGCGCAAGCGCAAGCGCCGCGTCAAGGTCGACGAGAACGGTGTTGAGGTCAAGCGTGCCCCGTCTATCTTCGAGCGCCCCACGCAGATCTCGGAGGAGCTGTGCTCTTTCCTCACGAAGGCGAAGGGCACCCTGATGTCCCGCTCTGAGGTCACGAAGGCGGTGAACAACTACGTCAAGGAGCACAACCTGAAGAACAAGCACGACATCAAGCCTGATGCCCCGCTCAAGAAGCTTCTCGGCGTCCCTGAGGGCGAGCAGCTCACCTACTTCAACCTCCAGCGCTACCTCAACAAGCACTACGTCAAGGCGGTGGTAGTTGCTTAAGATAGCTGAAGTAGAATAAATAGAAAAGAAAAGAAAAGAATAAATGTAAAAAGAAGAAAAAGAACACCTTTTTACAATATCACCTGATGAAATTATAGACTACTCACCTATAATGGAGGGTGCAAATGCCGAGTAACTTTTAAACTAATTAAACTCTGTCAATGTGAAAGAACTATGATAAAGCACACTCTATCATAATTCTTTGAGGCTTGTTAACTGTAAATTATCTACCGGTGTCGCTTAAAATTAAGGAAGCTCAAAGAGCTTCCTTAATTGTGAGGCCTGACACCATAAACGTTGTAAGTGCCGGCCAAGGCCGACTCTTAGGGTAGGACATTTAAATTAAAGTCACGACGGTAATTCTTTTTATTATTTAATAATAATAAAAAGAAGAGTTGCGGACACACCCAGAGTTGAACTGGGGACCTTCGAGTTAACAGCTCGACGCGCTAAAACCACTGCGCCATGCGTCCAATAGGGATCTCTCCACTTATATCGTATATGTAAAAATGAGCTTTTAAACGCACTTTATTTATTTCTTTTGGCCCATTCACATTCCCACATATAGATAACAGTAAATCCATTTTGTTCAAGAATAGTCTTTCTATCAATAGATTCTTGATATAGTTGCTTCATTGTTTTATTGCTCCATGGATGAACTGTATCCTCTTTTCTACAGTTAAGACATCCGTGATACCAACATCCGAGAAATTCATATATTGTATTTGTTTCTTTGCAATAACCATCTACCCTGTAAAGTTTGTTATTAAATCTGAATGATTCTTCTCTATTATGTTTACCTCCTTTATAGATAATATCATTTCCTGTTATTTCTTCAATATGGCGTAGCCATTCAAGCTGAATAAAGGATACACCACACCCTGTGCAAATCGGGCATCCATAACCAAGGGCATAATGTTTTCGCGGATCTGCTTCAAATTCTCCATGCAGCTTACATCTTATTTTCACCTTCTCAGAAGATGTTATATAATTAGTATTTGAATAGTCATAAATATCACCATGCTTTTCTTTTGATCTTGCAATAAACTCTTCACAAGTTAATCTCTGAATTAAGCATTGACTTGACTTTATTTTTCCACAGTCTCTACATCCATGCTCTTTCAAATGATTTGTAGGTGATTGAGAAAATTCACCATGAATCTTACATATGATTGTAATTTTTTCTTTACCGTTTATTATAACCTTTGAATAGTCATACATATCTCCATGAATTTCTTTAGCTTTTACTATAAATTCTTCAGTTATCTTTGATTTATTTATATCTGTTCGCGCAGCTTGTGATCTTACATGCGGCCTTGAAGCTATAGAACATTTATTACAACCGGATGTATTTAGATGATTTGTAGGCGATTGATTAAAGTCTCCATGTAGTTTGCAACCTATAATTATATGACGAATCATACCATTCATAACACTCTTTGAATAGTCGTATTTATCACCGTGTTTTTGTTTTGCTTTCTCTATAAATGATTCAAGTTTTATCATTTGTTGTTGCCTGTTTCCATTAGTAGATTTTGATGTGAGCTCCCCCATCTCCTATTCAATTATAATAAAAATCGCGAGCCTCACTAGATGACATCATTACTCCGCACAATGGCAACTGCCAAGAAAACAGAGACCCGAATCCAGTATGTCGGTGGCCCCTACTACATTGATCTAGCAGGAGACGCGCAGAAAACTCTCTTTCCCTTCACATTTAAGAATGGCCAGCTCGAAATATCAACAGAAACTGGATTTGATCTTGAGTCTGGAATAAAGCCTCTTAACGGCAGTGGGGGATTTCAGGTCAGTTTATTAGGCGGACTTGATCTGGTCCAGAGTATCGGCACAAACTTCAAGAACTATGTGTATAACTGCAGATGGGGAGAGGATTCCTCATGGGATGTTGCTTCTTTGAATTCAATCAAGGTCAATACGCCCGGTGTTATAACGAAGGTGCAGCAACTCAATGTAGATGCGCTTCCTCTAAATATTGATCCTAATGGTGACGCGACAGTTGTCTCTGCCACACCGCCTGGTGAGTTCGTGGCAGGGCATGCCAACTACGGATCTGCGTTTGTTTTTGAACGTCCTCTGGTTCTGTCTCTGACTACTGTTGGAAATGGAACACAGTATATTACGTTTTATACATCATGGGATAGATAAATTATTTTAGTAAGTATCAATAGAATGAGCCTTGTCTATCCTGATATCAAGTTTGTTGGAGGCCCAACATATGACGTAGCCGGTACAAAACTCCTCTTTCCTTTTACGTATAAAAATGGAATGCTTGATCTACCATCATCATTTTCTTCTACAGCTGAACCTGCAAATGACGGTGTCCAAGTAAGACGCCTTGGTGGTGATAATGTGGTGAATTCAGTGGGCACCACGCTTAAGAGTTATCTCTATGGCGTTCTAAATCTTGGAGGTTACAAGATCCAGAGTGCATCATCAATCCAGGTTGTTCTTCCTGGTGTTGTAACGAAGGTCCAGCAGCTCAGCTTGGCCAACCTTCCTACTACGATTAATAGCACCTCCTACAAGGTATCTGAGTCCGTTCCAGTGACTGATTTCCTAGGCTACACCCCGTGCTTTGTCTTTGATAAGCCTCTCGTCTTGAGTGCAAGCGCAAAGGTCTGGAACAATGGATCAAGCGCTACTAGAACAATCTATGTGACCCTCTATACGTCTTGGGATCACTGAGTTTATAGTAAATTTGACTCTTGAAATAACCCTCTTCTACTTACGAATGGAAGAGGGTTATGTCTATTGTATGACGAATGAGCATATGCCTCTTTTCATTAAGGTGGGATATACAGATAGGACGCCAGAAGATCGCTTAGCAGAGGCGAATCATGATACCTGGTCCATACCTGTCTGGAAATGTGAGTTCTCTTGTAAAGTAAAGGATCCTAGAGTTGTTGAAAAACTTCTTCATCAGATTCTGGGTAAATACAGAATTACAGATCGGCGTGAGTTCTTCCGCTGCCCAGCTGAAGAAGTTCGGCCTCTATTTGATCTCTTGAGGACACAGCAAGAAGAGGAAAAGGAAGAAGTTCCCGTTAAAAGTCCTGCGCCACGTGAAATTAAAAAATGTTTTCGCGATGGACAGATGTTGAAACATATGTATATGGAGAATGAATGGAGAGTGATCTATAAGGCAGAAAAGGGCGTATTTCATTGCCTTACAAATGCAATAGAATACGATAGTTTATTGAAGATTAATGCTGCTCATAAGTTTGCAGTGAATCCAAGTCTAAAAAAAATTGTTAATAAATGGGATGATTGGACATGTATGTCTGAAGAAGGAGATTTCATATCTATAAAAGATCTACCAGAAGCTAAAGACTCGAAATCCACGACGACCAGCTCGACTCTGACTTATTCCACTGTTCATTCAGATCAACCTCAAGAGAATACTTACGATTGAGTAATGTCACATCGACGTGACAGGGTTTGAATGGAGTGAGCATATGGAGAATGTGGTGAATCTGTTTTCTCGTGAGTTTACCACATGTATAGATATCAAACTGGAGAAGGCATGTGCCGTCTGAATGAAGAGTGGCAGGATTCGGTGTGTTCCAGAAATGAAAAGCGATGTGGCTCGTCTGGATCGTTGTGACTGCCGTAATACCCTCGTTGTATTTTGGCGTATTCACATAATAGACGTGCGGTTCACCAAGAGCCTTCATGTCAATATCATCAATCAGTTTCATAACAAACTTTTTGATCTTATCCTTATCTTCTTCGGCAGGACAGTGAACTGTCTCGGCCCTTATCAAAAGATGGTGGTGTTGGATCTTATCTGTGGGCATTCTATCTTTAGAGTCGTAATATAATCTCCTTGTGCTTCTCTTGAACCATATGTTGAGGAGAGGGAAAGAGAAGAAATCGCCCACGAAGATCTGTAAGGCTATTCAGAATAGAGTCGAGGTTTGTCTGCTTTCTTACCATGTTCTCAATAGACCCGTAATGTCTCATAAGTGAGAACGCCTTCTGAGGATACATATTCGGTATAAGAGCTGCACCATCTAAACCGCAAAGAAGTGCCGCATCAAGGAAAGCGGACTGATCCACATCCTCCTCGGCCAGAACACGCGAAAGACAGATTTCCTCTGCACCTGCTTGACTAGGAATCCAGAGCCTCTCCACGCCTGCGACGAGGAAATCCATGTCTGTTGAGACGACAGCTACTAGCTTATGATCTGACCATAGTGACATGAGAAGATCATCCGCTTCACCGAGCGCCTTCACGAACGGAATCCCCTTTTCTCTAAGAAGGTCCTGGAACGCATGGCGCACTTCTCGCGTCATCGACCAGGCCTTTCCAAGTTCCAGCTGCTGGATCTTTCGCTCAAGAGAGGCACGACCTCTGTTATCTAAGAACTCCTGTGATATAGAGGACTCCAGATAGGTCTTAAGAGCAGTCAGCTGATCCTTAGCCTCATTGCGTTGATCTCTTCGTAGTGCAAGCTCTTCCTGCTTAGTGGCAGGCGCCTTGCCATCAAAGACAAATATAAATGTAAAACCCACGAATGTTTCTAAGAACTTTAGAATCATTTCTGTGTTTCCTCGGAATTTGTATAATACAGACATTGCATCTACACCGACTAGGCCTGGATTATCTAGAGCCACGGGACGTCTGTAAGGGCGGAGGTAGGAATAAAGACCTTTTACACCCATTTTTTAACTGGTATGGAAGTTTGAGAGGGTGCTTCTCAATTTTAATTGCCGCCGCGCAGCCGAAGAACAAGATGGAGAGTAGACTCCTTCTGAATATTGTAATCGGATAGAGTGCGGCCATCCTCGAGCTGCTTACCAGCAAAAATCAGACGCTGCTGATCCGGTGGTCGCCGGATCTCCCAAGAGTTTCCACCTGGGGCGGACTATACCTTAAGCTACATCAAGTTGGTTAGACTCTCACTTGTAACCGACAACCATCTAGTCTCTGAACCTTCTCCATATCGTTACCATAACCGACTTAGGAGCTTGGCTGCGGATTGCCCATTTATCATTTTCGTTTTTACCATACACGAGGCGATTAACCTGTCCAGACTATACTTTCGTAATACTCCTTGGTAGAAAATGCTTTAGGGGTTTCCCGCAATTTGATTATCTCGCAGCTATTCGCTACTAGCATCTGTGTTTTCATGAAATGTTTTAAAGTGTCGTCTTCTTCCAGATGGTGAAGCAAAATCATCATCGCATTTTTTACAAGGATATCTCATATTACTACCCTCTTTTACGTTTTCAAGGACAGTGTTAATTTGGTTTATTTTATAGGGGATCAACATAAATGGTTTGATATCTTTAATGAAAGTCATTGCCTGCTTATGACCACATCGCCATTCATGTCCAAGGCACATCTTATCAGAGGCAGGTGATTTCCTTACCCTCGTTGCAATATGCCCACCCCAAAGTTTCTTTGCTATTTCTAATGGTGTCTTATCATTCTGTGCAATAGATAGGCGAATTCTATTATTATTCCCCTTATCATTTGACACTGAACCCTCACCCTCGTAAAAACCGCAAAACCAACGAACCAAATTTTCCTTTGTATGCTCCATGCTTCACTCTATAGAAAGAAAATAACTTTCAATTTTCATGTAAGGCCAACAACGGTTTACCCGATGAAATTTCCTTCTTTTCATCGGCCGGATGCTTTTCGGGACTACCACTTAATCCCTTCCTTGTCCTGAATCTTCTGCTTGACATTGTCGATAGAATCCGAAGGCTCAACATCCAGCGTGATTGTCTTACCCGTGAGAGTCTTGATAAAGATCTGCATCTATATCATAATAGAACATTTTTTTAGGTGAGGAATTTATCCAACCCAGGGCTCGTAAAGCGCGATGACGTCATCATCTTGTGACTCACCTTCGGTAACTCAATTCCTAGTTTACGTAGCTCAACCTCTCTCGCAACTGTATACCTAGCCGAATAGTCCTTCAAGGATGCAACACCATGATCTTTTACAAGCTTCGTATTGAGATCCTGGATCCATTGCGCCTGCAGGGGCCATAGCTTGGACGCAAGTGCTAATGAACCCTTCGACGCATACGCGACTAAAAAGAGTTCAGCAAACGTCTCCGTTTTCGCCTCGGTAATCTCTACAGGAAGTGATCTATCATCCGTGCAAGTTGCGTGGAGCATCTCATGAATGAGAACGCGTGTCGCCTCCTCTTTTCTGTAAATGACAACCGCATCTAAATTACAAGGAAAGGTATATCCGCCATTCACATGCTCGGGTCCCACATGCTCGTGTAGATCGGGGAGAAGACGTGGAACGGGAACAACAAACCAGAGGATACGCACAGACGGCATATTGAATCCCTGTAGAATGCGGCCCCAGAACGGCCAGGAAATTCCAAGATCCTCTCCTTTCGGCCTGAGGATCACCACCCTACCATACTCACACGCCTTACAAAGAAGTTCAGCATTACCCTCTTCAAATAGAGTCCACAGCTTCTTGCGAAACTGCAGCTTATCAAAAGGATCTGTGGATAGCGCCTCTTTTCTCAAGGCTTCATAGTCTGCTTGTGTTGGATCGGCACGCTGCCATGTCGGCTCAGGGGTTTTATATTGTTCTTTTACTGCTTTCACTATTTCCTCTAGAGTTAGAGGGAGCATCCTATTTACCGTCGTGACTTTTATTTAAGGAAGCTTTAGCTTCCTTAAATAAAATGTCCTACCCTAAGGGTCGGCCTTGGCCGGCACTTACTACGTTAATGATGGCAGGCCTTAAAATTAAGGAAGCTCAGAGAGCTTCCTTAATTTTTAGCGCCACCGGTATGATATATATAAATAAGGCCTAACATAATAAAAAAAAAGAAGGGTGAACTGCAAACAAGAATACGAACTATCCTGGGACATCGATACTCTTCGGGTGGAATCTGAACAATTCTAACAATGACTGCCTGATGAGGAGGGCTAGTTACAATCTTACTGTGACAAATAGGGCATTCAAATCCTCCTTTTGACCTATAGTAAATCATCCAGCAACCCACATGACTATAGAGTCGGCAATTGCAGGGGACCTCGGCATACGTAGTAAAGTCAACTAAGATAACTACATTGTCTTGCGTAGTTTCTTCTAAACAAAAGAGGCACGCGTCTCCCATGAAACATGATCTAAATAAGTGAAGCATTATTATTTAGATGTCTAAGCCGAATCCGACGCTGGTCGTTTCCAGCTTAGCCCTGGCTTTACCAGGCGTGTTTTTTGTTCAAAGAGCAGAGTATATTCAAGCATCTATTTCTTTTGTGTGCTGCTTCTTTTCTATTCTGTGGCATTCAACAAAACCGAAATATAACTGGATTCTTATGGCCGATATGATTGCGGCAAATACAACTGGTTTGCTGGCAGTTCACACTGCGATGCGTGGTTCCATACTTTCTTTAATGCCTGTATCTTTCTTTCTTGGAGGAGGGCTTATCTTATACTATTATGGTGAGCGTAATAGATGTTTTCTTTGGTGCCCAGACTATACTGTAGCAACACGCTGGCATTGTCTTCTTCATGTTGGAAACGGGCTCGCGGGAGCCTGGTTGGTCTTGCTAATTCGTTAATGCAGACCGCACCTGCAGAAATAGACTCTCCCACAGAATCGGAATGCGATAGGAAGGAAGTGTCTGACCTCCACCTGTGCCTTCACATTTTGCCACCACTTCGAGGGCCTTATGCCGCTGTTCCCAGGATAAGCCAGGAAGAAGAATTAGAGTATCTAGAACAAAATGTATACACTCTGTCCAGCGTAGATTACGCATAAGGAGTTCATACACAAACACTTTGATCTTGGGAACATCATCAAGCGTCGGCTTTCCCTCCTTGGTCCATTTCGTGAAAAGACGCGCAAAGACATCGGGCCAGTCGGCCAGCACTTCATCCCTTATCTTCTGCCCATACAAATCAAACTGGCTGTCCTTGCCAGGAGTCGGCACCTCCACGAACCAGTCGCGCACACGAAGAGGAACTGGAACTTCTGATGTCATCCAGACGGAGAGATCACCGTCATTCTGCTCTAAAGCGGCCTGGAGCAAGAGGATTGACTCGGTGGAGAGAAGATGCGCATGATAGAGCACAAGAATACGCGATCCGCGACCCTGGGCTCCTGCCAGAACCTGGCTTCCCTGGCCCAGCTTCAAGAAAACTGGCCGCAAGATATTTTTATCCTGCATACTCATGCGACTCACATCAAAGCCGACGTGGACAACGGAGGATTCATAGGAGAACTGGCCCTGTTCTGTGACGCGCTCACTGGAGCTTTCGTCGTTCTCTTCGACGGCTCCATTAGTCGCAGTGGCTGTGCCAACCTGGAGATATTTCGTCTGTAGAGAAAAAGGATAGCCGCGGCTTTTGGCGATCAGTTGTAAATGTTGTAGAAGCTGTGTTCGTTTTCCTGTTCCTGGATTTCCTCTCCAACAAAGGGATAGCGAATCCATCTATTTGAAAGGTGTTTGTATGTCTCTAAGCCTCGCGCATACGATTTAGTCTATTGGGCATACCATAATAGCTAGTTGTAGAGGGACCTTTTATTCTCTTCATTAATAACTCTTTTTCAGCATTCTTAGCCCTTTGCTCCTTAGACTCGTTTGTATATGGATCCCAGTTCTTATTTAAGGCGGCGAAAGGATCACCCTTAACACGAGGCGGTGCCGACACAAACTCTCCAAACTCATTGTTATTAGAATCTAGCTTCGCCGCTGGAGAAGCCAGCGGAGGTATATTACGTTGCCAATTCCATGGCCTCTTCGCAGGAGGTGCCGACACAAACTCTCCAAACTCATTGTTATTATCCGCAGCAGGTGGCGACTTCACAGGATCATATCCAAATACATTGATATTGCGCCCCAAGTTTGCAGCGCGCTGCTGTCTTACCAACCTGTTAGCTTCAAATTCATTAAAGAGTTTTCCAATATTTGGCCTCGGCTTCTCTGGTGCTGAAAAATTAATACTGGCGAGGTTATTGTTATATCTCCCCTTAGGAGCCCCTTGTGTCGCTACCACCGCCGCTTGCTGCGCAGTGGCTGACGCAGCCTCGGCAGCTTCAGCGGCCTGAACAGCAACAGCAGCTGCAGCTGCTGGTTCGGGCTTTACAGGCTGATATATATTAAATGGGTTCCATTCGAAAGTCTTTACATTCTTACGGTTTCTTGTGAGCCGATTCTGAAGAGCCTTAGACTTAGCTGTAACCGCGGGGCCCAGATTTCTTAGAATATTATTCATTGTTCGATACTTGATACCATTGGGAACAGCTGCAAGTGATGTCGCCTTGCCCTCTCTTAATGCTTTTATTTCGTTTTCATTATTATTCCTAGTTATAGCTCTTGCTTTCTTGAGAGCTTTAATTGAGGCTAGCTCACGCCTCATAGATTCAGCACTAGGATTTGTTCTTCTTTCATTAAGCTCTTGTTTTGCACTGGCTTTCATATAATCTATTATTATTTCATTAAGTTCATCGATCTGTTCTTGCGGTGTTAACTCTTTATTATTATATATTTCATCTATTTCATCCTTCATAGCAGGATATTTAGCAATTAGTTCTTTTACTTTTCTATCTGTAAGTTTAATTAGTCCACTGGGATTAAAAGTATTCCAAGTGTTCGGATTAAAATAGGCGCCGTTGACATTTGGCTGCTTGTTCTTTTTAGCTGTCTTCTTTGCAGAGGGTGTTTTAGAAGATACATTGACTGCTAAGTTATTAACATGGCGTTCAGGGTGAACTTTAGTGTTGTTAAGTCCAAACACCCTTCGTGTTAAGTTTTTTACTCTGTTAAAAAATTTAGGCATATCTATCTAAACCCAACATTCTTTATAAAGTAGGATGGAGTGGGTTATACCGCTGCAAAGATTAGAAGTCACAAAAGTTCAACTCGGACCGCTAATCAATGGCCCCAAGCCGCTCGCATCAGTATCTTATATTGACGGTCAAACGCAATTTCCTTCACTTTCTATTTTATTACCGCACCTTGTTGTAAAAAGCTATGATAGCAACACGGGGAAATTGGCTCTGATCCTACAGCCTGCACAGGCTCTGCAAAAGCTACAGGCTCTTCAGAGCACACTGCTAACCTATGTCTATACGCAGCAGTCACTATGGTTCAATCAAGAGCATCGGGAGATGGCTGAATTGGCTCGCCTTTTTCAACCAATGATTGAGGGAGATGTGCTCCATTTATATTGTCCAGTAAGTGTGCAGGACAAGAAAAGTGGAGGTGTTGATTCTATTGTTGTGTATCGGTCGACCCCAGGGTCCCCTATTCAGGCACATCAGGGGGTGCGACCCACCTTTTTACAACCGGGAGATCTGGTTCGCGTTGCTCTTCGTATTCAGGGTCTTTCGTTCCATACACATCCTACCTTTGGATCGTGGTCGGGACGATTTAGACTACAGCACAAGATTATGGCGTTGTTTATTAAGGCTGCTTGATGGTTGGGCTGCATTTAGCTCAACTGTTGTATTGAGGCGACCGACACCGCCATGATACTCAGGAAAAGAGCGCCGTGTAACATAAAGAGGACATAGCGCTGGAACATCTGAGGATTTGCCTCAAGATAATAGGAGGCCATAACACCGAAAGCACCAATCAGAAAGAAGTTCGCGATCCCCATTGACCGGATCTGTTCCATTGTCATCTTCTGAGAGTCCTGCTTAGCACTATTTACAGTGATAAAAACCATAGTTGTCGCCACTGTAGCTAACATTCCAAAGAGGAGAAGGTATCCAACCATATCTGTCCACTGCATATCTACCGTCTATACTTATTTTTAAGGAAGCTCAAAGAGCTTCCTTAAAAATAAGGTATGACGGATTATTAGTCGTTTGACATTTAATTTAACGAAGCTAAAGCTTCGTTAAAATAAACTCACGACGTTATCAGGTGCTACGAAATCTAACAGCCTTTTGAAAGGCGGCAGTTGAAATGATCTGCACATGTGGTAAAAAGAAGAGAAGATAGAATGCAAATGCCATAACAATAATTAATAAAGGTATGAAGATGCGAGTCCAATATAGATTTGCTGAACGCTGACTTGATGCCATCTATTTATAAGGTATAAGAAGAATGGTGAGACTGCAAACAAGAAAGAAAAGAAATGCTCTTAATCCAGGCCCCTATCAATGCCATCCATCTATAAAGAATGATCGCCCTGCCGAGGGCTGCTTGCCCAAGCCTGTTTTAAGAAAGATTGCTGAAGCGGCTGGCGTGATGCCAACAGCACCAAAGCTCCGTGCGACTCTAGAGCAGAAGCTCAATGTGGAGCCGAAGAAGGAGTGGAGTTTTTTGCATGCTAGCCCCTTATCTAATGAAGAAAAGGCAGCCTTAGCAAAGCAGTATCTACGGCCCAAACAGCCTGATACATGGGCCTCTGATCCAGATATGTGGCTCGACTCTAATAACATTGAAGAGGTTATGAAGCAGTATGAGGATGCGTATCCCGATTTTGAGTTCATGGGGCCCTATCCTATCGACTTTGGCGCGCCAGATCCGTATGCAAAGGGGCAGAAGAAGTGTCTGATTAATGAGATGTGCGAACTTAAAGTTACAGACGCGATTAAGAACGGCACTAAACACATTGGTGTTATCTATAATCTTGATCCGCACTTCAAGGGTGGAAGCCACTGGGTTGCTCTTTTTATTAATCTTGAGAAACACATGACCAATTATTTTGATTCATATGGAATGTATCCCCCGAAGCAGGTAGCGAAATTTATGAAGTGGCTCACAGTTCAGGATCCTAAGATGAAACTCGGCTATAATGGGCGCAGATTCCAGCATAAGAACTCAGAGTGTGGAATGTATTCTCTGTATTTCATTATCCGCATGATTCACGGTGACAATTTCCGCGCCTTTTCTCGTCAAGCCCCTCCCGATGAGGAAATGCTGAAATTACGGCACTGGATCTTTTCAACTTGAGTTTAACGTCGGGTCTAAAAAGACATAACGTGAATGTAGAGTATGGCAGATCCTAATAGCGACTTCTTTTCAGGCCGCAATGAGGCCATGTTAGACAGACTCCTTTATTCTGATTTCCAACGTCGTCTCGGTAGCGACCTCAATGAAAAACAGAAGGAACGCCTCGTAAAGACGGTTCGCCATTATATGGGCGAGGTCTATGAAAACCTGGGTGCGAAGCCTGTTCCTGTGCTGAATAAGGAGGTTCTCTCCGCAGTTGTCCCTGATTTCCAGGCCTATCTTCGCAGAAGCCAGGGCCTGCCTCCTGCATCAGGAACAGAGGACCGTGTTCGCATGGACACGACGAATCGGTTCAATCAGCTACAAACGGAGAGGCAGGATGTGAGGGCGACACCTCCTGCTGCACCCGACTTCCGAATTGCTCTAGAGGATGGACCCTCCACCGCGATGTCTCTCTTTGAGCAGATTAAGAAGCAGCGGGAGGCGGAGGCGGCCAGAGAGGCGGCGTCTGCCTCTGGGCAAGCGGTGACCACCCTCGCTGTCTCCAACATCCCCAATCCTGGAATCGCCTGGAGTGAATCCACCGACATGTTCAGACAGACTGCAACGGAGGCCAGGGCGAGAGACGAAAATGCGCTTGTTGAGCGCTCTGTTCAACGGCAGCAGGGGCAAATGCAGCAAATGCAGCCGCCCCCTGATCCTCGTGCCTTCTTTTTCGGTAACCAAGGTTCCGGCCTGGCCGAGACGAATCCTACAGTGGCTCTACCTGAGGCTGTTCGCACTCGCCCCTCTCTGCCCCAGGACATTATCAAGAAGCAGGACGATATCGTGTCCTATAGAGAAAATGAGTATAATCTCTTTCTCTATAGCTCCGATCGTGACTGGGTGAGCAACTCGACCGAGAATCGCTACAATTTCAGCGTAAACTTTGACCCTGGCAACAATGGCACAGGCACATATTATTCGACGGCGGCCCAGATTAAGTTTAAGAACATTGTGCGTATTGAGTTCGTAAAGGCCATTCTACCCACGGAGGGCCTCGAGATTCTGGCGACACAGGAGTCTGATCTCAGCTATAATACGAATCTGAATGTGAATATTCTGTCCTTCCCCTACCTCATGCTCCGCATTCCTGAGCTGGACACGAACAATTTCGGCACAAACCCTGCACTCGACTCTTCATTCGGTGTTCTCCAGTATGACGGTAACTGGATCTCTGATAATTCAGCTCTAAATAGGGCTTATGTGGCCATGATTCCGAAGTTCATGAAGTGCCAGAAGGTGTATTATCCCACACCTCTCGCCACTCTCCAGAAGCTCACGATTCAGCTCCAGAGACCTGATGGCAGCCTCGTAAGTGGTAATCTGGATACACTGGATATTAGCGGATTCACATTTTCTTCACAGCTGACGGCGTGGCCTGTAAATCCTGCGACTACTACGAATACTCTCTATAAAGATACGATCGGCTCCTACATCTGGGTTCAGACAAAGTCGTGGTTCAGCAAGTTCATGGTGAGCCAGGGTGATCGTGTGATTTTCAAGAATGTTGAACTTCCTCTCTCACCGACGACGGCACAGGCAGAGTTCCTCAGCTTCATACAAAAAAGCGCGGGGCATATTGTTGTAAATGTGGGATATTATAGTGTTTCAAAGGGCTGGACAACAGGCGCAAATACTCAGGGATATTGTAATTATATGATTATACGGAATCAGTTCGCGGATCCTACGACTGGATCTGAAGATCTGGCCTATTATGGCGGATCTGAGGGAGCAAATGACACATTCCTCTCTTCATTGGAGGGTGCCAGGGTAAATAAGGGCCGTTTCATTAATATGAATCATCAGACACAGGTGGTTCTGCGCGTCATCACGCGTGATATGGACTCGGCGAGCCGCCTGCGGCCTGATAATCTGATTTGACGTCGCGACTAGGGTCCTGCGACTAATGACGTCGCGACTAGGGTCCTGCGACTAATGACGTCGCGACTAATGACGTGGCGACTAAGGCTTGTCAACCCATCCGCAGACAATATCAGTCACCGGATCACGCACCGTGATGAGATTGGTAAAGGTCGGGCGGCCAGTATCCCAGCCAGGCACCTTCTTGAGGTCATCAATTACGGCGCCCGTTCCGAAATACGGGTGCTTGACAACCGGCTCCTCGAACCCGTGAGCCAAGGTGCAGGCCTTGACACCCTCAATGTCAATAATGTGGCCAGAGTCGAGAACCAGATTGTAAACCGTCTGGATCATGCGCTCTGAATAGAAGGCCATATCGGCAGGAAAGATCCACTTGCCCTCCTGCAGAATAGGATGCCACGGCGTGATCTGAAGAGAATTGATCTGAGAAATCGGCTGTGACTTGTTCTTGGTAGAACAGGTCAGAACCGCGAGAATCTGTGCTGCCTTATCACCGAACTTGCACGTCCACACCATCTCACCAGGAGCAAGATCCTTGATTGCACGGCGAGATCCATCCGCCATCAGAACCCTGCAGTGGCCCGCGAAACAGCCTCCAGTGGGATTGTTAAAGGACTGTGTGAGGCTGCGAGGTGACTGAAGAGGAACACCACCAAAGACATGTGACACAGGCTGCGGAGGCTTTCCTGACGGAATTGGGGCAGGAAGAGCATCAAACGCCTTGTCAGCCAGAAGCTGAATCTCGCGGAAGAGATCACCCCCATACACCTGAAGGCCAGGATCCTTGAAGTTCATGCACTGCTGGAGCTCCTGAGCACGCAGATAGGAGCGCAGATAGTGCTCACCCCACTTGGCAAAGAACTTCTGCTCAGGCGCCATCCCAACCTGGCCCTCAGGATCCTCACCCTGAAGATCACGCACAAACTCCTGCGCCTTTGTATTGCCAAGTGCGATAATCGATGTAGCCACATCACGAAGAGTGGCAACAGCATCCTCGTGCTTCATCTTCTTTGCAAGTGTCAGGGCCTTCTTGATTCCACCGATATAGAGGTGGTGAGACTCGGCAAATCCATCTAGCTGATCAATCTCTGTTGCGGCCACATCATCCATGGAAAGAATGAAGTCGCGGCTCTGACCATACTGGATCGGGCCTGTCTGAATTGGAATCATTGTAGGGCTGCACTGAATCGTCTCATTTAGTGCGGCAGTCGAGAGCATAGTGGCGAGAAAGTTGATAAAGATTGTCGCCACCATCGAGCAGTCAGGAATGAAGCCGAAGAGGCCGCCCCCCCACTCGGCAATCTCAGAGAGAAGAACGCTATCCAGATTGTAGCCGAATCCGAACGTGTGAAGAGTCCAGCGGTTCTTGAGCTCCAGCTGGTGCAGCGTCGGCACAATGCCACGGGGCGGATTCACATTTGGAAAGCCATCCGTCAGAAGAAGTGCCGCAATGTGGCGACCCGTAAGCTCAGGTGCATTTGCAAGAGCTGCAGCCTGGCGGATACCATCGTAGATATTCGTCTGCGAATCAGGGTGAATTGTGGTAAGACACATATGGATGCGAGCACGACCCTCCTCTGTCATCTGGGTCGGCTTGCAGATGACCTTTGCCATCGTGCTATAGGTCACAATACCGAGCATGTCCTCAGGTCCAAGAACAGCTGCCATTGTCTTGATTGTGTGCTTTACCAGATCCATGCGCGTGTAGCCAAATGACTCGGCGGCGGCAGCATCTGCCACCTCTCCCATTGAACCCGAGTTGTCCACGATGGCGATCAGGACAATGGGCTGGCGCTTACCAGTGGCAGGAGCAGATACAGAGACGTGGATAGACGAGCCTTTCTTCGTGACCGTGGTAGTCAGAGGGGCGGGGCTGAAGAGGGGTGCTGCCACCGATGTAAGAGCCTGAGGATTCGCGGCCAAGAAATCCTCAATCGTATTCCGAAGAGCAATATTGGGAATCAGGGCAGTGCTGGAGAGAGGCGCATTCGTCTTGGGACTGCGATCATTTGTCTGGAACCACTGCGTGATTGCATCGCGCTCATAGGTGTGACCATCCTGCGCAATCACGGGGTCCTTCATGATGGAGAGAGTGATCGGGCAGAGCCAGTCATTGGCGATGGAGGTCGTCATTTTAATATACACGGCGTCGTCGACGAGTCCGCTCAATTTTTTGCCTATATTTATGTTTGCGTGTTTTTTTACCTCCTCTTAACTGACTAGTAGTTAGCCTTGTTGTAGGGTTTGATAGGCGATTTCTAGTAGGAGAGCTAAGATAATGCTCTAATCCAGATTTTAATAATTCATATTGTCTTCTAGAATAATTTTCATGTGTTCGACTAAATGCACCCGCCTGCCCAGCAAGATTTCCTGCAACTTCATACCGTAAATCATTGAGAATACGCCTTTCAAAATTTTTCGCCTCATCTGCTGCATACACTAAGGCAGATTTTACAGGGCGAGGGGTTGGGTCAAATGTCTTTCTATACTCCTTATATGTTATACCATAATCATTCATCCTATTAAGCATAAAGAAATAGTGTAAAGAAGAAAAGATGGAGTGGCCGAGCCAAGTTGAAAAGGTGTATGTGATCTGCCACCCTGTAAAAGAAAAAGAGAGATATGATCGTCTCTTGCCTCATATGCTGAAAAGAGGAATACCCAGAGAGCGTATTGAGTTTGTGGCGCCTCACTGGGGAACCGATCTGACCGCTTCGCTGATTTTTCAGGTGTGGGATCCCTTCTTGCCACGAGACTGCCCCACCTTAACATTCAAGGGGCGGAGCCTCACGAAGCCCGAGATTTCTCTAAATCTGAATTTCTACTATGCCATGACGGCGGCGGTTGACTCTGGTGCCAGCGTGGTCATGACGCTGGAATCAGATATCTTTCTGCGGGATGATTTTGTTCCTAGACTATGGGATTTACTGAAGGATCTGGAGACTCGTTACACTAGCGCAAGCGGTAACGGGGACTGGGATTATGTCAGTCTTGGAGAGGGTGTTGGGACACGGCCACCTGGCGCCCCAGAGTCCATGTATGCGCCGACGAAGGCCTACACGCCTCCGCACCAACTTGTCTTTCGCTGCACGGATTCTATGCTCTTTCACACAAAGTTCTTGAAAAAAGTGGTGAAGACATATCTGCCGTTTCGGGAGATCATTGACTGGGAGATGAATTATCAGAACATGATCCACGGTGGAAAGGCGCTGTGGGCTGATCCTCCTCTGGCTGAACAGGGGACGTGCTATGGGCGCATCTTGACAAGCTTGCCTGCTTGATTGTTATCTAAATGCTAAGGCTCAGACGAAAAGGGTGCAATACGTCTTTTACGCGTTAGGACAGGGAACTTGATCGTAGGAAATGACCATACTCTCTTGGGAATGCAAGGAGGGCGCACTTGATCTCTGATAATTCCCTTATAATTATCATCAGGATAGAAGGTGAGAACATATTCACCCTCTTTATGCAGATTAAAAGCTGGTAATTTAATAATAATCTCTCGGTCCTCTTCCTTATGATCAGGATCAAACTCCCGAAGATGAAAGGTAATATTCTTCTCTTTACAGTAAATTCGCACAGGATCGAAGATTTCCTCAGAGATCGGCTTATTCCATTGATAAATCCCATAAATAGTGAGTTTATGGGCTCTACGTAACATGTCCTCCTTCTCCCCTAATGTTTCAAGATATCCTTCGATATAAGGATTTGTCGTTGCAGATGCCATTTGATATATGGTGGCGCGAGCTATTAAGGCTTTAAATTTAATGCCTCTAAGTAGATAGATGGAGAGAAAAATAACACTTCTCTCTTCCTTTATATTTTTAACAAATTCATTCATTGCTGCCCATTTTAATTATATGCTGTATTCTGTTCTTTTTTTCATTCTATTTCTTACTTCTATTCTTTTTCGATTAAATAAGAATATATTTACATACACATTGGATAAACTATTTGTCTATGCTATTATTTTGTATGGAGGCTACATGTTCTACATGAAATACCCTTCCATACATACGCTTATTTCTTTCTTAATTATCTCCACATTTTTCTCAGTTGTTTTTATCTATGAATATGGCTATCTAACTAAACAATATTGTTTTGATAATGACTCAGTGCTGTCCGAGACATATCATGCTCTTCTACATATTATTTCTTCTATTGGTCACAGCCTCATTATGATATCGTAATAGGCGCAGCAGGCTTATCATCCTCGACCCCCGTCGTTCCAAGAGGCTTCTGTAGAACCATGTCTTCCTTTGCATAGAGCGTAAAGCCAGTGATTGTGCTCTTGTCATCACGGTTCGCAGCAGCCCAGAACTCTCTGCTCTTATACTTAATGGGAATGACAACGCGCTTCACCTCCTTATACATATACTCAGACTTCGCAATATCTGCCTTCAGTTCAGGCTGATACAAGAAATCACCTACCATATTTTCTAGGTTAAGACACTGGAAACTTCCATCCTTATTCTCGGCAATGTTCAGTTCGCAATCCACCGCCGCAGACTTCATCACGTTTTCCAGATCCTCAATCACCTTCTTCTTTCTCTCTGAAATAACATACAGGCGCTCGTCACTGGTGAGAACATAGGAGGGAGCGGTTGCGGCAATAGGGAGGCCAAAAGATAGTGCCTCTTTTCTCTCCACCTTGTCGCGCAACCTGATTGTCTCATCCACCTTTGTATCAGGATTCTTACCACCCTGTGCCTCCTCGCCGAATACACTGATATATGTGTAAATACTCACATTGCGCTGATCCTCAGGGAGTTCCAAGTGGGATCCAATGCGGATGGCACGGCCCTTGACCTGTCTGAGACGCACATCATTCCAGTAGGGCTCCATGATGTGAACGGCGCGCACACTCTTCAGAGAGAGACCCTCGGCGCCAGCAGATGTGATACAGAAAACGCGACAGAGTTGACCCGTGTGATTATTCGTGTAGCCTGATTCCTGAAGAACCTTCTTGAGGTTGCCAGGAAGTTCATCGAATTTGGCATTGAAGACATCTAGGGCGAGGCGGCGAACATCCTCCTTTTCCTCTCCTGAAAATGTGATGTAGCGGGGCTGACCTTTAGAGGCGCCCTCATAAGGCCCCTTTCTGAGCGAGGCCTCAGATTCGCCTGTAAATGCAGGGCCCGTCGGCGTGCTCACAATCTCAATAGGGGCAAAGCCATTGAGATCCATCACTAATCTAAAAATGCCAATGCCCTCCATATCAAGGAACTGGCTATAGACAAGACTTGATCCAGGCGCAGCAAGAATCCGCTCTAAGATGGCTGCAAACTTCGGACTGTATTTTTTGAGCGACTCCTCTTCATCTGAGAGAAGTAAGGCACCTGTTTGTAACTTTCTTAGACAGTCCTTGGCCCTTTGTAAGGCGTCCTTGTAGGTTTCACCCTCGCGGATACCGCCCTTGCAGTAGAGAGGGGCTTCAGCAGCGGCGGCAGCCTTCTGCTCCTTCTCCTCTTTGAGCTCCTTGAAAGACTTGCCCTTCGGCTTTATCGCAAGTGTATCAAGTTGTGCTTCCGCTTCAGCCTTTGCTTTCGCTTCTGCTTCTCTCTGCTTCTTCTCTGCAAGAAGAGCCTTGAGTGACTTGCCCTTTGCCACAGCTGCGGCAGCAGGAGCAGGTGCGGCAGGAGCAGGTGCGGCAGGAGCAGGTGCGGCAGGAGCAGGTGCGGCAGGAGCAGGTGCGGCAGGAGCAGGTGCATCCTCATCATCATCGTCAAAATATTTTTTATCTTTTTTATCTTTAGCCGCCTGTTTTCGCGCTCCCTTGTCTATAGCCGCAATTTCAGAAACAACAGGACCTAATGGAAATCCAACTAACCTAGCAGCATCCTCTTCTGTTTTTCCCTCAGCAACTAACCGACCAAACTCTTCTTGAGTATCCATCGTTGCCTTGACAACGTCTGCCTCACTCGCACCAGCCTCTTCAGCCGCTTTTCCAGCATTGTAACCAACCGATAAAAGAGGCGCCATTTCTCCTTTATCACGCATCTGCTGCATCTTTTTCTTAAAGCCAGAAATCTCTCGCCCCTCAGCCTTCAGAAGTTTCTTCTCCACCCTATCACCAGGTGCACCACCCGCCTGTTCTTCCTCTTCCTCTTCTCTATCCTTCGCATCCTCTTCCGCAACAGTGGCTACATCATCATCATCCTCGTCAAGTTCAGGAAACACATCGGCGTCAGCAGCCTCATCTTCAATCACCGCATCCACGATATCTGTATCAACCCCATTCTCAGACTCGAGCTCTTTCTTATCACGCGCCTTCGGCCTCGTCACTGCATCAGGAAATGCGAAGTTACAGAGTTGACGACTTCCCATCTTGTAATTGGAGGACTTCGCCATCGCGCCAATTTCATACACCTCGCCCCACACATCACCGAGTCCACCCTTGCCTTGCTTATCCTTCTTCATTTCCATCTGAATCTCCTCCAGACGCGCCACGCTATACATAGCCTGTGCATACGGTGAAAAAGGAACACGGATCACTTCATCTGAGGCAACAGATGGCATCAGATCCTGACGACTTCCCTTGTAATAGGAGATGAGGCCTGTTAGTCGCTTGCTCAGAACCAGCTTGTTCTTAACTGTGAGTCCATCGGCTGTCAAGAAATCGGAGCGGAACTCATCGCCAAACGGATGAAGAAGAGGGACAGCCTCCAACTTTACTTCACCTCTGAACTTGAAACCGCCCGCCTTGATGGCCTCAAGAACTGACTGCTGTATCTCTGCATAGGATGGACCACCTTCTGTTCTCTCTACACCCTCTTGTCCCTCCACAGTCTGAATACCCTCGGGTAATAGCGTAACAGTTACTTCTGTGCCCGCCAGCTGCTGCTTTGACTTTTCCACATTGATAAAGTCAACATTAGGATGGGCCTTGAGAATGCGGAGAAGATCGGCCTCCGTCTTGTCACCCGCCTGCTCAATCGTGCCCTTCAGAAGAGGAATATAGCCATGGAGAACATTCGCGAGAATTCCGAGCTCTTCGGGGAAATTGATAAGAGGAGTGCCTGATAGACCAATGATCTTGGAATTTCTTGCCGCGAGGAACATGCGGTAGAAGAGGTAACCGCGCTTGTAGTTCTTCTCTGCTTTACAAAGGCTTGGTGACCACTGTCCCATTTCAACTGGCTCCTTATCCATTTTTTTCTTGTGTGCCTTACCCTGATTAGGAGGATCCTTCAGATACGGATCAATGGTTCCCTGCATCAGACGGATCAAGTTGTGGATCTCATCGACTACGATCACCGCATCATCAAAAAAGGTGGGGTCCTCGCATGCGAGTTTTTTGAGTCCAGTAGCCGTGATACCATTATAGGATATAAAGCGGATACGGCCAGTAGGATTCTTCTCTTTATCCCAGACGAGTTGGGAAAGTATCTGTTTTCTAATTTCTGTCTGCTCTTCCGATTTGAGAGATCCATAATTAGGCTCAGCCTGGCTAAAATCTGGAACCCAGATCTTTTTGGCTGTGCGGATGTAATTCTCTGAAAGGCCGAGAATCTCAGTTCCAAAGAGACGATGCTCAGGATTCTCCTTTTCAAGAGAAGTCCAGAAATTCTGAAGACGGAAATGTCTGAATCCGCAGAAGGACACCTCCTTGAGGAAATTCTTGAGTAGAGATTTGGGTGTCATCACAATAATCTTCTTACCCGCAGTCGCATAGAGAGCCTCTGCGCAGGCAATGGCAGTGCAGGTCTTTCCTGATCCGAGGCCGTGATAGACGAGGACGCCGCGGTAAGGGCTGGCCTGGCGCATATACTCGCGAATGAATCGCTGGTAAGGGTATTTTTCGCCGGGCTGAATGGTTGCAGCCTGTTCTGTCAACATGAAATCGGAGTAGGTCATTTTAATGAATTTGGCAAAGTTGCGGTGTGTCTGCGATATATAGCCAGTGGGAGGAGGGTGAAGATAGGGGTCTTCAAGTTCTTCTTGAACAAAGCCCTCACCTAGAAGAGTGAGTTCATCATCGGCTCCTGCATTGGACTCTGCATTGGACTCTGCATTTGATTCGGCATTGGACTCGAGGTTTGATTCAGTAATTGACTCGTTATTGGAGTTGGCCTCTTCATTAACCTCTGGCTTTTCTTCCACCTCTGCTTCCGCCTCTGCTTCCGCCTCTGCTTCCGCAGAAACAGAAACAGGAGCAGAAACAAGAGCAGGAGCAGAAATAGAAGCAGGAGCAGATTTAACAGAAGCAACAGCCGCCGCCAACTTCTCTGAAGCGGTTGCTGAAGGCAGCTGCAACTTCTTTCCCTTTGGCGGCGGCGGGGCCACAACCTTCTTAGCAAACATCGGTGTAAAACTGAGTGCCGCCTTGGATTCAGTTGTTACAGGGCTAGGCTTGGTTGTAACAGTATTCTCTTGTGGAGTTCCTAAACCAAAAAGTTCAGCTGGTGTCTCTGTTTTTTTTTTAGTCTTTAACGTAAAGCCTGGCATCCTAATACTAGACACTACTTTTTCAGCTTCTCCAACGCGATACGGCTAGCAGCCTGCTCCGCTTCTGGCTTATTCCTCGCCGTAGCCTCTGCAATGACTACACCATGAATATCAAGAACACCCATTGTAAAAATACGGTCATGAGGAGGACCCTCAACACGAACCTCCTTATATTTCGGTGGCTGATGATATTCTGACTGAAACCAACGGAGAAGCTGGTCCTTAAAATTCCTGTTGTTCGTGATTAACTCGACGAAATCCACGTGTTTTTCAATCACACTGATCACAAATGTCTGAACAGCCTCAAATCCACCCCCCTTTCCCCCCTCTGTATAATATAAAGCACCCAGCCACGCCTCAAACATACTCCCGAGGAGACGAAGGTTCTGACGCCCATGACACACCTCTTCCACGTGACGGCTAATAACAAGAAAAGGCGCGAGGCCAACTTTAATTGCGAGTTCTCCAAGCTTTTGATTGTTTACAATGTTTGTCCTCAGAGTAGTCATAAACCCCTCTCCCTTACCCGAATAACGCTCTCTCAGATAACATGCAATAATCCCACCGAGCAGTCCATCTCCAGCATACTCCAATTCCTCATTGTCTGCCTCTTTGAGAGGAAGACAGTTAGGTGGTTTTTCAGCCAAGAGCATTGGTTCTTCCTGCTCCGCCCATTGGTCTGATTTATCCACGTAACTTGTGTGTATACATGCCTGCTGGAAATATGATGCATCCTTCAGCTTGCCACTATACCCATATTTCTTTAGAATCGTAAGACAGTCATGAAATGAAAGATTACGATTCTTTGAGTTCCAAGGATTGAAAAGTTTGGGCTCCGTCATCTCTATACGTAAAGGTGAGAGATTTTTAAACCGTTGTGACGCCGTGACTTTATTTTAAGGTAAATAGTCGCGACATTAACTTAAAAATAATGTCGCGACTAAGTAATAGAAGGATGGATAGTGTAAGAAATGGCATCAAACAAAATTCTAAAATAAAGATTGCCGGCGAATCCGTTTATCTTGGAAAACAAGTGGACGGTATGTTCCGTGTCTATCTAGATGAGTATATTCCTGGAGCTGGTGCAAAGGAAGTAGCTCTTTTCAAGGAGACCTTCTCAACAAAGCCCCCCAGCATTAAAACATGTGGTGATTCGGATCTTGTGATCGATGGTCTCAAACACAGACGCGATACCCTGAATAGGGAATTGGGTGCTGACATGCATAACAGTGCTTCATCAAGACAGAAATTTGTTCATGCGCAGGAACTGGATGTTCTTATTAAAGAGTTTGAGGCTGTGCATTGCCCTCCTGGAAAGGCTGTAGCTGCTCTTCCTGTGAAAACGCCTGTTGCAATTGGCCAGACACTTAGTGAAGAGGAGATCAGAGAACTCTCGCGTAATTTCGCTATTCTCATCCTTCATGCGCAGAAACCGGTGCCAGGGTTTGAAGCGTATACCCAGCCTGCGAAGAATGTGATTGGTCGGCTGAGGGATATGGAAAAGGAGAAGGAGTTTATGGACGCTTATAAGGCTGGCGGCGGGGCCATTCATCCTATTCTTGAGTTTATTATGGGCCTTGGGAAGGAGGGTGCGGAAGAATACAAGAAAATATTAACGAACAAAGCAGAAGAGGATCTATTACAGGTTTTAATAGCAGTTATTCGTTCAGAAGGACGTGAATTTCTTACACAAGATGAAATTAATCTTTTTACAGAGAATCTTGATGATACAGAACCTGCTCATCACAGAATTGAAGATATTATAATTCGTATTCTTTCCACCTTTAAGGTAGCACAGACTGAGCTTCTGGCACAAGACAAGGCGGCTGCAGATCTCCAAGGACAGATTGTGAGGATGAGAGAGGAAGCGGAGCAGCTTAGGAAGCAGTTAGCTCTGGGGGAGGGGGCCGCGCTTGAAAGAGATGATCTTCGTGGCAAGGTTGCTGGTCTGGAAAAGGGGTTGCGAGATGCTGGCGATGCGGTTGCGGCTGAAAAAAGAGAGAAGGAGGCAGTTGTTCACCAGGCTACTGCCGACAATAAGCTAAAAGTAGATAGGATTGCAGCACTTGAGCAGGATATTGCTAGAGTGAGTGGTGAACTCAAGAGGGCTGAGGAGGCTAAAAAGGCGGCTGAGGCACTCACACAGTCTAGCAGGGATGCGCTTGGCCTCGCAAATCAGAGAGTGGCGTCGCTCGAACCTGCCGCGAAGCGCGTTGTTGAACTCGAGGCGCAGATCGCAACTGCTAAGCAGGCGGTCGCCGCTGCAGAGGGGAAGCAGGCGGCTGCAGCGGCGGAGCTTGAGGCCCTTCGTGCTGGAAAGGGTGCTGCTGAGCTTTCGCAGGCGGGAGACGCAGGAAAGCTGGCTGCAGCCGCCGCTGCTCTTGCCGCGGCAACTGCTGAGGTTGCGAAGGAGAGGGCTGCTGCCGCAGAAGCACAGAAAGAAATTACAAGGCTAAGTGGTATCTCAGTTGCTTATACTGAACTTTTAACACAGAAACAGGCGGTAGAAGGGCGCGCTAAAGCCACAGAGGCTGAGCTTGAGGCACAGAAAGCGCTTGTTGAAAAGATTCGTGGAGAGCTGGGCCTTGAAAAGGCGAAGGTTACCGAGGCTGATAAGAGGCTCGTGGAAGGAAGAGCAGAGGCTGCGGAGGCTATTCGAAAGGCACATGTGGAAAGGGATGCACTCACACAAGGGGCAGAGAAGAAGTTAGCGGAATTAAAGAGAAGTTTAGAGGGACAACATCAAGCAGCTGTTCAAGTCTATGAAGAACAGATTAGACAAGCTGGTAGAGACTATACTGAGAAGTTAAAGGCTTATAAGGGAAAGGAAAATGAGGCTCTGATGGCAGCGACGCAGCGGGTCGCTGCCCTAACCTCTGAACTAACAGCATTAAAGGCACAAGATGGCGCAAAGGACGCTGCGCATGCAAGCGCATTAGCAAAAAAGGAAGAGGCGCTAAATGCTGCTCTTGCTCAACAAGAGGGAATTCGTGCCAAATGTGAGCAGGAGAAGGCTGCAAAGGATGCAGAGGGTAGAAAGGCCGCCGCTGCACTCTCTAAATCTAATCTGGATAGGTTGCAGATAGACCTCGACGTGAAGACAAAAGAGGTGGTAAAAGTTCAAGCGGAGGCAGCTGAGAAGGTTGCTGCAGCCGAGGCTAGGTTCGCAGCGGTAACTGCTGCGAAAGAAAGGGAGTGCACTGAGAAAGTTCAAAAGATCAAGGCTGAAGAGGAGGCTAAACTTAATCAGGCGCTTGCAGCTGCGGGAGCCGCTGCAGCTGCAGATCGTAGCAAAGCAGTAGTAGCTGCAAGGACAGAGGAGCAGGGGAAGACGGCGGCTGCGGTCGCGGCCGCTACGCTCGCTGCGGAAGGGGCTTCTGCTGCCGCAATTGCCACCGCGACAAAGGCGAAGGAGGCCGCGATTGCCGCTGCTGAAAAGGCGCGCGATGATGCGATCAGGCTACTCAAGCAGCAGCACGAGGCCGATCTGAAGGCGATCAACGACGGAAAAGCTGCTGAGATCGAAGCTGCTCTTAAACAAGAAAGAGTAGAACAGTCAAGCAAGATTGAGCAGTTCGCGGCCAAGGTTCTTGCTGGGAGTATCAGCCCTGAGGATATTGCAGGTTACGCGGATAACAAGCCTCTTCACAACATTATGCAAAAGGTGGATGCGCTCACGAAGAAGCCGTCTGTGAATACAGATCTCTGTATCCTGGTCTACTTTGTCAGCTATTTCATGGATACAATGGTAAATCCTAGGGTCACTGATGATTCTCGTGATATGACGAATGAACTTTTTGCTAACATAGAGAGTTTGTTGACCAGGGTTGAAGGAAGAGGAGTATCGATGTCTGATCTTCTGAAGGGAATTCAGACACCTCTTTCTTTAGCCAATAAACTGAAGAGAGATACTACGCGTCCTATGGCCTATTATATGGAAGGAGATCAGAGCGCATTTAATGCGCTTTATGAAGAGCATAATAAGGATCCATTAAATGAAATACGTGCCAATTTAGTGGTATCGGATGGAAAGGTGGATAGGCGAAATAATTTTCTCCTACCTATTGATCAATATGCTGTTTTAGTGAAGAATGTTACGGTGTCTACAGACACATTGAAGCTGCAAATGAAAGTATATGATGGTGTCTCTCTTCCTATGTTATCAACGCAAGCGCAGCAAACTACAAAGATAGGAGATGAACTGAAGAAGGAACACTTATTCACCTATGATTCCTTGTTTTTAATCTATCTTTTTGCGGCCAAGAGATTTATTCTAAAACAGGATCATAGTGCATGCTCTCTTCCTGAGGGTTTTGACAAGGTTATGGTTGCGGCTTCTGCGGCTGCTCCTGCACCCTCGGTTTCTCTTGATAGCTCTCATCTAGAAGAGATGAAAAGATTAATGGAAGCAAGGGCAGCGCGAGGCACATGTGATAAGCTAAGGCCTGTAACTAGGAGCTCTAATGCAAAAAAAGGGATTGTGCTGAGCCCTAGCCTGGCAACCTATCTATCTGAAACACCGTTTTGTCTTCGCGATAGAGGAGAACCTCTCACACATGCCTCTACCTATATGTATAAAAGCCTTATTGATCAAATTAATGATGCGTGGAGGGTAAAACCAGTAGGAACAAAGGCTCCCCCAGGGTTTATAGAAACTCCAGCGCATACTCTTGCAATTGCCGGCCGCATTGATGAAGAGGGTTTAATTAATATGACTGGATCAACCTTTGTGACTGAGGCGAAGCAACCACTTTTTACACCAGGAACTGGGAAGGGGTCAACACAAGGTCAACAGCTCACTATGACAAATATGGCAGGAGGTAGCAAGACTAATACGCGCAAAAAGGGGCGCACTAAGAAAAACACTACAAAGAAGAGATGAATCTGGCCCTCAAAGCAAAATACGCATTCTATTCGGCCCTTGTGTTTTTCCTCGTGGCCAACCCAGAAACCTTCAAGATGACTGAAAGAGTTCTCGGATGGATCTTCACGATCGCGGATACAGGTGGGTGTCCGACAGCGGCTGGCTTTTTCTTTCATACCCTGATCTTTTTCTTGATTCTCTGGGGTATTATGCTATTTCCAAGAGATCCCGTTCAACCTTCTTTGTGAACTTGACATCATAGATTTGTTTATAGACATAAGCCTCCGCCAGGTTTCCTGGATTTTCTAGTCCCTTTTCTTGAAAGGCTAGAAAAGCGGCTGCATAGAGCTGACAGTGGTCCTTGCTCCAGACAGGATCGGTAGGACTCGGTAGGGCCACCTTGTGCCAGACGCCTCGTTGGAAGGCACGGATCATTCTGGATAAGTATAGGCGTAGCGACTTAAGCTTTATCTCCAATGGATAATAAGAATGTTGAAGCTTTTCTCCCTCGCCGCCTCCACCTATATTGTAAACGCAGCGAACACGGTTCGCGACTGCTCCGCCGGCAAATCTGTTTTCAAGTGGGTCTCTGCCTCCGTGACTCCTGACCCTGTTATTCCTGGGAAAGACAGCACCATTTCTCTGGCATGTGAGATACCTACTGGAGTGACAGTCACAGGAGGAACGGCCGAATATGGATTCACTTTCAATGGAATACCTTTTTCACCTACCATTGATGATCTATGCGCCGATGTCGCATGCCCTCTGACTCCTGGCCCTTATAGCAACTCTACGATGAGCCAGTTTCCGTCCGTGTCTGGAAAGATTGTAAGCACGATCAAGTGGAAAGATGAGGCTGGAACACTCCTTTATTGTCTGGAAACCACCATCAAAACGTAAAGTTTTGATGGGTTATTAGTCAGCCTAAGGGTTGGCCTTGGCCGGCACTTACGACGTTACGGTTAAAGTATAGATTTTAAAGGGACCGCCCTTTTAGAATGTGGTCAACGTATCTTCTTAATGGCGGAATCGCGCTGGCTGTCCTCGCCGTCATCGGCGTTGTCGCGCTCATCGTGTTCGGCAAGTATCCCAGTCTGTTAAAGCAGGGTTTCCAGAACACGCCGCCCGATACGCCGACGTTCACGATGTTCTACGCCGACTGGTGTGGACACTGTAAGAAGGCGAAGCCAGCCTTTGAAGAGCTTGCGGCTGACGGGCAGAAGACGGTGGGTGACAAGACGGTGGTTGTTAAGATGATCAATGCGGACTCGGGTGACTCGAAGCTTGAGTCACTCGGCGTGAAGGGCTACCCGACCTTCATGCTGGAGATGCCGACAGGCGAGGTTGTTGAATACAAGGGAAAGCGGGATGTTCCCGGTTATCTGGAGTTCTTAAATCAGCAGCTCGGCGTCAAGGCTGAATAAGTTAACTGACTGAATACCGTCTCTTCGGTCCCTGTGATGAGCCCTTTATAAAGGCAGCAGCCGCATCATAGCCCTTCTTAATCATCTCATCCTTTACTTCAGAGCTGGCCTCAAAATCCCACATCGGATAGTGACCGCACGGTATAATAATGATCTTCTCTTCATTCTGTTTCCAGATATTCAGAGTTCGTGGAAGATGGAAACAGGCGTGGATTCTCTCAAAAAACTGGATCATACTATCTATAGACTCTGTTTGCACGTGATCTTCACTAAAGGTTATACCTAGAGCGAAGACCTTTTCATCCTCTGTCAGAAAGGCGAGAGGGAAATTATTCAGGGCGCCACCGTCCACCAACAAATGCCCCGTCTCTGGATCCGTGATCGGCTGGAAATAGCAGGGAATACAGGAGCTGGCAAGAAGAGCGGTCACGACGGAGACAGACGGCGTCTTGGCCTCGCTAAATTCCCGGACTTTTATGGTCATGAGATCGGACGCGAAAAGGCGGAGTCTGTATGGGCTTGTAGTCGCAAGTTCGGCGAACGTGATTGAAGGAGAGAGGCCCTTCTGTCTGAGGAGGCTTTCATAGAGCCGCTTGATTCGTTCACCTGAGTCCAGGCCATACGTCTCAAAAAAAGAGAAGATATTCTCAGGTTCGAGGCTGCGCATCTCACCGAAATCAAACTGGATACAGAGAGAACGGATTTGTTCCAGCGTGTAGCCAATACAGAGGCAAAAGGCGATCAGCCCTCCTGCGGAGACACCGCAGAACTCTTTGACGGATTTGAGCATCCCTGCCTGTTTGAGAGCGAGGAGAGCGCCTGTATGAGCCACGCCGCGAATACCTCCTCCACTCAGAACAATGCGGAGAGGGGGGATTTTTTTAACGTGTGGATGTGCCATTTACTTACACCTGCGTCATTAAGACATAGGCCGAATACGCAGTGGAAAGATGCATTAAGGAATGGTAGAACATTTGAGTATTCCAATCTGGATGAAAGGACATGATCTTGTATCGTTGTCCTACGAAATAGGAAGTCAGGCTGTAGGCGACGGATAAGGCCGTAAATAGAACGTGTATATGTATCCGCATTTACTGACATGTAGAGAGAGCGGCCAAGAAAATTCAGAATTGCAATACAATCGAGGGCGAAAAGGAGTTCGCTCCGCGTGCTGTGAAAACCGGTTGTTGTGAAAGTTAAAAAAGTGAACGTTGCAAAATCATAGGACCTATTCTTTTGCAACGCGATCCAGGCTGGCACTAGATATGTGAGCCCAGAGAGAACAAGGATAGGTTCTGGGGTTTTATGGGGGTCGTGTAGGTCATACATTCTAACGTGATAACTAATAAATAAGGAAGCTTTTAAGCTTCCTTATTTATTAGTTCTATCACTAAATTAGTCGTTGGACATTTATTTTAACGAAGCTTTAGCTTCGTTAAAATAAAGTCACGACGTTATAAAATTACAGATCTAAACATTTAGACCTGTTCTCACCTGCATCAAGAGGATACCCATCCGATTTCTTCCACATCCTTTACCCGTTCCCCAATACGAATCCCATGGAGAGGCCTCTTGAAGAAAGGCTGTGCCTGTGCTCTTCAAGAGGGCTGCGAGGATAGGGTCTTGAAATTTGGCCTTGAGGCCCTTCAGCATAATCTCCTCTTTAACTTGATCCCAGTCAGCCCTGAAATGGGGAGAGGGTCTCTTGCCCATTCTCTTGGCGCCGACAGGTGTGGGGGCGTCGCGAATCTTGGCCTGGAGCTCTGGACTCGTAGGAAACTTCTGCGATTGGAAGAAGTGTTCTACTGTTCTATATGATATCCCATCAATGACAATTGGACTCGGATGGAAGTTGCTGAACTCCTTGTAGGCCTCTGTCTTTGACGAGAATGCGATGGCCATTTTATCCTAAATTATAAGGGAGTATTAATCAATTTTATTTTAAAAAGGAAAGGGCCATCAGTCCCGCCATAGAAGCCGCCGTGCCCCCCTCCACAAGAGTCCCCTTCTCTGCAGCCGCAGCAGACGCAACAAGAAGAAGAAGAGAGGCCAAACTGAAATCGGCAGCGCGCACTAGCCACTCTGTGTGGTTTACAAGAATGGTCGCGGCCGACGTGGCCAACGTGGAAAAGATCGCGGCCGTCGGGGCCTTCGCTTCATTTACCGTCTTCATGAAGCCCAGGCCCTTATACACGTCTCCAAGGCCATACATATAGCGGGTCGTGGCGAGGAAAGCCACGAACGTCGTGATAATCATATAGAGAACGGAAAAGTAGATCACTGCCGTCTTGGTGTTTCCACCCAGATACGCGTGGAAGATCTCACCGATTCCATTGTCGAAACTGCGCAGCTTACGCATATCTACCGAGGTTACGAAAGCTATGCAGAGACCCAGAACAAGGGAGGTAGACAGAGAATTACTAATGTAAAAGGATCTGGGGATATCCTTCGGATCTTTTGCCTCTTCTGTGAACTTGATGAGCGCATCAAAACCGGCGAGAATAAAGAAAAAGTAGAGGAGCGACGTCACAAAGGACTGGTCAGGTTTTTCAGGAACGGACGGGAGCCCTTTGCTCGCGAGCCCTCCGAGGCCGAGAACAGAGGCGGCCGTCAGAATCAGAATCAGGCCAGCCGTGAAGAAGTTAATCACCTCCTTGTTAACCTCAATACCTCTAATGGATAGAAAGCCCATTCCACCCAGCAAGGTGAGTGCAAAGGTGATCTGGCCGAACCAGGTGCCCTCTGGGAAGAGCATATGAGAACAGATGACCAGGATTGTGCTAATAGACAGAATGTTCCAGAGAAGAACAGCGACGGCGGTAAGATCAGACGCCCTATCACCGAAGATTTTCTTGACAAAGTCGGATTCGGCAGTATTTGTTTTGAACGCCTCCCAAGCCTCTTCATAGGTGCGGGCGGAGCCCATGAGCACGGTAGCAGCGATGGCTAGGGAGGCGGGCCACCAGTTTCCAGCCTTCATCACAGCCTCGCCGATTAAATTAAACCCTCCCGAGCCGATGATAGATGCAATACCGAAAAAGGTGAGATCAGTGAGTGTGAGGGATTTTTCTAACGCCATGCCGCGATTTCTAGTGTGGCGTTAGGTATTGTCCCTATTCAGAATGGACGCCACACCTAAGCTCGAGCCAAAACAACTCTTTACAAAGAGAGAGAGTCGGGACAGAGCCAGACTCAAAGCGTATAACCAGCTTCTGGGGCAAATACATCATCGCATTTTCACGACGTCGCAACTTCCTGGAAATCCGAATTATTTGATGTATACTGTTCCGCCGTTTATTATTGGCCTGCCTCACATTGACTTGGAAGATTGCATTGTGTATATTGTGTTTCAGCTGAGATCAAGTGGATTCGAGGTGCGATTCACGTATCCGAACTTGCTGTATATCTCGTGGAAAAGCTATGAGCGCGAGTATCTGCTAAAACAAAACCCGATTGTGCAGGCGATGACGCCGCCGACGCCGATTGTAAAGAAGTTGGATAAGTCGAAGGTAAAGTTTACTGAAACTGCTTCGCCTGCTTCTGGGCAGCACCAAGCAAAGGCGGCTGAGTATATCCCGCCTGCCAGCTTTGTGAATACGTTAACACGCCCTCCGAATCCCCCGCGACCTGGCGCAACAGGGGCTGGAAATGTCTTGGCCGATCTCTGGAATTTCACTTAACGTCGTGACTTTAAATTAAATGTTCAACCCTAAGGGTCGGCACTTACGACTAATTTGGTGATGGATCTTAAAAATAAGGAAGCTCTTCGAGCTTCCTTATTTTTAAGTCTCACCGTTAAAATAACATCTAAGAGTATAGGAATGCCCGCTGACAGAGAACTTGCACTTTTCAGGGCCATTAAGAAGGGGTCCACATTTAATCTGGAAAATAAAGACAATGTTAACGACTTGAAATTTCTAGCATTTTCGATGGCTAAGAAATTTGAGGGTGTTTCTTTAGAGACGATCAAAAATTATAAATCAGAATTTGGTAGCAAATCTCTTGAGATTGAATTTTTAAATGTGATTATAAACTTTTTTAGGCTGGTTCTTAATTCTGAAGAACCTATCGCGAAAACTTTTTCTTCTTTATTTCTAAAGTATCTCAATGCTAACGGTAGTGAATTAGTGAATCTTATGAAGCAGAGGCCCGCGCAGATGGGAGGCGGCCCCGCCTCTCTTGGAATTGCTGGAAACACACTCGCGCTCCTTGGATTACTCATGAGTGGTCTCCATATAGGATCTCTAGGAACGGGAGCCAGGGGACCAACTCCGACTCCTACATTTATTCCTGCTTACTTATTACCTGCGCCTGACACAACTAATAGTATGCCCAGTGTATTAGCAGAACCTGGTGTTCTTGTAAGGCCAGGCGCTGAGTGGGTAGAAGCAGCACGGCTTTCTGCTAATGTTAAGGAGGCGGCCAAAACCTGGGGAGAGGCGGCGGTGGCGAAGGCAGAAGCGGGGGCCGCGGTAGAAAATTTTTATGGTGTAATGAGGATTAACGCAGATTTGGCCCCTTATTCGGGATATCTGGATGCATCGTTAGTCACAGGCACTATGGGACAACTTATAAATCAGAGAAAAAAAATGGGATCTAATCAACAGGAATATGGAGGTCTTCAGTTAGATGTTCAGCGCCTTTTGGCAATGGACACTCGTTACAAAGGCCGCCTTCAAACATGGTTTAATAAACCAAGCGCCGATGAAATTAAAGAAAATAAGATAATGAATTCCACTCTAATAGAAAAACAAGCTCGCATGGCAGTAATTGAGGCGACGGGTGCGGCGTTGGCGATGGCGCCCAATCCAGTAGATAATCCTCGTTTTGCTGCAGATATTATTTCTGATGTAGGAGCGGAGCTCTTACGCAATATTCTAAAAAAAGGAGATCCTACTGCATTAGCTATACTGGGGCCTATGATAAAGGCTCAGAGTCAAAGACTATTATCTAGTGTAGAATCTGTAGTTACAGAAACAGACCTAGCACTTGCCGCTGCGTCAAGTGATTTAGAAGAAAAAAATGCTATACTTGAAGCTGCTACAAGTGCAGCAGCGAATGCCCAAAGAGATTTAGGACTTGTAGAAACAAATATTGAATCTCATAAGGCTAAAAAAGCGGAAGCAAATCAACATATAGCGAATTCTACACGTGAAGTTCAAACAACGAGTATGTTTGGATTTACTACAAAAAAAACAATTACAAATTTAGGGTTAAAGCCTGGAGCCCCTGAGAATAGTCGTCAGGCTTCAGAATATATCGAAAAGTTAGAAAAGGGCCTCCTCGATCTTAAGAGCGCAAATGATGCTAACGTTACTGCAGTTGCCAGGGCACTTTCTGATCAACAGATTTCTAGTGAGCGGTATGACGCGGCCGTTTTAGCTAGTCAACAAGCTCAACAGCAACTTCAAGCATTGCAATCAGGAATTCAAGTAGCAGAATCTGCTACACCTCAATTATTGCTTACGAACAAGTCCTATGGTAATAATAACAATTCTAATAACAATTCTAATAACATTATTGCATTAAATATCAGCCGGCCTTCCCCACTAACCATTCCTGGAGGATTTGACATGAAGATATCAGCCACTGGAAAGCAACTGAGTATTAGTGTGCCAAGTGGTGTAAGTATTATGATGTCGCCTGATCAGTTCATAAATAGCTTAGCGATAACATTTAATATGAATGCTACACTTAATCATATTAAAAGCATTACGAATGAATCATTTGTAGATACAAAGGCTATTGAAAATATTGTATGGGGACCAAGTGGAAGAGGGCGCTCTGAATATTTACTTACAATTGAAAATACACTTGTTTTATACGCGCATAAGGTATCCGAGGAGATCGCTTCAATCTCTTATACAAATGCAGTAGCAGCATTTAGTAAATTTTCTCAATTAAAAGCGAAAATGGGATTCGAAATTTTATCTGAAAATATCGCTTCACAGATTATAATACAGAATCCTACACTAAATGAAACGGAATTAAACACGATAAAAGGATTTGCGCTTCAATATGTTATGGATATTAATAGAAACTTCGATGGAAGAATCCCAAATCCAGATAATTTGGGTAAACTAGCTACTGTTATCTTTAAGCAATATAAAGGACAGCCTGTAGAGTTACTGCCAGCAGCAAAGATTAATTTAAAGCTTTCAATAGCCGAGATGAAAAATCCCTATCAGTTTTTTGCTAGATTATCTCAATTAGGATTTGACTGGGTGATAATAGGAGCTATACTTACAGTATTTCTTGGCACAGGTGTTTTGGCTGATGCAATTATTGGCAATATAGCATATATGAATGCGTGCTGTGCTAGGTTGAATGCCAGAGGAGAGGGTTCTCACCGTAGAGAACAAGAACTTAAAAATGCAGAGCATAGAGCAAGATTAAGAAATATTGAGCGGCACGAGCAGCGCGCCGCCGCCGAAGATGCGCGCGCCGAGGCTGCGCGTGCCGCCGAGAATGCGCGCGCTGAAGCTGCGCGTGCCGCCGCCGCTGCTGCTCCTGCTCCCGCTGCCGCTGGACCGCCTCGCTCACCTCGCGCTGATAATGCGGCGCGAGCCCTTCTTGCTATGCGTCAAGGTCCTCCAAATCCTCTAAATGCTACTAATGCAAGAGGAGTAGAGGCCCTTGCTCATGGAGGAAGAAGAAAGACAAAAAGAGGGGTGAAAAAGAACAGAAAAACTCTGCGTAAGCGTCATGTGTGAAGCAGAGACCAGAGCCTGTTTGCGATCACTGCGCCAATTTTTCTCTTTCCGTTCAGAACCGCGGCGAGTTGCTGCTCCGTTGCGCCCCAGACCGCTGTCAAGTTTGGATAGGTGGCGAGGATTGCCCCAGCACCTGCAGCTGAAATGCCTGAGCACTGCTGCAGAACAGCCGACGCAAAAACAGCGGGGTCGTCCGTGTTTCCCTTTCTGTGAATGGAAATGGTATCAGTATATTTAACCTTGGCAGCCTCCTCCGTCATGAACACTTTTGGGTCTTCATGAAGCTGGTCTGCCAGCTCCTTGCAAAGCTTCGCCGTGTCATCGAGGCCGTCTGTCTGAAGAACTGAAACACCGTATCTGAGCGTGAGCCTGGTCAAGTGCTTTCTGAGAGCCTGCTTTTGTAGCCTACCGTTCATGCGATCCAAGTCGCCTTCGATAATATAGAGAGGTCTCAGTCCATTTGCCTGGCAATGGGAAAGAAGCCTGGTGCGCTGCTCTCTGTATCGGCCATCCATAATAGACGCCTCCAGATCGGCCACGGACTTTCTCTCTGCCACGATGCCGCCTACTGCCAGGGTTTCTCCAGAAAGGCCGATCCACACGTCGCCGACAGGAAGAGGCTTGGCGGGCCAGCCGAGTCTGGAAATAAGTTCACGCTCTCGGTTGTCTAGGAGCGCCATTTAGTTTTTATAGAGTTACTTGTTTAGCTCCTCTGGATCCTCTTGTTCTTGACTTTGAGAAGGCGTGTCCTGGCTAAGAAGAAAGGCAAACAAGCCCATCTTCTCATCCTGATTCAAATTGGGTAGGAGATTCACCATCTCCTTTAAAACACGAACGCGCATGGCGCTGATTTCAGCAGGATCAGCACCCTCTTCACGCATTCTCTTCTCATCGTTGCAAAGAGTCACCCACTCATTGACTGCTTCCTCGTTAAACTCCATGCCTCTAAGGGAAAACGGGCCTTGTTTCAAATTTATCGGCGGATTTTGCGTGTCTTTTTCGCCTTGCGCGTGTTTTTCTTGGAACCGCCACGACGAGGAGGTGAGTGACCTCTCCTTCTGCTTTGAGCACCGCTAGGCGGTGCCAACATTGCTGCTGCTGACGCCGCATTCTGTGCTTGCTTATCCCGTGCAGCTCGCGCTGCTGCCGCTCGCGCTTCTTCCGCCTGCGCTGCAGCCCATTCTACTCTCTGTGCCGCCTGTGCCGCCTGGACTGCCTGATCCGCTTGCTGCCTCGCCAGGCCTTCAAGTTCAGTATGTATCTCATGTATGCGATTAATCGCGCGCCGTGATCCTTCTAGATAGTTCATAGTTCCAGATTGTGGGACTTGACGAAGATGTTGATAAATATCATTGGTAAGACCTGCCAGTGTCGCAATTTCAATATTACGAGGAGGGGCAGCATTACGATTTAAAAATTTATCTTGTATGTATCTTGCAGCGACAAGATATTGTTGATTATTTCTAAAAGGATAAAGATAGGGTAATCTAAGAACATATTCAATGGTTGCATCATAACCAGGTCGTTGCCGTTGTAGTTCTCCTGCTTCTGCTCTTTCTGCATTCCGTCTATTCCTGTTTGCCCTTGCCGCGGCATCTCTTGCCCGCGCATTCTGTTCAGCCTGTAGACGCTGAGCCTCCCACGCCCTCGCCCGCGCCGCCGTAGCTTCAGGTGTAGTAAATTTAGCCTCTCTTTCAAGCTCTTTATTATGCTTCCGTTGATTTCTGGCAGTTCTAGGATTAATTCCAAGGTAATAAGCTAAATTATGAAATCTATTACGAGTCCTCGCGAGGCATCCCTCATTACCTGCACAGTTATTATTATTATCGCCCATTCTACTAATAAGAATAGAAATTACCTTCTATACTTATTTTTAAGGAAGCTCTCCAAGCTTCCTTAAAAATAAGGTATGACGGGTTATTAGTCGTTTGACATTTAAATTAAAGTCACGACGTTACGCAAGATCCAGATCCTTCAACCGTTCCACGGTAAAGTTTTCAATGTGCATGTGAACTTCACCCGTTTCTAAAAAATCTTCTAGGGCCTTCTCTGATTCCTTGAAAATGGTGGCAGATTTGTTTTCAAACTTGCGAATATCTGACTGGCTTTCATATTGCGTAGCCAGATGGGGAGAGGTTGCCCATATGCGGAAGTTTCTAGCATAGTAGTGATCAATCACAAAGACAGCATACGTGGGCTGGATATCTCTGAGAATCTGCTCGTATTTGTGGGCTGGAATCAGACAAAAATGGGTTGTTTTTCCATTCACATTGATAAGAGGAGGGTCTGCCTGGATAAGAGTCTGTCTGGTAAAAAAGAGGGGACCGCCGAGGAAAACATCGAAGCTATCTCTCTTTGACCAGAGGGTTGGTAGTAGGGAGGTGAAGCGCTCGCTGCTTTTGATTAGACAGTCGTCTTCCAGAATCAAGACCCATGGATAGCCACGTTGTGCTGCGAGTTCAATACATTTGCGATGGGATAGGGTGCAGCCTTTCCAGCCTGGCGTATTCTCAACAGCTTCCACACGCTCGATCGGAACGGGCCAGGACACGAAGGCATCTTCCATGCGTTTTCTGCGATCTGGTCGTTTCTCTAAGTTTATGAAGAGGGTGGGAGGAAACTCCATCTAACGTCGTAACTTTAAATTAAAGTCACGATGTTATGCGAAGTCAGGATTCCATCCCTTCTCATTGCTATCTAGGACCTCACGCAGAAACCAGTTCGTCGGCTTCTTTGCCTCTGTTGTATAAAAGGCGTGGCCAAAGTCGATGATCCAGACCTTTCCTTGCGTCTCAATGAAATTATACGGAGTGATGTCAATATACTCAATACCCTCAACTTCATAGAGGGCTGATAGGATGCGGATAATTTCATCCCAGATCATATCTGGGATATCATCTATCTTGTCACCATACTTGTCTGCAAGAGAGAAGGCGGCCAAGTCCTCCATTTCAAAGACGAGCCCATTTACGGAAAGAACCTTGGGGCTGAATCCATAGTTGGAGGCAATCTGCTGTAGCTGAATCTCAAGGGGGGAAGAGGCAGTCTTCTTAAACGTCATGATGGCTATGGCTAGAGGGTTTGTATCAATTTTATACTATAAGAATAGAATGGCAGCAAATGTCTCGGTAGAAATCCAGGCTATTCTTGAAAAGAATAAGCTGGAAGACCTGAAGGGATTTATCAGCAAGCGCAAGTGTCTAAATTCGTGTAATCTCGGGCTTATCTATATATTTCACGTTGTCCAGTCGGCCGGTATTCTGACAACCACGGTCGCGGCCGGCTATGACATGAAGTATGTGATCTGGATCGGCGTCGGTCTGAATATCTTGGCGTCCATTATCAATGCGTTTGAAAAGACAAATAGTGCGGTGTCCAAGGGGCTCTTGAAGGATATTCAGGCAATCAAGGATGGGACCTTTCTGGATGAAGGATCAATTGAAATGCCCGAGATGAAAAAGGATGAGAAGGCGGCGCCTCTTCTGGGTGACGGTGGTAAGGCCTAAAAATGGTTTTATAAAATTAAGAAGAATGGATGGAGACTACACAGATATGGGCCTCGCTGTTGTTGTAGGTGGAACTGTTCTTATTACATCTCTGACCGTTTTTCTAATCGCCCTTTTTCCTTGCTCTTGCAATCCTAGAAGGGATTGCAAGAGAAATTGCTCAGATTGCCGATCGGATAGGGAGAAATGTAGAGCGCGATGTCGGCGCGGATGCCCGCGGAATCGCGCAGATACGGAGGAGGAGCTGGTGGGGATGGTCTAAACTTTTCAAATGGATAGAAACAAATGGAAGCAGAACACGGTCGCACACCCCTTTTCAATGCAACAGACGAGGGTAATTATGAACAAGTAAAACTTCTTCTAGAAAATGGAGCAGATGCAAATGATGCGGAATGGGTTCACAGTCGCAGCTGTTTACATAATGCGGCCTATAGTGGAAATAGAGATGTAGTGAAACTTCTTTTAGAATATGGGGCTAGAATGGACGAAGATGATATGGGAAATACTCCTCTTGATTGTGCAGGCCTTGCAGGCGATACGGAAATTGTTAAACTACTTGGCCCTGATCCACAGCTGTTAATTCATGCAGTCTGGTCTGGAAATCTGGAATTAGTGAAGAAGTTGTATGAGGATGGGGTGCGCTTGACTGGGGAATCATCTCATCTGACCATCGAACAGAAATCAGAGATGTTTATTGACGGTCATGATTTTTCAAAAGAGGATCCTGCGGGCATTTTAGTTCACGCGGTTAATCACCAGCAGTTCGAAATGGTCAGATATTTATTGGAAAGAGGAGAGGATCCAAATAAGATGGACGAAATGGGTCGCTTGGCGATTGATATCGCGATTAAAAAGAAGAATAAGGAGATTGCCACTTTACTTGTTGAATATGGGGTGAAGATGAAGTTGGAGAATTTTCTTAGCCCTTTATGGTAGAAACAATCCTGATCTTCTTAGAATTGATCTTTTTGGAGGGAACTTCTAGAGTATTGGTTGGAGGTTCCTCTACTGTAGGAGCTGGGGTATACTATTTCCCTTTTTCCCAAAAGAAGGTGTATAAGGCGCAGGATATTCAACAGTAATATATTCATTTATATCTTCACTTTGTTTCCACTCTGTTTTTGGTTTTTTAACCCAAACACCTCCTGTTTTTCCATCTGCTGACCACCATTCACAGACAATATCAGCAAATTTTTCATTAATCATTTCTCTTAGAGGATACGGGCTCCACAAATAAATTTGTGATTCATGTTCAAGATTAAAATGACATCGAATACATTGTTCTGGTAGTCCCAAAAGTTCGTGAATTATATCAGGTTCTGATCCTTTCAGCCTAACCCATATATATGAATAGACACCTATATGGTTTGAATCTAAATTAAGAGTAGTATATATCTTATTTTTTAAAGATTTATCATACTCTATAGTAGGATATACTTTTTTTAGACTTTTGGAATAGTGATTAAACCACCCCCTCTCTTCTGCGCAACTTTTATTAAAAGTTATTGATTTACTTTCTACATCATCATTTAACCATCTAGTAACATAATATCCATGATCAGGATTTAACTCTTCATGCCATTCAGTAAAAATAACAAACGATTTATATTTTCGGACTATATCATCGCACTCATTTGCTAAAATAGTTTTTGGAATCCAGAAAGAAAGAGAAATATATGTATCATATCTGCCTGCAACTCCTTCTCCTATAAAACCGGCTGGTATAAACTCAAAACCACTCTTAATGTAATCGTCTAGCTCTTTCTGGTTGTTTGAATGAATCCGTATATGGATGTAAGCAGCCCAGCCCATTTATCATTGAAGATGAGGGTTTAGTTTAGACCTTCCAGCCTCTCTTATAAACGACGACATAACATAGATCGCCCTCCATAAGAACAGGCACACACCTCACGCCAGCACCGAATCGGCTATAATCACGCTGCGCCTGGAACTCCTCAGCCGTCTGGATTGGGTGTAGGCCACCACGAGAGTGAATATGCGTAGTTCCAGCATTCCCATCTGCACCATGAGTATCAACATTTGATGGCCGATGCTGCCCTCCAGTATTCCACGCGCCAGCCCAATTGATCTCCTCATTTGCCCACATGTGTGCCGCCTCCCTGTTCTCAAAGAGATCTGAGAGGAGGTAATCCTCAGGAGTCTCAAGCGCATTCACGCCATCCACATTCGTATGGTGACCCCATGAGTGATTCCAATGAGTAATGCGTCCACCCTTTACACTAATCGCCTTCGACTTGTAACGAAGAACTCTGGACCAATCACCCTTCACATCAATCCAGTGGAGATAATCATGGATGAGTTCTGTATCACAGAAGGCGATGGGCGCACCAGCCCCCTTTTTCTTATCATTGCCGCAAAGACGGCCCACGAGCCCCTGCGACGTAATATTCGTGTCCTGGATCTTCGTCTTGGGCTCATGCACAATACCCAGATACTTATCACAGAGACGCTTTCCAGCACGCCAGAACTCCTTAATCACAATGAAACGGTGCGACCGTGGCTTCGTTGACATAATGTAGTCAATGTCGCCGATGCGTTCCATGGAATTGTGAGAGACAACTTCCCAACCCCTCCGATGCGCAGAGGTGGCAAGATTCTCACGAACCTTCTGAATTGTCGAGTTCGCACCGACTACGCGGATAATATTCCAGCAAGGCTCGGGAAAATTCTCGGCAACAATATTCATCAGCTTCTCACACTCATCTACCTTTGTTAGCTCAAGCGACTGCCTGAGGCGATTTTCCCTGATGAAATCGCGGAAGCCGACGTAGAGTGGAGACTCCTTCAAAATTACAATGCCGTGATTCTCGGGTCCCCAGTTCAGCATATCATAGAGAGTGTGACCAGGTGTGGCCGATACCTCCAAGAAGAAGATGCGCCGCTCCCTCAGCGTCTGAATGTCCAGAAGACCCGCATCCTTCAGAATACTACTCAGACTTTGCTCCTTTCCAGCCGCCACATGGCACTCATCAAGAACAATCACAGAATTGCGGATCGTGCTTAGAAGAGTGGGTAGAGAGTCGAAGCGACCACGATGCTTGACGCGCTTCTTGAAAGCTGTCAACATATCATCCTCCGTCTGCTTCTGCCAGTCACGATCACTCATGCCTGTCAGAAACAGAATCTGTTCTGGATCGACCGCCTTGGACTCATCATTGAAGGTGCACATCTGGTAGGCGACCTCGAGGAAAGTGCCTGTCTTGCCTGCCTGGGGAAGGGCAATCAGAGTGACAGCCACCTTATCCTCGACCATGAAGGCCTGGAAGATCTCGGCAGTAGCCTCCTTCTGATTTGGATATGCAATCTCCTTCAGGGGATCCTTTGATTTGATGTGATGCTTCTTTGCTTCATATTCATGAAGGATCCATTCACGTGTGTGGCTCATGCTTTTGATTGTGGGGGCGAGGATATCAATTTTTCATGTGCGGTCTAAACCCTAATTACTCTACTATAGAAAGGATGTCTAACCTTCCTATAGCATCCAAAGAACAAGTAGATGTAATATCAGCGGTTGTAGCTGGTAATAATGTTCAGCTAGACTCTGTTGCAGGATCAGGGAAAACAACCACAAGTCTCTTACTCGCAAGTGCTCTAGTAAGTAAGAGGGTTATTTTGATTACATACAATGCTAGATTAAAGGAGGAAACTCGCAATAGAGTTAAGTTAAATAATATTAAGAACCTAGAAGTTCACAGCTATCATTCTTTTGGCCTAGCATATTATCATGATTCCTGCTTTACAGATAGTGAACTTCTTTTTATTCTTAAAAATAATATAGGGCCGCGCAGACCCCTGGTAGCTGATCTTATTATTATTGACGAGGCACAGGATATGACACATCTTTATTTTGATTTCATTCAGAAATTTTTAAGAGATATAAATTCTCCCCATCAATTGCTTGTAATGGGTGATCGCTTACAATGTATTTATGATTTTCCCCAAAAGGGTGCAGATTCTCGTTTCCTCACACATGCAGCCTCTGTTTATAAAAGTTCTACAGCACCATGGATTAACTTGGAATTGAAAACATCTTATAGAATCACCAAACAAATGGAATGGTTTGTGAATGATGTAATGCTCGGATATCCTCGTATGAAATCAGTTAAAACATCGAAACAACCTATTCGCTATATTCAAGGTGACCCTTTTAGGAGTGTTCCAGAATTTATTTGTAGCGAAATACAGAAAATTCTTACAGCTGGTTACAAACCAGATGATATCTTTATTCTTTCTCCATCAGTTCGTAGTAGAAGCGAAGAATATTCATCACCAATTAAAATTCTAGAAAATATGCTTGTTAAAAAAGGGGTTCCTTGTTATGCGCCAAGTTCAGATGATGAAGAACTCATAGATGAAGTTCTTTCTGGAAAGGTTGTATTCTCTAGTATGCATCAAAGTAAAGGATTGGAACGAAGGTGTGTATTTGTTGCTGGTTTCAATGAAGCATTCTATTTAAGTTTCAGAGATGCTTCAAGAGAAGTGTGTCCTAATCTTCTCTATGTTGCATCAACACGCTCTAAAGAGTTACTCTATCTTTGGGGAGAGTATCCACTTGCACGAGAAATAATCGCACGTAAACCTTTACCTTTTCTCCGCAAGGAATTAATGGTTGAGTCAGATTATTTTAAGATTCTTAAAAATTACACTCTAAATGAAGATGTTCAGTCATCTTCTCCTCCATCAACCTCTCCAAAAGAAGATAAGGGTATAACAAGATTTGTTACAGATCTTACACGATTTTTACCTGAGAAGTTAATTAACCTTGTTCTAGAACTTTGTAAGGTTAAAACAGTGACTGCTCCCTTTGCAGATATTAAAATGCCACCAATTATTGAAGCAGAAAATGGAACTATAGAAGCAGTTTCTGATTTAAATGGAATTGCTATTCCGTCAATATATGAAAAGCGTCTTTGTGACACCATTAGTATTCATAGTGAACTAAATGAAGTCTATCTTCCTATTTTAAAGAAGGGAACAGGAGCTAATGAGACTCATAAGAAGTGGATATCTACAATTGAGAAGGATCCTGAAACGATTGATGATTATTTGCGTTTATCAAATATCTATTCATCTTATCGTTCTGGATTTATTTTCAAACTTGAGCAGATCAAAAACTATGGTTGGTTGACACAGGATGTAGTAGAACCTCTGCTTGCTATTCTTGAAAAGACAATTGGAACAGAGAATCTTCTATTTGAATATGAACTTCGACTATGTGAATTTAAGTGGGGCTCAGTGTCAAATATTAATATTACTGGGAGGGCAGATGTTCTTAGTAAAGATGTTCTTTGGGAACTAAAATGTGTTGATTCTTTAAAGTCAGAACATATTATACAGTTAGCTCTTTACGCTTGGATCTGGACATTAACAAGGTCTGAGCATCGGCGATTCTGCCTTCACAATATTCGCACAGGCGAAGTGTTAGAAATTACAGGAGTAGAGAATCTAGAACATATTGCAGGAATTATTCTTGATAATAATTTTCGCAAAGCACACATTACCCCAGATGAAGAGTTTATTAGAAAGTGTTTAGAAGGAGAGAGTGAGTATCCAACTGGTGATTGTTCTGGCTGTCTTATTATGGATGATTAATCATCTGATATTAAACAACCCTTATCATACTCACTCTTAAGTTCATCATATTTATTACTGAAACATCTATAGCAAACTTGACGACGAACCCCATATGCATAAATCATGTTATATTGTATATTTTTACATTTTATACATGAGTCAAAAGAGGTAGGAAGATTTTGACACCAAACTTCCTTTAATCTCTTTTCATTTATTTCATTCTGTTTTTTAATATATACATCTTCATTATATACTTTATAAAAATCACATTTTTCTGCTATTTCTAATCCATGAAAGAAATCAGGCCATGTATTTTTTAATGAGCAAACAAAATAGATTGTTTTCTTATCTTGACTTATTTTTACTTCACATGGATAACCACAATCACAACATGGTCTATCAATAATATCTCTAGCATTCATTTTAATAATGGGATTTGTAATAACATCTCTTGTATATTTTCCACCTCTTACCTTCTCCCATTCACCATCTTCGAACATAAATTGACCCTCCTTTGAGTTAGTCCTTAAATAAAGAATTATTTCAGTTATATGATTTTCAACTTCTAGATTTGAAGAATCATCTTCACCCCAGTCTGATATCGTAAACTTATTATACTCATTTTCATTTATAATTTCATGTCTATATTGCATAAAAGATGAATTATCAGCAACTTTGTATAAGCCTACCAACCACTTTGGTTTGTGCCTACCAGTATTTACTGATCCATTTCCTTTTAAATGTTCATTGAATCTTCTATAGAGCCTTGTAGTTTCTCCTATATAAATATATCCTTCCTCGCACTCAACAACATATACCCAGTGAACCATCTCTTTCTTAAAATATTTAATTGTTTATACCTAAATCAAACCCGCATAACCCCATCAGAATGCCCAGCGCCGAGGAACTGTCCAAACTCTACAGCAAGGAAGATCATATTACCGCTTTTCTTGATGTAACTGTAAAAGACATCGAAATGTCTGCCAAACAGGGTTCCAAATCGGCTGTAGTCGATGTGCCAGCAGGCCTCAAGCGTGCAGACGTTGATACCAAACTAAAAGAAACATTCCCAGGCTGCAAAGTGGCATGGGATTGGTTCATACAATCGTATCGGATCAGCTGGCCTTAAACATCTGTAGGCATGGCCTTCCCCTCCTGCACATCATTAAACTGGATTTTCTTCTGTATATATGCAGACACGTGGACAGTATCCGAGCACATCATCACAATACTATACATCTTACTCGCGATCAAGACGGTTCCTGTCGCGAATAAGATCGGTCCCTTATCATTCGCGTATTCTGTCATAATTACATATCCACTCAGCACCGTATTCACAGTGAAAACGCCGATAGTTGTGTAGATGACTCGCTTATACATGGCATCCAGTGCATGAATGGCATCCTGCCGCCTTGGAGTTAGTTTGGAAAAGGCGAGTGCAACCGTTTCCGTGTCACTCGGCAAGGCAGGATTCACCTTCAAATACCGAGTCAGCCTATTCTCTCTCCGTATCTCTACCGCATAGAGAACCATGAAGGCGAGTAAAGTAAATACATTTACGCCACATACAATCTTATAGAGTAAAGATCCATGCTCAAAATTCTGCTGGGGAAGACACGCGCGGCCATCGCAGACTCCAGGGACAAAGATAACGAGCAAAGCACCGTTAAAGACACGATAGGCCTCTATCATAATCGTCACTGGTGTTATAGCATGCGTTAAGGCTTGCGTTATAGCTTGCATAAGCATTTATTTAATGATCAGAATATTTCCCGACAAGTCCCGCCGAGCGAAGCAGTCCACTGAAAAGTGGCCCCGACGACCACAGCGATAACAGACCGCTATTCTCATCTTGTATCGCCAGCACTTCATCTCGTGACTTTTCCACTCGGCCTCATTCTCAAACATCGACGTGCACGCCTCACAGTCCCAGACAAGCCGCCTCCCATTTGATGCCACCTTCGCCTTACAGGCCTGGAAAAAGTGCCCTGGATAGCCACAGCGAATACAGTGATCTTTCGCGCCCCAGAGTTCTCTCGTGAGTGAATCGCGCTGCGCTACATCCAATTCCATGGCCACATAGACCCCACCACGCACCCTATCAAGCCCATACTTTGCCATATACTCTTTTGTAAACTTGTCTTCATCAAATGGGCTCGCGTTCTCAAACACCTTTTCAATCCCCAGCGGCCTGAACTTGCGTGTCCACGCGGATCCTCTTCCTTCCAGATGCTCTTGATATCGTTTCATTGGATTGGCTGATCTGCCAATATAGAATCGGCCTTGTTGTAGCCTGAGAATATAGATGTTTGTGCTCATTGATATAAAAGGTGAAGAGAGCTTAGGTCAGCTCAGCTGGGGATGACGAAATAATATTTTTCATAATTAGAATGCCTTGGTATAATTACTTTACACGTAAGAATAAAACTTCTAACTCTCCGCAAGTTTCGCTCCCTCTAGCTCCGCCGATGCAACCTCTGCAAGTTCAACAATCTGTGCAGCCACCGCCGCCAATGCCGCAAAATGCAAGAACTAGAATAGCCTATATGGGTAATGAATCAAAAAAAGCAAAAAATGCCCGCAGAGTGGCAGAACAGGGGGCGGCCATCGTTCCAGTCTTACAGGGCGCGACTGCGGTAGGTTTTGTCGCGGCTGCTGCTGCAGGTGCCACAGGTGTTCTTGTAGCCTCTGCGCCTGTCTCTGCCTCTTTACTTCTAATCAGTCTATTTTCCGTTCAACTCTTACGGATGTATGGAGCCAACAAGGAGTTCGAAGTTAACTGTGTAGCCATTACGGAGGAGGTAACGCGTATGTATCATATTATTGAAGTGATCAAGCAATTTTCAACTCAGGAAAAATATAAAGGTAAGCAGATACAGTCACTCAAGTTCAATAAGGTGAATGTATGGGTAGATAAGGTTTTAACTGGACTCGTTAAAATGGCAGGAGATGATGCATTTTATCAGATAGAAAAGGAGCTTACAGCAAGTTCAGCAAGTCCTTCTTTTATAGAAATGTTCAAAAAATTTAAGGACAAGAGAGAGGCAGCTAGCAGATATAAGACCTTTACAAGAAAATTACGAAGAATGCTACAGCCGCTTGAACAACTTCGTATTGTTGTAAGAGATATTACAATTCTTTCTATCTTTTTCCAAATTATGCTTGGCGAGTTTCATATCCTTCTTCTGGCTGATACAACTGACCCGTGGCTCACGGAGAACAAGGCTTACATTTCTTTTAAGAGTCAGATTGATCGTCTTTCACAGACGGTGGTCGATCCTTCCACACTTAATGCGGCAGAGGCTGCGGCGTTGGCAGTAACTAAGAGTGAGGCTGACGCCGAGCCCTCTTCTCCTCTAGGGGATCCTGGTTCTCTTGCTTCTACTCCTGTTGCTGAAAATGGATTTCGGGGCAATCAACACGGAGGCACACGTAAACGCAAGGCAAAATTTGAACGCAAAACCTACAAAATGAAATATTAATGCTGCTCAATCCAGCACTCTTCAAGCTACCACACCATGAGATCAAATCCTATGGCGTAGAAGCTCTTACCTATGGCTCTCTGAATGAAAAGGGGCTCGCGTCAGTCGTCTCGCGCTTACTATTGGTAAGGCAAATCCAAGGATTCGATCTCGGCTGCGGAGACGGCGAACTGATCTGGCATCTTGGCCATTTGTTACCAGGCTCCACATGGTGCGGCGTTGAGATCAGTGAACAGCGAGTGGCCTTGCAGACGCGCGATGTCTCCATTTGGCAAGGAGATATGCTAGAAGAGTCATTCCATAACTATAATGTGCTCCACGCAGATAACTTATGTTTGGATGAAAAGACTGCTGATGCGCTTGAGGAAAAGATAGCGAATGAGTTCCGAGGTCTCTATATCTCGTATCGCAGAGCTACAAACATGAAGTTCTTACGCAAGGCGGTGCTGCTTGACTCCGTGCTCACGGAGACGACGTGGTCCTCTTGTGTATTGCACTATTATAGTATCGGCGTCACTCCCAGCTGACATTGAGATGATTGGCCGAAACACTAACATCAATATCAGGAAAGGTTTGATAGACTTTCTCAATGATAGCCGGCAGATGCTCATGAGGAATCGGCCCAGGATCATATTTGTTCAGAATACCCTGTGATGAATAGGTTGCATAACTGTCCTTCTTTAGAACAGGAAAGCTGATCTTTCTTACGCCTTTCTTGGCCCAGACCAAGATACCCTCTCCAACATACTTGGAGTAGATCTCAACCTCCCTCGTGGCCACAGCCGCCTCATATTCACTACCAAGCTCCTGTAGATGTGCACGAGTATACATTCTTGTATTTTGTTGTGGTATTTTTGATCATCAAATTTACTTACCGGTGGCGCTTAAAATTAAGGAAGCTCAAAGAGCTTCCTTAATTTTAAGGCCTGCCACCATAAACGTCGTAGGACATTTAAATTAAGGAAGCTAAAGCTTCCTTAATTTAAAGTCACGACGGTATCAAAGAAAAGATGCGCAACCTGGTCTTTACCTCGGCTGGAGATAACACGACCTTTTATAAGCTGTGGACTTGGCCTTCTGGGCCCTCTGGGTCCAGGCCCGAAGCCAAGCAAAACTTCGATATCTTCGTTGTCTATTACGGCGATTCAGAAGAAAACTACGAGAAATACAAGGGTTGCGTCGAACATATTGAAAAGAGAAAGGGCTCCAAGTTCCAGAATTTCCACTGGCTCTGGACCCAGAAGCCAGAACTCTTTGATCCCTACGACAGATTTTTTATTCTGGACGATGATATTCTGATTAGCTGTGATAGTATCAATAAGATGTTTGAACTGTCCCAGCATTTCGAAATCTGCGCCCCCTCTTTCAGAAAAGGAAGTGTCATCTCTCACAAAATTACAAAACAGAAAAAGGACTGTGTATTCACATACACGAACTTTGTGGAAGTGAACACACCCCTCTTTTCTAGAAGAGCTCTTGATAATCTAATGAATGTATATCACCCCTCTCTTATCGGCTGGGGCATTGATTATCTGGCTATATGGGCGAATGGTCTGGAGAAGGACACGAGTTATGGAATCATTCACTCTATCTCTTGCATCAATCCCAGCAAAAGGGAAAAGGGTGGAAAAAGAGAACTTCTCAAGATCAAAAACGCAAAAAAGAGGCGGATTCTCTGGGAGACCTATGCGGCCAAACTGGGCTGTCCCAAAGAATTTGATAAGATAGTATGGAGCCAACTAAGAACTTCTTCATAAGACCTTCGCGATGGGGAACAATGAAACTGTTTCAAAAGATCAAGTATAGTTTTCCCCATTTTCCCGAAGCATTTGGCAAGTATGTGGACAAACTCCAGGCAAAAGAGATCGTGAGAGAAATGGCAGGGGATCTCGTGCGCATTCCGAAGACTGTGCGAATCATGAAGAGTCACACCGATCTCAGTGACTCTGATATAAATCCTAATTGGATGATCAAGACAACTCACGGCTCTTCACAGAATATTGTCTTTCATCCTGGTGTAGACTATACTATCAATTGGATTCTGTCTATGTTGGAGAGATATAACAAGTCTTTCTACCTCACTCACGGCGAGGCGCAATACAAGTGGGTTCAGCCGCGCTTCTTTATTGAAGAGAAGATTGAGGACTATTTCAATGGAAAGGATGGGAATGCGATCACTTTTATGATCTATTGCTTGAATGGAAAGCCCTACACTGTCATCTTCATGGACAAGAAGCAGGATCGCTATAGACACTTTCTCTTTTCAGAAGATGGGGCCCTGGAGCAGATTCCCATTCAGAATCAGGTCTTCTACGCATTTGAGATTCCTCCTAAGCCCATCATGGCGCGGATGTATGCGGCGGCTGTCCGTCTTTCACAGCCATTTGAATTTGTTCGCGTGGACTTTTATTTAGGAAAGGATGGTGAACTGTATTTCAGCGAGTTCACCTTCACTCCCAATTCAGGCGAGCAGATTTATTCAGATGCATTGGAATTGACGTTGGGGGCTTTATGGGTTTAACGTGATAACTTAATTAGTCGTTGGACATTTATTTTAACGAAGTCACGACGTTAGACAGGGGCACGAACCACAAGAGAGGGGCGTCTAATTATTACAGGCTCAAGCTTTTCTGCATTCATTGACTTACGACGCTCTTTTGTTATGGTTTTAACAAAATAGCATCTGTGTCCTATAAAAAATATGATCAGGGCAAATCCGACAACAGCTATTCCAATTGCTGCTGATATACCTGGAGTAAGAATAATTTCATTAGATGAAGATGAGAGGGTTGTGTTTGTCGTATTCACAGAGAGAGTTGTGTTTGTCGTATTCACAGAGAGAGGCAATGTTGCTGTGGGAGTGACACTCGCCACCATACTCAAAGAGGATACAGAACTAGAGGTTACCGAGGGGGATGAAGAGGAAGAAGAGGAGGGTGACCCTGTAACTGAAGGAGAGAAGGAGGGTAAAACTGTTACCGAGGCTGAAGGGGAGGGCCTTATGCTAAGCGTAGCCGAGGGTGAAGGGGATCTTGTAGCAGTAGCCGTAGATGCAGATCCGAGGGCGCAACAGAGAGTAACAGAGGATGAAAAGGTGCTCCCATCAATAAACTGGCATCCATAGGATGCACCTTTCAGATAACAGGTGGCACCGTTCACAATATCCCAGCTCGGAGCTACAGAGTTGCAGATTGCAGCCGCATTCGTCTGGATGTAGGTGCAGTCAGGAATACCTTGGCCCGAGGGGCAAGGTGCATTGTGCTGGGACAGGCCCGCAAAACTAACGCAGGAGCCTTGAGCCGCTGCATACGAAAAGAGGGAGGTTAGAAGAAGAATGAGCATTTCTACTTGACCGCTTTACTATTTTTCGGTGTGGAAACTTTAGGTCCACCCATCATCTCTGTATACAAATCTTCTAGTAAATGCTTATCATCCTCATCATTTTCATCAAGAGTTGGAATTACCGCTGCTAGAGGCGCATACGCAAGCTCCTCTGCATGTGAAGCATAGGCTCCGCAACGAATAAAAATGGTATAAGCAAATTCTGCGGTAAGATTCGAATAACTCACTTCATTCCACGGATCGCTGAAATAATAGAGAGAAGGGACAGAATGCACCTTTGTGCTTGGAACGAGAACCTTCCACCTCTTCAGAGCCCAATAAAATCCGAGTGTCATTAAGATCACTAAAGGTTGGGTAATAAACACAGCAAAGATCTGAGATGTTGCCCAGCTCGTCATAATGGTGGGTCCCGCATTTGTTGTGGCCGCGAACAGAATTAGATAATTCAGACAGAATGCGAACCAGCCCATAGAGGCTGCGAGAATGGCAGCCGAGATCCATGTGTGGCAAGGGAAGTATTTACTACTCTCCTCCGCCCTAGGAAATCGCTCTCTTGGCCTCTTCACAACACTGAGCATTTTAGCAAGAAGATCCTTTGTTGGCAGGACTAAAATATCCTTGAACTTGGAAATGAAATAGGGGTCGAGTGCCATATCACCCTTATTAAGCAGATACACGAGACCATACTTCTCAAACTCTGCGCGGCGTCTATATTCCTCGTAAAGAAGAGGGAATTGCGCCTCAAACTCGAGGGTTCCCACATAGTTGAAAAGATAGAAGAGGAGCTGAAATATAGGAATATTCAGAGCCATTGTAATTGTAGCGAGGGCGAGCATTTCATAGATGGGCGTTGTGACGCCCTGGGTTGTGAAGGAGTGGAGGGACGCAGTCACAAAGAGAGAGTGGAACTGGATTACAAAGACGAAAAGAAGACGGAATACGCGGCTCAAGCGCGGGTCGAAGCGGAATAGAAACTGGAGAGAAGGATGGTGCTGCATAATGCGATGAAACAGATTTAGAGACCGATCGCTCGTTTCAGGCACGCCCTCTTTTCTAAATTTCACCAGACTGCTCTTCTTATCATAAACATAGACAGGCGCATATGCATTATGTTGTAAGCACTTCTTGACAAGAGGATTGCGTAAAAGAGAGTGGACATAGCGACGTGTGGAGGCAATATCAATCTGCATAACCGCCGCGCCGAGAATGACTGTTAGGACAGCGATGCCACCAAAAAGGCCGAACCAGAGTGAATATTGACCCGCATTTGAATACACCTTGCCCGCGTTTTTATAGATCTCCTCGTTTGTTGTTACGACTGCCAAGACGCGGGTTGAGAAGTCCGTTAAATGAGTGCACATACAGACGGTTGTAGTGAATGTTCCATTAAGAGCTATGCAGCCCTCATCGGTCCACTTATTATTGGCCGAGTCCCAGTAACTACAACTGTGAGAAAAATCGGGGCGAAGACAGGTAAATTCCTCAATTCTGTGAGAAGCCAGAGAGGAACAGGTGAATACATCGGTTGTATTAAGAAGACAGGGCACGCGCCACGTTCCAGGGGCGGTCAGATTTGCATACGGTAGAAGAATATAGGAATCGCTCTTATATAGATAAAGTTCAGACATATCACATCGGGCCAGATACATAGGAGGGGGCTGTAACCTCGGATCATCTGGAGAAATATGAAGAGACCAGCTCATATAAATCGGATTTGTTAGATTCTTTATTGAAATGGGATTCCCAGACGCATCAAGAATATTGAGCGTGATAATAGGGGAATCAGGAACAACTGACGAGGCGTTTGCATATGGATTGGATGTCCATTCAATAAGAGAGACAGAAGAGGCTGCAGGAAAGGTGCTGGACAAAGGAGGAAGATCAATCTGAATTGTGCCCTGTTTCAGAGTGTGAGGGGCGGTAGGAGGGAGAGCTTGGACAGACATAGAAAAGGTTGTTGTGTTTATAGCAAAGGATCCGTTATCAAGGAGTTTCGCTCCGAGTTGGTTAAGCTGTGTCTTAATTACGGAGGGATCATAGTTGGCCAACGTGTTAATGAACTCGGTCGCCTGCCTTATAGTAATATTGGTGAGATTCATGGGAGGAGGTGCGAACCAATTCGGTGTTGGGGATGCTGTCACCGTGGGTGTAGATGAATAGGTGGCGCTTGCAGACCTTGTTGCTATACTGCTGCGCGAGGAGCTTGCAGTTGCAGTCGCACTCGCTGTAAAGGAAGGGGAGAGAACAGGAGCCGCAGTCGCGGATGCTGTGCCTGACGCAGAGGCTGAGGGTGAGGCAGAAGAGGATGCAGTCGCTGTTCCCGTCGGAATGTAGACTCGCCAGAGCTTCATGTTATAGGGAGTTTCATCACAATCACAGCCATTCAGCGGTTCCACAAGTAGCTTGACACTTGAGACATTCAGAAGAAGGTATGTTATTGATGTAATAAGAGGGATATCAACAACATTACGTGTTGTAGAAAAAAAATCACCATTTAAGAACAGAGTTAAGATAACACCATCTCCACAAAATGCGGGGTTTGATGCTACTAGAGTCATCTTCATATCCCATGATTCCATTGCCTGATTTCTCCATTCAATCCATGAGCTGATGGTTCCACAAATACCTGAGTTACAGGCACTACTTGTTGTGATAACAGACTTAGTAACATAAGCAAGACATTCATTATCATAATACCAACTATTTACTGCAAAGTTTGTAGAGCCAAACTTGATTGCTGCTGAGTTGTTAAATCCATAGAACCATCCGTTGGCCCCATTTGTTGCAGAAAAGTCGGTCGCGCTGTTGTAGACACGGACACCACTTTGTGTAGGTGTGGGTGTATGCGTGGCAGAAGCACTTGATGTATCCGATTGTCCATAGGCAACCGAAACCAAACTGGCAACGATGGTGAGCAACCTCATGCTTTTCTTAAAAGAAGTAATATGTCTCTAGATCCCCGCATAATAAATCACCACACTGAAAAGGATGAAGTTCAACCTTTTCGGAACCTTATTTATGCTATATGGTATTCTAAAAATCCTACTTGTCATGTCAATTACATGGTTTATACCTCATGATTTAGAAAAACAGCTCTCAACAATTGAAGGTCTTGATCTCTTTATAAGTGGCGATGCCACGCTTGCAGGAAGAATGATTGATTATATTCTTATGGCATTCGGTCTTTTTACAACAGTGCACGGCATGGTTCTCAGTGATATTCTAAAGGCTCCATACATTGAATCCAAAGAAGTTCAGTATTCTGTTTACACGGCGCTAGGCCTCTTTTCTATTCTCTTTTACACTCTTACTATCTATACCAATTTACCAATTGATAAAGATCCTAAGGAATATGAAAATTATAAAGTCTATGGATTTTTGGGAGGTTTATCTTTCTTGATGGTGCCTTTTCTGTGGGAGTTGAGTGAGTATCTGTTCCCTATGTTAAACAAGCTATCTGTTGAAAAGCAGATGATGTATATGACTCTAATCATGTTTATTGGAATCGGAGGATTAGCTGGCACATATTATAGCGTGAATAAGATAAAGAAAGAGAAGGTTGCGTCGTGGATTAACGGTGAGACTTAAAAATAAGGAAGCTTAAAGAGCTTCCTTATTTTTAAGATCCATCACCAAATTAGTCGTAAGTGCCGGCCAAGGCCGACCCTTAGGGTTGGACATTTATTTTAAGGAAGCTAAAGCTTCCTTAAAATAAAGTCACGACGTTAATACCAATTCTTCCTAGGCTCCGTGGGCGGAAACATGCGCTCCAGGCCAGGTGTCCAGGACCGATAATTCCAGCGACCCTTGTGTGTTGAGTCGACGGTATAGAAGGGATCCAGGGCCGCATTGGTATCCTTTGCGGCTTGGGGCACCACAGTCATATTCTCACCGATCGCAGGCACAGGATCCGTGGACGCCGCCGCCTCCTGGTCCGTCTCCTCGTAGACAATCTTCTCATTCTTCTTTCGTGTGCCAACCACCTCATAGACATTATTCTTCTTTCTAACAACCTGCGGGACCTCACCCTTCTCATCATAGATCTTACGAATTAACTCCATGGCGTCATCCACATTGTAGGTAGTCAGATCACCGGCATGCTTCGGCTGGTAGGTCTGGAGGATCTTTTTCTCATGCTGCTCGACAGCTAATGTATCCGGGGGCATGATTGCGTTATCCTCGATAAAGTTATAAGGATTTCCCGATGCATCTAGAGGGCCTGTTATAGCATCTACGGGCTTATCCTCCAGATTTACAGGGTTGCCCGACGAGTCGGTCACCTGCTGTCCAAGATACCACTGGGGGTTTACTGTGTCCTTCTGGTTCTTGTCTTGGAACATCTCACGCTGTCCCTTCTGAAACATAGCGGAACTCGGCGGATGAGATGACCAGTCCGCTATGGGCCTTTGGCTACTTAGTTTATTGCGGAGATCCGTGGAGAGTTCTGTATCTGATTCATTCTGAAAGACCATGCTAAGTTCGTAATCATCTGCACCACGGATAGCATTTGTTGTATAGGGGTTTACCACCTGATTAACTACGAGTGGAGTTCCAGATAGATCTACGCTATTTCCAGATGAATCACGAAACCCCTGTCTTAGATATTGACGTGTCGTTATATATAAGTATATAAATCCAACTGTAAATACAGCAACTACGATCATTACTATATTATCTAGTAAGGCCATCCTCTCTATTACTTCAGGGTAATTTCTTTGGACTACCGGTGAGACTTAAAAATAAGGAAGCTCTTCGAGCTTCCTTATTTTTAAGATCCATCACCAAATTAGTCGTTGGACATTTATTTTAAGGAAGCCAACGCTTCCTTAAAATAAAGTCACGACGTTAAATAGGATGGCCAAAGTGAAAAAGACCGTAGACGTTCGCTCAAAAAAAGATGTGCCTGCTTTTGAACAAACTATTATTGAGGGTCCCATCACAGTGGTTCTTGTCTATGCCGATTGGTGCGGACACTGCACGAAATTCAAGAAGAATATTTGGGAGCCTCTGAATAAGATGCATGGGCGTAAACTGAATATGGTGAGTGTTCACCATGATATGCTTGAAAAGACAAGCCAGGCCAATGCCAAGATTCGCGGGTATCCCTCTGTTCTTGTCGTTGGAAAGGATGGAAAGGCGGCGTCTTATAATGATGAAGAGGGCAATGTGACAAACGCGGCGCCGAACACTACGGATTTAGATGCGATGAAGACACTTGTCACCACCGATCCTGAGGAGGTCATGAACGATGAGGAGCCGCAGGAACTAAACTTCAGCCCCAAGGCGACCAAGCTCAGAGAGAAGATGAACGAGGAGCTTCTTGCCCCCGATATCAAAAAGGACATGAAGGAGACTATGGTGGGTGGAACTCTCTTTCAGACTTTGAGCAAGCTTGCAGAGGGTATTACAGGGATAAAGAGAAAGACACGCCGTGCCTCGAAGCGTCGCTCTTCTCGGAAAACGAGACAAGCGCGTCACTAAATTAGTCAAACGACGTTATAAAATTGGCGGTCAACCCGCCAACCGCAAACCTCATACCAAACTAAATGATTACATTTCACATCCTTGACACGTTCGCACAAGATGAAGAGGTGAAGGAGCAGACCGAAGAGACAAAGGTCGTCACCTACGAGTCAGAGGGCGAATGTGTCAGTGATGACGAGTTCGAGTGGAAAAAGAAAAAGGCTACAAACTATGGCAACATCGAAAAGAAGTCGCTTGTGATTCATCTCTTCGGTGTCACGGATGCAGGTGTCTCCGTTCGTGCTAATGTGTATGGATTTGAGCCTTTCTTCTATCTCCGACTTCCTGATGCGGCAGCGAAGACAAAGACGGCCTTCAAGCTTAAGTTTGCCGATGCTATTAAGGTAAAGGGGGTTCCTCCCTCTTCTGTGACCATGAGTTTCTGTGAGAAGAAAGTGCTCTATGGCTACACAGGCGGGAAGAGTTTCCCCTTTGCCAAGATCCAGGTGAAGAGCATCGCAGCCTGGCAAAAGGTGAAGCAGATCGTTCTCAAATACGAGACTGCGGAGCCAATGTTTAGAATCGGTTCAGGACAGGCACCTCTTGAAGTTTACGACGCGAACCTGGACCCCATGCTCCGCTTCTTCCACGTGCTCAACATTAAACCTTGTGGATGGGTCTCCATTGAAGGCGAAGCCGATAGCGAAGGACATCTGGATTGCCAGTGGGATGAGGTGATCCCCGCCACGATTCCTTCCGTCGCTCCATTCCTTCTCGCAACGTGGGATATTGAGTGCTACTCCGCAACAGGTGACTTCCCTATGGCAGAAAAGGGTGATCCTGTGATCCAGATTGGTGTTGTCTTAACACGCGCTGGAAAGCCCACGGAAAAGCACATCTTCGTGCGCGGGACTTGCGACGAGGTGCCTGGCGCTGTTGTGCACTCCAAGAAGTCCGAAAAGGGGATGTTGATGGATTGGGCCTCCTGCATGGAAGAGTGGAACGTGGATGTTCTGATCGGATACAACACGTTCGGTTTTGATGAGCGCTATCTATGGAAGCGCGCTGAGATGTTGGGGCTCACTAGCTCAGGTCCATTCCAGGCACTCAGTCGCTTGTCCGATTGCGGAAAGGAGGTGAAGCTCGAGGAGAAGCGGCTCACGAGCTCGGCCCTCGGTGATAACTTCCTCTACACCTGGTCAACGCACGGCCGTGTGCAGATTGATCTCTATCACTATGTGAAGAGGAGTTTCACACTCGGTTCCTACAAGCTCGACTCTGTCTGTCAGCACTTCATGAGCGGTGGATTGCAGGGTGTAGAGCAGGGGGTGGAGACGTGGACCCTGAAGACAAAGAGCACAGGCGATATTATTCCTGGCCGCTATATCGTGCTGCTTGATGAGACTGGTGATGTATCGGTGGACAAACTCAAGGTTCTTGAAGTGCAGAAGGGTTTGATTATTGTGGATGCACCTGCAGAAGGAGAGGGAGACGATGTCGGCTCCGCTGTGAAGTGGGCCATGGTTAAGGATGATGTATCGCCCGCGGATATCTTCAGACTGGATCGGGGCTCTTCTGCTGACAGGGCAAAGGTGGCGGCTTACTGTATTCAGGATTGCGATCTGACTTATGAACTGTATAAGAAGCTGGACGTGTTCAACAATGCGATGGCGATGGCGAACACGTGTCCAGTGCCCGTCTCCTATATCTTCACCAGAGGGCAGGGCGTCAAGATTGAGTCGCTCATCTTCAAGGAGTGCCTGGCCCTAGATCAGGTCATCAAGGTGATGCCGAGTGCTCATGGGCCGAGTGCTATCGTAGAAGACAGTTATGAGGGCGCAATTGTTCTAGATCCGAAGCCTGGTTTCTACCATGATTCGCCTGTAGGTGTTGCGGACTTTGCCTCGCTGTATCCGAGCACGATCGAGTCAGAGAATATTAGCCATGACTCGCTCGTTTGGGTAAAGGATTATGACACAGCAGGAAAATTTATTCGGTTTCGCTTCGGCTCTGAGGCTACTGCTACGGAGGGTGTGGCCTTCACGGACATTGACTTTGATATCTGGGGCCCTCACCCCGATGACGATGGAAAGAAGCAGCCTCGCAAGATTGTAAAGGGGCGGCGCTACTGCCGCTATGCCCAACTACCTGGAGACGCGAAGGGCACTCTTCCGACGATTGTAAGAAAGCTGCTGGCTGCCCGCAAGGCGAAGCGCAAGGAGGCGGAGAAGGAGGCTGACCCGTTCCGCAAGGCGCTGCTGGATGCCGAGCAGCTGGCGTATAAACTTACGGCGAACTCACTCTATGGTCAGCTGGGATCAGGCACTTTCAAGATTCGGCTCCAGGATCTGGCAGCCTCTGTCACGGCGTATGGTCGCAAGCAGATTATGGCGGCAAAGGAGGTGATTGAGGAGTTCTATGGACCGGCGGCGAACTCCCATCAGTTCTGTGCCGAGACGGTCTATGGTGACACGGATTCACTCTTTATCAACTTCCATCCTAAGGGGGCCGATGGAAAGCCGCTACAAGGAAAGGAAGCTCTGGAGGCCACCATCAAGCTCACAGAGGAGGCGGGTCAGCTGGTGACACAGGGTCTCAAGCCACCTCACGACTTTGAGTATGATAAGACATTCTTCCCTTTCATAATATTTAGCAAGAAGCGCTACGTGGGCAATAAATACGAGGAAGATCCTGATCACTACTCACAGACGAGCATGGGGATTGCTACGAAGAGACGTGATAATGCGCCTGTGGTCAAGACCATCTATGGTGGGGCGATTCGGATCCTTCTGACGGAAAAGGATGTGACGGCGGCGTGTCGCTTTGTCCAGGAGAAGACGATGGAGCTTGTGGAGGGGCGAATGTCAATGAACCAGTTGACGATCAGCAAGTCACTTCGGGCGGAATACAAGACAGTGCCTGCACACAAGATGCTGGCGATGCGGATGGCCGAGCGTGATCCTGGAAATGCGCCAGCTTCAGGTGATCGCATCCCCTACGTCTACATTTCTGCGCCAGTGGGTGAGGTGGAGAGCAAGCTGCAGGGAGATCGGATTGAGCACCCGTCCTACGTGAAGCAGAAGGGGCTGAAGCTGGACACGAAGTATTACATTGAGCACCAGCTGATGAATCCGCTGGCTCAGCTCTTTGCGCTTGTCTTAGAGCAGATGCCTGGATTTGGAGGAGGCTCGGTTGAAGAGGGAATGAGGGAGTCGCTTGCTTCCGAGATCTTGTTCAACAAGGCGCTAGGCAAGTCTGAAAAGCAGAGCAGAGAGCTTCTGGCTGCTCGGCTCGGATTCACGGTGTTACCTTCTACGACGGTGGCGACGGCAAAGGTAACAACAAGGGCTCCGCCAAAGCAGCCAGCCAAGCAGATGACAATGGACCGGTTCATTCTTGATAGTATGCTGGTGGATGCAATGAAGAAGAAAAAGAAGGAGAAGGAGAAGGCTAAGTAACAGCTGGAAGATGGCCAGGCTCTGGCAATGTCATAAAAACGGCGGTAAGCCATTGAAGTGGCGGCCCTGAAATTCCTTTTGATTGTAAAGTAAGATAGAGTTCCACTTTTTCTCCTTGTAAAATATTCACCTTTTTCATTAGCCCTGCACTAAAAGTTTTTTTAAAGATAATTAAAAGTGATCGTATCCAGTCATTTGCATGTAGAATTATGATCTCTTGTAGAAAATCCCGATGCTCATTAACCAATATATTTGCTAGCCTCATTGTAAACTTAATAGATGCATAATGCTTCATCTTCATTCCTCGGCAATCAAGTATCCAGATCCAAGGGCGACCCTTTTCACTATCAATATGTAATTTAAAGTTCAGTATATTATTCTCATTTTCTACAATAACTTTTGTTCGCGATGGTGCTGTATAAACGAGATCAACTCCTGCTATAGTTCCAAACTTTACAAAACAATGTGAGTCAGGGTCTGAAATACAGAGTGGGCATGCCATTTATTTCTTAGAGTTAATTAATGAGCGTAGATTTAGCCGTAAATTTGTCGGAGCTAACGTCGTGACTTCGTTAAAATAAATGTCCAACGACTAATTAGTTATCACGTTAAAGCGACCGATCTTAAAACAGATACAAAGATAGATGGACCCCCTATCAAAGGCTGAGAGGTCAGACGGATACAGGGCGGCCTGTGCTGAGAGTGAACTGAACGGGCTAGCAAGAGCTGGCCACAGCTATACTGTTTTTTCACAAGAAAAGGCGAAGCCGTTCCAAGAGATTGCAAACGGTTTTGAACTCAGCAGAGGAATGCAGATTGTGATGTTGCATCCTTCTGCAGATAACGGATATCCTCACACCCGTCCTACAAATCTGATCTGTCTCCCCTCCACCTTTTCTAATGATCGTCTGGCTCCTCAGACAATTCTCCACGAAGCCTGCCACGTTCTCCAGCGGAAAAATCCTGATCCCTGGACCTCTTATTCTATCAATCAAGGCTGGTGGCCCATTGCATCTGAACTCATTCCTGAACGATGGGCTTCTCGGTGCCGCATCAATCCTGATACAATGGCACGCCCATTTTGGTCATGGCAGAATCACTATGTCCCTCTTCCTCTTTTCATGAACGAGTTATCACCAAACATGGCGGACTGCGAAGTGCGCTGGTGGGATATGCGAAATGGAGTCCTGTTCCCTGATCCACCCGCCTCTTTTGTAAAGCGTTACGGCAGCGTAACACAGACAGAACATCCATGGGAGACTTCAGCCGTCGAGTTTTCTGGGCGAGGAATAAAGACCCATTCAGAGTTGATGAATGTTCTAATGAATCAATAGGGAGAATGTTCAGCCTAGAACATCTCCACATATACACCCCCATTCACTTTAAAAACAATAAGGGCCTATCTATACCATTAGATGAGCTACCTCAACAAGATAAGAAAGGCTATCTTGTTGATTTAAATAAAAATGCGTTTGCTCGTATTGAATACGGATCCGTCGCTTTTGAGGGAGGATATGGAACATTACAGATGTGTGAACGCACAGATCTATCTGGTTCTAAACAGGCGATTGTGAAAATTCCAAGACACGGGGCGGACCTTGGTCCAGAATGTCTGATTCAGATCTTGGCGCGGGATACACTTTCTGAAAAGGGTTTGGAATGGGCAGTGCCAACTGTCTACGATCTTTTCGCAAGGGGTGGCGAAATCTGTTTTTCTATGGAATTTATAAAAGGAGATTTCCCTTATGTATATCTGCAGGAAGTGGAGACTCCAGCACTCTTTTTTTTTCAGGTGCTAGAACAAATATGCGTATTTTTACATATACTGGAGTCGCGTATTAATCTGGATCACAGAGATTTGAAGGCAAACAATATTTATATAAGACGAAAGTCCTGCAACGTTTCCATTGATTTGTCTGGCGTAGTTCATAGTATAAATGCACCATTCCAGGTTATTCTTCTGGATTTTGGATTTGCTTGTCTAGGAAATGAAAAGAGGATTTCAAAAATCAATCTGGATACGAATGCATTTTCAAATCTGGACCCATGTCCAAAAGAGGGGCGCGATCTCTTTCATCTAATTTCAAGTTTCTGGTCCATTCCTTCTATTCGTAACCGAATGCCTGCGTGGGTTCAAGAGGAAATAGATAGTTGGTTTATGGACGGAAAGCGGAATTTTTCAAAGGTGATCAAAAACCACAAGGATATAGAGTGGACATATCTTGTTACGCAAGATCCGAGTTTTACATATCCTATTCTGTCACCTCTGCGTTTACTTAAGAGGATCCAACAACTGAAGGATAAGTAGTTATGAAACCAGTTACAGTTCTTGTTCCCTTATACAATGGCATTGAATTCTTAGAAGAGTGTCTGACCTCGGTAAAAGAGCAATTCTTTACTGATTGGACGTGTATTGTCGGTGTAAATGGTCATGGAGATGATGGTGGAGATGTCTTTAAGAAGGCCATTTCCATTATAGAGGGTCTCAATGATCCCCGTTTTTCCGTTATCAATCTGCCAGGTATCAAAGGAGCCCCTGATGCTATTAATGCGCTTGTGGCCAGATGCAAAACTGAGTGGGTTGCACATCTGGACGCAGATGATAAATGGGACTTGATGAAGCTTCATTGTCAGATGCGACTTATCGATGGTGATAAGGAAGGAGTTCTATCAGTAATTGGCACCTTCACACTCTATTGTGGAGACTGGGGAGCGCCACCTGGCTTACCAAAGAATGTGAAGGTTCCTAAAGGGCCCAGTATTCCTGGAGAGGTGATACATCCTGATATGTTCAAACGCTTCAATCCTATGATTCACAGTTCGATTGTGATTAGGAAAGAGTTAGCTCACTATAGCAATGAATTTTTAGGTGTATATGATTACGATTGCTGGTGTAAGTTAACACTGCAAGGCAAGAAATTCTTCAATATACCTCTTGATCTCACCTATCACCGTGTTCATAAACAGTCGGCGTTTAATGCCTCTGGACTTCAGAGGCCTGATTTAGTTCGGGAGAAATATTTTCCTTAACGTCGTATAAAATTGATATATATATAATGTTAAACGCAATATAAAATGAGCCCTAGCGTTATTATTATCCGCATTTATCGTAAAGCAGATAAGTGTTCATATGAGGAAATTAAGCCGTGTTTAACGTATGAGGATGCGGCCGAGTATATTTTCACAGCAGTTGAAGAACATCGTGATCAAAAGATGCCTGAGGTTCCTCGTGGTTCTGAGGGATGGCCAGATGATACTTCATATATTCGCAGTTGCTTGTATCGTGCAGAGTATATGCAAGGCCCTTCTTGTATATGGGATCTGTATGATAGAGTTGATCCCTCTCTATTGCAAAAAATTGCCGAGGGAAATAGGGGAAAGAAGCCAATCGTAATTTATCTTGTAAGGGCTCAAGGAGGAGAGAAGGAGATTGATTTCCAGGTGAGTATAAAGTAGTTGTGCGTAAATAGAAAAATGGCGTGCGTGGTTTCAGCCTTTTATAAAATTCCATCCAAATTTCCCGTTGAACGGTATTTTGAATGGATCGAGCCCTTTCTGCGAGGAACCTCCTTTCCTCTTGTCTTTTTTTGCGAAAAGGAGTTGGCGCCTACGTTCAGAAGTTGGCGCAGCCAAAACATGGTGCTTATCGAGCTTCCTTTTGAAGAGTTCATGGCCATAAAACGGTATGGGTTTGATTTCTGGAAAGCAGAGAAGGAAAAGGATCACGAGGGCTCGCACACACCTGAACTCTATTGCACGTGGTATGAGAAAAAGGAGTTTGTCTTGAGGGCGATTGCTCTCAATCCTTTTGGCTCCACGAAGTTTGTCTGGTGTGACGCAGGGATTCTTCGTGCCCCCTCTATGCTTCTTCACATGGATAAGTTTCCTTTAGCAGAAAAGATTCCAGATAGAAAAATGACTCTGCTGCGCGTGGCCAAGTTTGAACCTGGCGATACAGTGGATACGAGCTTCTTAAAAGTGAATCGTGTGGGTGGCGGCGTCTTGGCCGCAGATGCTGCCACGTGGGCCTGGTGGTCCGAGGAATATGATGCTATGATACAAAAATATCTAGCATCAGGTCGTTTTGTCGGAAAGGATCAGAGTATGATGGCATCAATGACATTAGTATACCCTGAGAGGTGTAACGTTGTGATTGCGCCGATTCAATGGGATGGATTTATGAGATGGTTCTATCTTCTCTTCTGGCTCGCGTGACGCTTCTTTGAGCGGCGCTGCTTTCTTGTCTTTCTGCGCTTACGTCTACCACCCTCTGTGGCAGTCTCCTCAGCAGCAACATCTGTAGCCTCTTCTGCGGCAGAAGCCTCTGCAGGAGCAGGCGCAGCAGCAGCTGTAGCCTCTTCTGCGGTAGCAGCTTGTGCAGTAGCCTCTTCAGCAGCAGCTGCAGCCTCTTCTGCGGTAGCAGCTTGTGCAGGAGCCTCTTCAGCAGCAGCTGTAGCCTCTTCTGCGGCAGCAGCTTGTGCATTTGCGGCCTTAGCATTTGCGGCAGCTTGTGCATTTGCGGCAGCTTGTGCATTCGCAGCCTTAGCATTTGCGGCAGCTTGTGCATTTGCGGCAGCTTGTGCATTCGCAGCAGCCTTAGCATTTGCAGCAGCCTTTTCCTCTGCAGCCTTAGCATTCGCAGCAGCTTTTGCTTGAGCAGCAAGTGCTGCAGCTGCAGAAGCAGCAGCTGCCGCTTCTGCGGCTTGAGTGGCAGAAGATGCAGAAGCGGCAGCGGCAGGCTTAGCTGCAGGCTTAGCTGCAGTAGCGGGCTTAGCTGCAGTAGCGGGCTTAGGTGCAGCGGGCTTAGGTGGTGCAGGGGGCTTAGGTGGTGCATGGGCCTTCACCTTAACAGGAACTCCCTTACCTCCCTTCTGTTTCCTTGTTATCTTTCTAGTCTTCACCATTCTAACTTTAATGCAGAATTTATGACCGACTTCTCCACTGCTTGTCACACACCGTGCAAATGTAGAGATATTTCATATTGATTGGATCATACTTGATATAGATGACATCCTTCTCCGTAGACCCCACATTGCTCGCGCACTCTCCCCTTGGACACTTGATCGTCTTGCTGTGAGGAAGAGTCGGGTCGAACTTCGTGAACTCATTCAGCAAAATCTTGTAGCCCTCACTTGACCTCTGCTGAACATGCGTCTCAAGAATGAGCCCACCAGTCTTGTCCTCCTCCTTGTAGCCGCAGTTCTTGCAAACGCGAGTCAGATTCGTAGCCTCCACATCAAGATATAGATAATATCTGCACTCGGGACAAAATCTCATGCTGATACACTTTTCTATAACAGCATGACATTCAACTTTAACCCGTTTTAGGCCGGAGATAACGGTGAGACTTAAAAATAAGAAAGCTCAGAGAGCTTTCTTATTTTTAAGATCCATCACCATATTAGTCGTAAGTGCCGGCCAAGGCCGACCCTTAGGGTTGGACATTTATTTTAAGGAAGCTAACGTGATAACTAATAAATAAGGAAGCTTTTTAAGCTTCCTTATTTATTAGTTCTATCACTAAATTAGTCGTTGGACATTTATTTTAACAAAGTCACGACGTTAAAGCTTCCTTAAAATAAAGTCACGACGTTAACTCACCCAGCAGTTTTTTCCATTTTGTCACACCAGACATGCTATAGGGAAGATATGGATAGTTAACATCTGCATATCGCACCTTTTCAAGAAGTATTGATCGTAATTTACTCTTTAAAATTGGAATATGATCTTTGAGATCCTCATCAAACAATGTTCCTGACTTAATTTGTTCAATCGTAATTGCAATTGATTGATGCTGAACATATTGACTATAATGAAGAGCATATTCATCATGTAATGTTCTTCTATCATATCCAGGCTCATGTGCTAAGGGGTTTGAATCCAATAAGGCTTTCAAGGATAGAAGTATCATTGAAAAACTCATTGTAGACTGCCAACCTGGACCTGACCAGGTTCCAAGAATAGACAAGCATACCTTTCCATCCGTATATAAATTGGGGTGAAAACGAGTTTTTCCATCATTTGTTAAAAAATTTACTTTGGGTGGTGAAAATGGGTAATCAGATGGAAAATCAAATTGAAAGGTAAATAGACAATTGGCATACGCAGAGTCCTCTGGGCCAATAATAAGAGCAATCCCTCTTGTGAGGATATGTTGATCTTGACGGTAGAAAATCCCGTTGTTTGAGAGATCACCTAGCCGTTTAACTTCTCTTGTAAGTCTGGTAAATGCAGAAGACATTATAGGCCATGTATATACAGTGTAGTCTGTGCGCTCTTTAGACCTAGCTTGCACGTAAAATTTGACCCTGCTTTTTTCGGAAGGGGAAGTATACAAAGGGGATGTCTCAACCACCCCAACCTTATCTGAACCATGCGCTGCGCCCTTTCCTCGACGAGCGAAGGACCTCGAAGGGTGCGGAGGCATCGATGACCTCAATGGGTAAGGAGCTGCCAGGAAAGTGGCTCATCAGTGACGAGGATTACCCTCGGTTCTTAGATCTCTACCATGACTATCTATTCGTGAAGAAGAACCGGTCTCTGAATCTGGTCGAGCAGCCGCGAGTCAATTCGCCGAAGCCGTTCTTAATTGATCTGGACTTTCGCTATTCTGCAGGCCAGGCTCTTCAGCGCAGCTTCACGATGGAGCAGGTTCACTCGTTTTGCAAGATGCTTGTTTCTTCGCTGGAGCACTTCTTTGATCTGGAGCAGCATCCTATGCTTCGCTTCTTCGTAACCTTGCGCCCTTCCCCTTACAACTCAGCTGGCACTCACAAGGATGGCGTGCACATCATGTGCCCTGACATCTCTCTGAGCAATGAAAAGCAGAAGGTGCTGCGCAAGTGGCTTCTAGAGCAGAAGGCGGTCACGAAGTGCTTTGAGGGCTCCAACTACACGAACAAGGACGAGGACGTGTATGACGAGAGCATGACGCGAAAGCAGGGCTGGATCTTCTATGGAGAGTCTAAGCCACAGATTCCCCCCTATGAGCTCTCCTCTGTTTTGCGGTATGACCCTGTAAAGGAGACGTTTGTAACGGAGGAACTGAAGAAGTATACATCTAAACAGCTGATGCAGATTCTCAGCGTTCGCTATGATTTGGCGGACGATGAGAACGTGGTTCGTGAGGAGGCCTCGGTAGAGTATCAGGCCATCCTCGATCCGCCGGTTTCTTACCAAAAGGCGGAGGTCCTTGTTAGTCCGGCTGATGACAGTAATACTGTAGAAAATCCGGTTCTTCAGGTGATTCGTGACATGTTGCCTGTTGCGGACAAGACTGAAGAGGAGAGCAATCTTGTTAAGGCATTTGTCTTAAATTGTTTGTCTGTCGAGCGTGCTGACAAGTATGATCTCTGGATTCGCGTGGGCTGGTGTCTTCACAACATTCAGGCGAGTGAGGAGATGTTTCAGCTCTGGATGGACTTCAGTAAGAAGTCAACCAAGTCAGGAGGAAATAATACTGCAGAGTTGCGGCGTAGTTGGTTCACAGGGATGCGTAAGGAGGGCGATGGACCTCGTCTCACCGAGCTGGCTCTTCGCAAGTGGGCACGTGATGATAATCCTGAAGCTTATAAGGAGATCATCGAGTCCAATATCTATGAGTATATTCGTCATTTCGTAGATGGGACCCACTTTCACATTGCTCGTCTTATGAAAAAGATCTATGAGGGCAACTATGTAGCCTCCATCAATGCACGCGATACAGAGTGGTTCTTCTATGATGATCTTATTAATATGTGGAAGAAGCTTAATCAGGGTATCCAGCTTCGCAAGAATGTGAGTTTCGAAGTGGCCGACTACATTGGAAAGGCAAGAAAGAAGATCCGTGATGAAATGGATAAGGCACCAAATGAAGAGTCACGTGAAATCTTCAGCGAAAAGATGAAGAAGCTTCTAAAGGTGGAAGAGCATCTCTACAACACCGGTTTTGTTGACTCGGTGATGAAGATGGCATCCAACTTCTTCTATGAGGAGGACTTCCACAACAAGCTGAACAGCAATACTACGTTGTTCGGTTGTAAGAATGGTGTTCTGGAACTGAGGGCGCGGACCCAGGACAAGCCCAAGGATCATGTAATCTTTCGCCAGGGTAGGCCAGAGGATTTTATCTCGTTCCGCGGTGGCAATAATCCTCCCAGATCTGAGGCGATCGAGTATATTCCATTCAAGGATCTGAATAGGGAGCAGCTGATCCAGCTTCAGTTTCTTAAGGATTTCTTCAAGCAGATCTATCCTGATGAGCAGCTCCGCACCTATGTTCTCCGCCTTCTAGCGAGCTGTCTGGAGGGCGCAAACAGGGAGCAGTGCTACTACACGATGATTGGAGAGGGTAGTAACGGCAAGTCAATGATCATGAATCTCTGCGCAATTACGTTCGGTGATTATCAGACCACTCTTGCGACGACTGCCATTACTCGAAAGCGCCCTGAGTCTGGCGCAGCGAATCCTGATATCATTGATATCAAGAACAGGCGCATTATCAGCATGAACGAGCCTGACAGCAATGAGCCGATCAATACGAGCCGCATGAAGCAGTTCAGTGGTGAGGATCTGGTGGAGGCGCGCGGCCTCTTCAAGGATCAGGAGAAGTTCACGGTGACGGGTAAGCTCTTCATGCTGACGAATAAGCTGCCGCCGATCAATACCATGGACTATGGCACCTGGCGCCGCATTCGCGCCATTCCTCACGTAGCGGCGTTCTACTTGGCCGATGATCCGCGTCTCGGTGGACCGAACACGTATCTGAAGGATCCTGAGTTTGTGAACAAGCTCAATCCTTGCCGCGAAGTCTTTCTCTCTTGGCTAGTGCACATCTATGACACGGAGTATCTGGTCCATGGCCTGGATCCCGTGCCTGAAGCAGTAAAGAGGGAGACGGCGCAGTATCGCGAGGACTTTGACTCCTTCGCCAAGTTCCGCAATGAGCGCATCAGAAAGACGGCGGGTTCACAGACGACCTTCAAGCAGATCGCGAATGCATACAGGGAGTGGCTGCAGGATGGAAACAAGGGGGCGAATCGGTTGACGCCGAGGGAGCTGGAAAAGAGGGTGAATAATGAGTTCGGAACTCCTGCCGATGGCAAGACTTACAATCACATTGAGCTATTCAGCGAGGAGGAGATACTTTGAATTGACAAGAAGCTGACACTGATAATCAAGCATACAGTCGTATGGCAGTAACCAACACTACAGAAAAGATGATAGAGAGAAAAAAGGTAAACCCACCAAAAACCATATTTTTTCTTCCGATTTCAAAAGATACAAGTCCAGCAAGAAGAAAATAGGAAATGAAAAAGAAGGCAAGCACAAGATCTTGGAGAGTCTTTAGAGACGAACTTGCAGGCAGTATATCCATACGATCTCTGAACTCCTTTTCATATGTCTGAATTTCACCATCCAAATCTGCCTGCTGCGCCTTGATCGCCTGTATCTTTCCATCTAGATTATTTTTTCCTGCTGATTGCTGAATAGAGGCCTGGGAAAGAGCAAGATAATCAGTGTCCATAGAAAAGGCAGTTGCTAGATTCATTTGTAAATTTGTTATTCTTACCGAGTAGGCCATCTGTTAATCAGTTAGTTTTTCATGTATCCTTTCGAACTGCAGAGCCCACCAATGTCTACACCGGACAGATCAGGGAAAGAGAATCCAAATTTAGGAAGAGATGTATCTACATTAAGAGGCGCATCAGGCACCGCCTCCTGATACGCGAAGCGACGGCGACTCCAGACACTCGGATCTCTCAGATTTACATCATATGCATAGCGAACAATGAAGATGACCAAGTCTAGTAAAAAGAGAATAAGACCAACATAGAGAACAAGAACACCACTAAAAAGACCAACGCGCGCGCCATAGGCAAAGATGGAAAGGATCAGAAGACTGATTAACAGAATCTGGAGAAAAAAGAGTGTGTCCATTTTATTTTGATACGCATAGTTATTAAGACGCGTTTGCTGCGTGGCCAGGCCGTAGTTATACTCCCAAGTTGACATGTCTACTTACTGCGAGCAATATATATAAGAAGCCCAATCGCCGTTAGATTCAGAAGCCCATATACCGCAAGAAGTGTGCTCGCAGAGCGATTCTTCTCTTGGCTGAAGGTCACCATATCCTTTCTTAGCTCAAGCATATCATTAGGGTTCGCCATTCCTTCTGTAAGTTGTGAAGAAGAAACCTGCCAAGAATAGGGACGCTGAGAGGCCGTAGGATTTATATCTGATCCAGTTGATCGGTATTTCTCTGCAAAATCAAGGCATGTGAGAAGATCCTGAACAGCCGCATTGAATTGCGGGGCCATTGGATCAGAGTTCTTATAGAAAAAAACATACCGTTCCATGCAATAACAGAATTCGCGCTGAATACGCCCTGTCATCTCATAAAGACTGTATTGATTGCCAGGAAGTATGTTAGCTCTGGTAACAAGTTTCTTGAACTGTGCCTCGGTGATTTTTCCTTCGGGCGTTCGCTCCATATCCTTGACTAGAAAAGACTGTTCAGGAAAGGGTTGTAGAGCCACTTGTCTATCTTCAATTGAACGTGGACAGGCCGTGTTCATTTGGTAAAGGCATAGATAATCACTCCTATGCAAGTAATCAGAAGAGTGGCAAGACCGATGTTAACGATCGTAAGTTGCGAGAAGAACCATGTCCATGGTGATCCGGAGCCCAGTTTACGGATTGGTATCTGGAATCCGTAGTCAACAAAGAAGCCAAATTGCCTCGCGAGTGTTCCCAGAAAGACACAGAAGAAGAAGAGGGCAAAGGCGAGAATGAGCAGAAAACTGGTGGTTGTTAAAGGGCGCTGGAGAGGAAACCAGCTCTCATGAATTGTCACCTTCTTCTCGGGCGATGTAAGATTTGCCGCCCTCTCCTTCGCAATTTGTAGTTCTGCTTTTTTGTCATCCAAGTCTTTCTGTGTTTGTGCGTGGCGATCCTGCAGTCCCGCAATGTTAGTTGAGAGACTACGCTTCTGTTCTGTTTGATAGGTTAGGCAGCTGATTGTATTCGCAATATCGGTCTCAAGTCCCGATACAGTGGCTTCAGGTGTTCCATTTACAATTCTGCCTATAGCTGTATTGGTTGCGTCTTTCCATGAAGCAAAAAGAACTTGATCATTAATGCGAGCAAGAACTGCTGTTGTGCAACTTGCAGGCGGAGGCATCTACCGTTACCTGTGATTCTTTAAGGCATGCAAACACGATACACTTCATAGGTTCCTGAAGAGGGAGAAGGACGGATGATCTTCACAATATCACCAGGCACTAGACCCATGATGCGCGCAATCATGTCCTCGTGGAAACGGATAAAGGGAAGGTTGCCCTTGCTCTTAATGTAGTTCTGCTTGAGAAACTCGGCGTGCTCCTCGGCCGGCAGCTTTGTGTGCTTTGGCACAAGAGTATGGGTGCGAGGGTCAAAGAGAAGATTGTGGGCCTTGAAGAAGCGGAGGCGGAGTTTATTCGTTGTCCACGCATTCAGTGCGGCGGCATGGAATACATCGGCCACATCTTCAAGAACAACAACAATCACCTCTGTCTTTCCAGATTCAACAATTGAGGTATCATCGCTTTCAGTAATGTCGCGGAGATCACTCATAAATCCGCTCAAGCGCTGCTTGAGCTTATTGAGACTGTAGCGGACAATACAGCGCTCGGGCTGACCCTCTACAGGGGGGCGCTTCATATCCATCATGAGGTTCTCTTGGCCTCCAGCCACCATGGCCTCAATCTCCCACGGGCCGAACTTCTCGTATTTAGTTGTATCATAACCATTCTCTTTGAGAATCTCTAGAAGAGTCAAGCGACTCCTGTAGAGAATATCAAGTTCCTCGTAATTCATACCTACTTCTAGTTAGGAATGTATGTTTTCATCAATTTTAACGTGATAACTAATAAATAAGGAAGCTTTTAAGCTTCCTTATTTATTAGTTCTATCACTAAATTAGTCGTTGGACATTTATTTTAACGAAGTTAAAGCTTCGTTAAAATAAAGTCACGACGTTATGATCCTTGCTTAATCACATTCACCCTCATATTCGGAGCAGGAGGACCCGCCTGTTGTTGTTCAGCAGAGCCAAAGGCGACACGCTTCGCCTTTTGTGTTATGTTATTGCTGTTACGAAGAGCGGAGCGGATAGGAGCGGAGCGGATAGGAGCCGAGCGGATCGATTGATTCTGAATAGCAGGCAAGCCCTGTGCCTGTAAAGCGGCGACAGATGTATCAACTGCGATCATCGGAGGAGCACCGGGTAATGGACCAGGAAGAACAGAGGCAGGAGGAGGGGGTGCTAAGGAAGCGACGATTGCATTTTGCTGCGGTTGCTGCGGTTGCTGCGGTTGACCCTGCAGCTGCATAGCATTAGAAGGAAACGCCTGCGCCTGTGCATTATTCATCGGAATCACAATATAGGGTTGCTGCGGTCCAAGCTGCTGCGGCGGGCCAGGCTGAACAGGGATCTCGCTTCCATTTATTTCCTGTAACTCAATCTCCTCTTCTATGGGGGGGAGGGGGGCTTGGTTTTGTTGTTCTCCCTGCAGTTCTGCGGAAGCAGAGGCAGAAGGGGCAGGAAGCGCCGACAGCGTGGACAGATCCTCCAGAGAGGCAGCCGGCTCCTCAACCTTCGGCGCAAACTCAGGAACACTCGTCTCAGCTAGAACCCTCTTAGGGATTTCTTTTGTTAGCGCCTCAGCCTGTTCTGCATCGCTTAGAACCTTGAGCCCAGGTGACTCCAATTTCTGAAGATCATTTGCAGTTAAGAAGCGCATTCCCATATTCAGATACGTGGCCAGCTCCTGTTCAAGCAGCTTCATCGCATATGGGAGCTCAACCTTTGAAAAGGTGGTTGTGCTCCTCTTTGAAGGAGGAAGAAGCTCCAAGTTCTCTGCCTTATCACCCACATAGTGAACCGGTCCATCACACATGGAACAGATATAGACCCCAGTCTTATCATTGTAAATAGGAATTGTGCCGCATCCATTACACACCGTGAATTCTGTGCCATCAGATCTCTTCATATAGGACTCATGGACAAACGTGCTAATTCCATGGCCGATCACTGCATCGCGCTCCATCTCGCCCATACGTAATCCGCCCTGTGCTCCGCGACCACCCGTCGGCTGGTGCGTCCTCTGCTCTCTCCGTCCCTCTCCTCTGGCGTTCCACTTGTCCTCTGTCATGTGCTTTAGTCTCATCGTATAGACATTGCCCATGAAAATGGTAGAGGGGATCATAACACCTGTTGTGCCATCATAGAGGAGCTCCTCACCCATCGGCTGCATACCGAATTGCTCCTGTAGAACCTTTCCAATGGCCGCCGCAGGAGAGCCCTCATTCATGAAGGTTGTCGCATTTCCAATTGCGCCTGTCAGAGCTGCTGCCTTTCCTAAGAGAGCCTCCAGAAGCTGCGCCATTGTCATACGAGAGGGAATGGCGTGCGTATTCATAATCATATCAGGAACTAGACCAGAGGCTGAGCGCGGCATGTCGTGGCCACGGATGAGCATTCCAATCGTGCCCTTCTGTCCGTGGCGGTTGGAGAACTTGTCGCCCAGCTCAGGGACGCGATACTGAACCACACGCACCTTTACAAGTGCGAGGCCATTATTATTTATCATCACTGCCGACTTCTCTACGCGACCGCGTGTCCACACCTGCGCCGTCAGACTGACATCGCGGATCTCACCACCAGGAGACTGCATGTAGCGGCCAACTAACACCGTATTCTCATCAGCATACTCTCCATCGCGGATGATTCCGCGATCATCCAGCTTCGAGTAATCCAGGCCAGGCTTCAGATTGGTCCAGATCGGTGTCTTGACAGGATTCGCAATGCGCGTGCTCGTCTTGGAAAGAGGATCATCCTCTTCATAGGTCTCATAGCTTCTGTAGCTTGCGCTGTGAAAAAGGCCACGCTGAATCGCATCCTCATTCATGACAATACCGTCCTCTTGGTTGTAGCCTGAAAAGATGCCCATGGCCAAGACAAGATTCTGGCCATAACCCATGTTTCCACCTGCCACATAATCATAGTAGAGAGTGCGAACAATGGGTGCCTCCGCATAACTGAGAACATGGACCTGATTATCAAAGCGGTTTCTGAAATTTGTTGCATAGACAGAAACACCCTGCTTACTCTGGGAACAGGAGAGCTGATTACGCGGCGACTGATTGTGATTTGCATACGGAATTACGCTCGTCATCAGGCCAAAAATAGTGGACGGATGAATTTCTACGTGGCTGGAGTCAGGCTGAATATGGCTAGGATATGTGGCGACATATGACTCATTAGCCTCATACGGATCCACATACTCAATCGCACCAATATGAGGCTCAAGAATATCCTTGTATTTCTCTAAACTGGGGGACTCCACCGCCTTGAGAGGATCGGTGAATGTATTGGATGCGAGCGTCTTCTCCGCCATGGGAGGGTAGCTTCCTAGAACAAGATCTCGCCATGACTTAGCAGACTCGAGGAGCTGCTTGGGCATGGTGCCCTTTTTGAGGTGGATAAGAGGGCGGACAGGGCGGCCTTCGTCAAGAAAAATAAATACGCGGCGCTCTCTGATGCTAAATCCAACACTGGCCGTCGCCGGCAGACAGCCTGTCCACTTCATCAGTTTAATCACCTCGCAGAGCATGATAGGGCGCACGGTGTATCCGAGAATACCTGCATTCACAAAGACAGGAACAGCTCTGTTCATTGTTGCGGGAGTAATCTGCTCGCACGGAATGACGCCGCCCGTTGTAAGAAGCCACTTAGTAAAGGGCTCAGGATCAATCAGATTGCTGATTGCCGCCAGATTGCTCAGATTCTTCGTAATTCCAATGCTCGCGCCGCCAGGTGTCTCATTCGTGCAGAAATATCCGAACTGGCTCGTGTTCAGACGACGCGGCCCCTGGAGCTTCATGCCTGTGTCAAATTCCAAGACAACGCGGCGGCAGTGGGAGAGAAAATCCATGTAGGACAGACGAGAGAGAGCCTGGAGAACACCCGCCTTGTCCTCTCCAACGCCGCTGCCCCACTTTCCCTTGAATCCGCGCATGAGTCCATCCGTGATGAAGTTCTCGCCCATCATTCGTCTCAGATTTCCTGAAATGAAAAGGTTGGTGAACTTCTCTCCAGTGTAATTTGACTTATTATACTTGAACTCCTTGTCCAGAGTTACACGCGTGGTCTTGAGCCACTTTGTGTAGACGCCCTGAAACAGCATACGAGTAAGGAAGCCGCTTGTCAAGCAGCGCTGGTTCCGCACATCGTCGCGGTCTGTGCGCGTGTCAATGCCCGCTGCCACCCGCAGAATCTTGCGCACGCACTCGGCAAGAAAAAAGGCCCGTGCCATCGGCCGATCCTCCACATGAATAAAGAGCTGATTGTGGATAATATTGAGAACGTGAGCCTCACTGAAACCCTTTGTCAGAACCATAATATACTGGACGGCTGAGTAGGTGTCCAGAAAAGGGAAGGCCTCTGTGATTGACTCTTCTAACATGGGCGCGAGCAGCTGTGACTCCGCCTCATCAGGATCGGGGAAAATGAGCCTGACAATATCTTCATCGGACTGGATTCCAAGAGCCCTGAACAGAATAAAGATCGGAACCGGTTTACGGACATACGGAATGCTCACCTGGATTGATTTTTCTCTGCGTAGCAAGCTAAAAAAAATGCGGCGCACCTGTCGTGTAGTGGGTGAGAGGCACGAAATGGTCGCATAGGTGGCAATCTGCGGCTCTCTCTCCTGGTTCTGCACGTAAAGAGTATTGAAGGCCTGTTCCTGGTGCGTAATAAGGACTTTTTCGGAGCCATCCACAATGAAGTAGCCACCGTAGTCGTAAATGCACTCACCCGCCTCCTTTAGAAACTCCTCGGGCTTTCTGTTAAGAATACAGTAGCGCGAGTGGAGCATGATCGGGATTTGGAAGAGGGGATAGTTCTTGAGTGAGTCGTATGTGTCGGCCTCAAGCTCAACGACCGTAGAGACGAATCCAACACCCTCACCAGCCGCCTTTCTTCTTGTAAATGTGATGCGGATATAGAGATCTGCCTGGACGGTGCTGCTGTAGGTTAGATTTCGGAGCCTGGCCTCATTGGGGAGAAGTAGACGCACATCTTCCTTGGACGTGTGGTTGAACGTGGGGGTTCCAATAGAGAGGCGATCACCATCCTTTCCGCCAATAAAGAGCTCAGCCTTGTAGGCATATTCACCTGAATCACCAATCTGGTCTTCCAGCAGCAGAATAGGATTTGATGATCGGATGATTGCCGGTAGATCAGAACTTAAGAACTGATCATAACTATCAATGTGATGACGAGTCCACGGGTATTGAACAGTGCTATAATATATATTCAAGAGTCTTTCTGCTAATATTCTTGAATCATCGGCCATCTCAATAATCCTAATCGCTGATGAGGTTTATTGATATGAAAAGGAAGCGCTTTATTTGTATTTCCATGTATGGTCCTCGACGGCAGGTGAGGCGGGTAGAGGCATACCTAGATATGCAGACCGTATATCCTGATACATAGAGGGAGGAGAGCTAGACATAAAGGGCTTGAAGGTGAGGGCAGAGGCAAAGTCTGTAATGGGTGCGCCGCCGGCCTGATTGCTTCCCATGCCATGCGGAATTTGCGGAGTGATGTTCTGAGTGCCGCAGCCTTGCTGGATAGCTGGTTGGTTGATCTTATCATAGAAGGAGAGGCCAGAATCTACATAGGTTAGATAGGTTCCACTGGCACCACTAATGCCGGGGCCTGTCTGGTGTTCAAGAGGCGCGCCTGCTAAGGGGGCGGCACCACCTCTCTGCTCTTTGCGCGTGGATCTCTTTCCCTGCCCTTGCTTGACGGCAAGATAAGCCTCGACCGCTTTCGTGGAAACGGGCTTTGAAAAGATGGTCCTCCACTCCTTTTGGAACTCTGAGACCTGCTCACCCTTCGCCTTTCCCTTGAGTTGCGCTGCAAGTTTATCTAAGCGCTCAAAGGCTCCGCGTAACTGAGGGATTGTCATTGTCTTTGGTTGTTTTTGCGATTTGCTGATCTTTCTGGTCTTGGTTGACCTTTTCACCATCTCTATCGGTGAGAGTAGAAATTAAGGAAGCTTGAGCGCCACCCGTATTATCTGAGAGGATTTCGCATGAGGCTGAGAACGTCCGCTGTGCTCACATTGGATCTAACATTTGGCGCTTTCGTTGCTGTAGATGTAGTGCTGCCCGTGACAAGATTCAGTAAGAAGCCGAGGCAGAAGAGAACAAGCATGGCAATGAGAAAAGGATAAGAAAAGTTATGCATCATGGTCTGCCATGTGCTCTCAGTATACTCAGCACGAAAGGTTGCAGCATGCTCATAAGCTACGACCGCTAACATGAGAGATGCGATAATGGCCAGGAGGAAAGGGGCCAGTCTGGGTATTACACCAAATACAAGAAGAGCTGCAAGAGTCAGTATAAGTAATGATGGAAGATAAAGCTCCATGTTCTTCTTTTATGATTAGATTTTCTCAATCAGATCAACCTGGGTAAGGAAATGCTTCCGACAGCAAGGTCGGAGAACCCCGAGCGCATCCATAATCTTCTTCTCCGGAGTCTCTGAGATTGATGTGCCATCAAAATACAACTTCTGCTCAGCATTCTCACCCTTCATCTCCTTGAGCTTGGCCTGATAAAAGCGCCACTGATCGGCGATGGGCTTACCGCAATTCATACAGCGAATAGGAGGAAGCATACTATTGACTTGGTCGGTTTCGTTTGCGCCAATTTTATTACCGCGTTCAAAGGGGATCATTCAATACCAATCCGAAAGTCAGAAGATGTCTTCAGTCACGAACCCTGGAACGAATTATATGGGTAGTAATCCTCTGGGGCAGAAGGTGCGGAACCTGGAGAGCCAGGTTGAGAGCCTGAAGAAGGTTGTTGAGATGCTGGTGAAGAATATGAGCGCGGCTGGCTCCGCGTCGGTGGTGACGGCGGCTGGTGTTCCTGGCCCTCCTGGACGCGATGGTCCTCCTGGTCGCGACGGTCTCCAGGGGGCGGCTGGTCCTCAGGGACCGGCGGGTCCTCAGGGACCGGCTGGACCTGCTGGCCCGATGACCTATATCGCCATGCCGCCGCAGCAGTTTGCCGCTGCAGCTACTGCGGCGGTCCCTGCTCCTACTGCGGCTGCACCTGCTCCCGCCGTTCCTTCAGAGTAACGTCGTGACTTTATTTTAACGAAGCTTTAGCTTCGTTAAAATAAATGTCCAACCCTAAGGGTCGGCCTTGGCCGGCACTTACGACTAATTTAGTGATAGAACTAATAAATAAGGAAGCTTAAAAGCTTCCTTATTTATTAGTTATCACGTTAAGAAGATGAAATTTGGAATTCACACTGTCTTCATTCCTCGAGAAAATATACTTTTCCTCGAAGAATGGATTGTTTATCATATGAGCATTGGTGCTGAAGCATTCTATCTTTATGATAATACGGGTTCAACTGCAAAAGATGCTGATACAATGCATTTAAATAATAACATTGCGAAAAATGGAAAGAATCGCTTTGGTATTGATATTGCTAAACTCACCGCAAAACTATCAGATACCGAGATCATAGAAAAAATGGTGAGTTTAGCTCATTGGTATCCTGTTCACTTTATTCGGTGGGCAAACAAGGATTCTGCAGGAAATATCTTATACGATCAATACAAATCATGTGCCAATTGTGTTTCCCTCGCTAAAACAGATTGGTTAGCGTTTATTGATATCGATGAATTTATAGTCATTGATAGAAACAAATCAAAACCCAGAAAAATACAGGAACTTATAGAGGGTTGGGAAGCTGAAGGAATTACAAAGGTAACTATTAATCAAGTAAAGTTCAAAGACCGTTTTGTTCATTACACGGAAACGGGCGAAAACTCTATCAAAAATATCACCGAATCAATGCAAGTCGATACAACTGAATGGGGGCAAAAATGTATTCTCTCAAGGGCACATTTTTTCAATGATCCCAAGGCCAAAAACTTTTTTATACATATTCTGGATGTGACATCTGGGAAAAAGATTGTATCTTCTATTCATGAAATTGGATTTAATCATTATAATCTGAATTCTGCGCAACTCAAATGGATTGAATCAGATCCAACTATATCAAAACGAGAAAGAAAAATGGTTAAAGATACTGTAGTATCTGATCGTTTTCTCACATCTTTCCAACCTTTCGTATCTTCTGGAGAGTTGAAGAACTCATCTTGATTCCGTGATATTCATCCAGTTCAAAAAGGAGTCTCTGAAGAGGTGCAGTTGGCTTCTGTTTTAATAAATTAATAATGGTGGCCTGCTGCTCGACTGTCCACTTGGACTTGATTACCTTAACATCGTTTTGCTGCAAAACATCAGACACACGCACAGGACCTTCACTTGTCTGCTTTACAGGTTGAATATCTAAGAGACCAGCATGGTGCTTGTCATGGCAGTTCTGGCAGACGGCAATTAGATTTCGCAGATGGTCCTTGTGAGTTCCATCTGCAAAATGGCCTGTTTCTCCCGCCTCCTTTTGTGGCCTGATATGGTGGATTTCAATGTCAGAGACAAGAGGATGCTGGCAGAGTTCACAGGCACGGCGCTGAACCTTCCAGCTACTTTGTGTCTGGTCCGAATCCTCAGGAGCCGTTCCCAGAAGTTCATGGCGAAATGCCTGCGCTTTTTCCAGAAACTCAAAGGGGAGGTTGAGGGCGCGAGCCACTTCCAGGCCATACATACTTGAACCCGCACCCTTCTGTAGACTGCGGTCATAAGTTAAAACTCCCGTCTTTGGATCATAGCGAACACGAAGATGCCAGACTTGGACCGCGTCTGTAACTGCCTTCAGGTTCATGAGCCCGTGAAGATGCGTGGCGAAAAGAAAAGAGGCCTGTTTGTCCTTGAGCCAGGTGAGAGCCGCGGCGACTAAGCTGGTGGCCGAGGTGGATTCCGTTCCGCTGCAGACTTCATCGCCCAAGACAAGAGACTTGCTATCCACCTTTAAGAGAATCTCGCGCAGCTCCGTCATTTCTACCGCAAAGCTGGAGAGGCCAGCCCACAGATTATCATGATTCAGAATGCGAGTGAATACAGATCCATAAGGGGAAAGACGGAGTCTAGTGGCAGGAACAAAACAGCCGCATTGGGCTAAGAGAACCGAAATGCCAACAGACTTCATCAGCGATGACTTTCCACTCGCATTCATTCCATACAGAAGCCAGCCATTTGCATCGAGGGTCACCGAATGCTTTACATATTCAAGACGAGTGGCCTGCGCCTCAATAAGAGGGTGGCGCAGACCTTCAATGTCTATGGAACCTGTGGACCCGTCGACGAGTTCGGGTCTCACAAATCCTCTTTCTGTGCAGACGCGCTCCAACGTCACAGTCACATCAAGAGCTGCGAGCCAATCCTCTATAAATGACCAGATTTCAAAGGAACTGTCGGCAAAGGCAGAGCAGACAGGAGGAAGTTCTCTCTCAAAGAGTCCCTGGATCTCCTCGCGAAGCCGCATGATCTTTGTATGCACTTCCTCTAGGGCAGGAATATTCAAGTTTCCACCCGACTTTCTATCCGTAACGGTAATTCCTGGGTATGGCGAAGGGGTCATTGTAGAGTGACTAAGGCGTGTCTTGATCTTCTGGAGTGTTGTCTTGGATCCTGTCACCGTGTAGCCCTCCATTTTCAGAGCCGCTTCAGGGAGAGAGGACCAAGCTCTTACTTTTTCCAGAATTGCTTCGGCTTCTAAATTCAGGGCCGCCAGCGCCTTTTCTGCCACGGCAGTTTCTGGCCCCTTGTCATCTGGAAGGAAAAAGAGGTCTTCATTTGATCTACAGGCTTTCTCTGTTGAAAAGGTGACTTTGAATGTCTTAATATATTCATCGATCTGTTCTCCACCCAATAGTTCCAAGAGTTTCTTAGTATATACGTAACTTTGTTCTAGGGCGAGAACATCTGCCGCGCTCACCTTAAATGTCTGAATTTTGCGATGAATACGGGGAAGATCTGATATCTTTTGAAGAAGTGAGTGAATCTGCTGCTTCTTTTCTTTTGGCATCTGGCTGATCTTTGTGATTTCTTCAAGTCTGCCTTCTAAGGTTTGGATGGAGCGAATTGGATAGAGAAGTCTTTGGCGCATGGCTCTCCTTCCCATCTGTGTATTTGTCTTCATGAAGAGATTTAGCACATCTAGGAAATTGATCTGTGTGAGAACATTGTTTCCTAAGTAAACAGATTCTTCTGGAACCCAGAGGCCATGTTTGGGAAGATGTTCTTGAAAGGAAGGAAAGTGTTCGTCTACAAAGCGCAAAAGAGAGGCTAATGAATTTATACACAGAGGAGCCGACTGCAAATGGAGATATTCTCTTATAGGAAGAAGTGTCTTGGGTTTGAAGATACGCATGAAGGTGTCGTCTGGGGTTGCAATGGAAGGAGCAGGCTTGATATGGATTGCGGTGGTTGGAAGAGCAAGACGACTACGAAGAAATCCCTCTTCTGGTGCAGTCAGAGCCTGGCCTGACCAGTAGACAACACATTCGCGCGGCGGATACACTTGGAAGAATTGGAGAAGATCATCTGCGGACCAGGTGTCTGTGCGACCAACCGCCGTGCCTTGATAGGATACACTCTGACCTGTTGTCAGGTCCAGGGCAGACGCTCCAAAGGTGGGTGGCTTCCACAGCTCTTCTTGGAGCCAGACGGTTGCGAGGAACATGGATTCCATCGAATCGGCCGTTTCCAAGTGTGTTCCTGGCGACAAAATCCGTGTCATGTGACGTGTGATCTTGCCCCTCAGATCTTTTGACTCTTCAAAGATAACACAGGTCCAGCCTTGGAGAGTGAGACGCATGGCAAAGGTGTGAAGAGACTGGGTTGGAATACCTGACCAGAGCCCTTCGCGGCCTGTGGGTCCCTTATTGAGAAGTTTGATGGCGAGTAGGTCGGCAATTTCTTTGCAGGTTGTCTGTGGGTCAGGATCGAGAATATCATAAAACTCGAAGAACTTTCCTACCTGTAAAAAAATGGCTGTTTTGGGACCATAGAGTTGACTATATTTTTTGAAGTGCGCGACGTAGTCATCATACATGCTCATGTCGCTTATATAGTTAAGGTGCTTCGGCTTTAGCCGGTTCGGCGTCAGCCTGTTAAACAGAGTAATAGACACGCCTAAGACCATACTCACGAATACACTTCTCCAGAACACACTGACACTCGGCGCACGGCTTTGAATTCAGAGTGGTTCCTTGCGAGGGGCTGATACGCCAAACATACATATCAGCTCCACGCAACTTTGTCATATCTCCTAAAAGCCTAAGCGCAGCAATCTCTGCGTGAATCGTGCAGGCTGGATAGGAGTTTCTCTCACTATATCGGGGGCCAACCCTCGTCTTTCGCGATCTGTATCCCACCTTATTATTTGTCGCCGCAAGCACCTCACCTTTCAAAACAATCGCACTTGTATGAATAGACGTTTTGTCAGAATCAATATAGATAGGGGGCTTCACGGTTTGCATAAGATACTCGAAGAAGCTTGAGCTTCGCATTTGGTAAGTTCCTAGTTGTGTAGGTTACCTTCAAATTTACTAACTATAAATTAAAGCGCCTTCTGCTTAAGAACCTGAAAATCACTGTATATCTGTCGTAAAATAGACTCAGGCGCCTTGGATTCTGACTTGACTAAGCCTGATGCAACAAGTTCCTTCTTCAGGCTATCAATCGGCATCTTTTCGCTCTCCTTCTTGATCGTCTTTGCACGGTTCAGTTTCTTATTCAGTCCATCCACCGATACACGAATGCGCCTAGCAACCTTTAGTGTCTTGGACTTTACAGGCAGCTTTTTGACAACGACGGGAGCAGGGCCGGACTTCTTCGGTGGAGAGAGGATTAGAGGCTTGTCCTTCTTCTTATCTAGGATCACCTTGGCTCCGCCTTGCTGTTGCGTTTGTTGCAGAGCAACAGGAGCAGGAGCAGGAGCAGCAGCAGTAACAAGAGGAGCCGGTGTAACAATCATCGCCCCGCCCTTTTTCACAGTGACTCTCTGATTGCTAATTGGCTGCTCTTCTTGCACCTGCTTCTTTGATCGCCGCTTTCGCGTTTTGACTCCAGTTAATAAACTTTCAGCAGCGCCCCCTACTACCCTCACTGTTTTTGTCGTAGTTTCCGCCATCTATTGAGATAAGTATATTTAAAAATAATATCAATAAAATTGGAGACATAAGGCGCTACCTCCAAATATATATAAAATGATTCCGTCCTACAGGAAGATCTTAGAGAAGTATTTTGCCCAGGCGGAGGGCAGGCAGATTATCTCACATCAACTCGAGTCCTTCAACCATTTCATGGATATTGATATTCCTGAAATTGTTCAGCAAGTGAATCCCATTGTGATTCGCGGCAGTCCAGAGATTCCTCTTTCAGGTCCTCGTTCTGCCCTTGCAACTGCAACAGGGCTCTCTACAACGGCGGCAAATGCACTTATGAGTGCCGCAACCGCCGCGCCCAGTGCAATCGTCCAGGCCAACTATGAATATGAAGTTCAGATTCTGTTTGAGAATATCAGCCTGCGGAAGCCCACCATCTTTGAGAACAATGGTGCTATTCTCCCTATGATGCCCAATGATGCGCGTCTTCGTAATTTGACCTATGCCTCGCCCTTGTTCGTAGATGTTCGTGTCAAGACCACGTTTATTAACAATACAAAGCAGGGAGAGCGGATCATCAGAGAGCGGCTCTTTCCCAACGTCCACCTCGGAAAGATTCCCGTCATGGTTGGAAGCAAGTATTGTCTTCTCCACGACCAGAAGCATCTCCATCCGAGTTCTTTGGGTGAGTGTGCGGAGGACTTCGGTGGCTACTTCATTATCACTGGTGGTGAGCGCGTCATTATCAGTCAGGAGCGCATGTCAGAGAACCGCCCTTTCGTCTTTCGCAATAATCGCAACCCCACCAAGGAGGTTGAGGTTATTGAGGTGAAGAGTATCGGTCCTGATAATGACCAGGTGCCCAAGAATAATGCGGTGAAGATCATGTATCACCCGAAGAATTCTCAGCTCCACCTGCTCCGCGCCACCATTCCCAGAATTAAGACAGACATTCCTCTCTTTGTTCTCTTCAGGGCCCTCGGCATTGTTGCCGACAAGGACATCTATGATCTGATCATCGGCACGGAGAACGATGCGCTCTTTGACTCCGTGATGAGTGAGACCATTCTTGAGGCCCAGGAGATCCAGACGCAGGAGCAGGCCCTCGCCTGGATCAGCACGCAAGTGAATAGCTGGTCCTCGCGCGGAAATAAGGCGCTCAAGATCTCGGATATCCTGAACACAGAGTGCTTTCCTCACGTGGGTATCAATGAGGCCAGCTGGTATGACAAGGCGTGCTTCTTGGCGCACATGACCCGCAAGGTTCTCTGGGTCAACTCGGCGCGCATTCCCAACGACGACCGTGACGCGTATCCAAATAAGCGCGTGGACCTCCCTGGCTTTCTTCTTGCCAACCTGTTCCGCACGTATTTTACCACGAAGATGATCAAGGACATCCGCGCCTCTGTTGCAAAGGAGATTCACGGCGGCTCGTGGCGTGCGTCTGGCAACTTCGAGGACATCTTGAATGTGAGCAACATCAATAAGATGATTAAGTCGGTCATTCTGGAGGTCGGCCTCAAGACGTCTCTGGCCACTGGCAATTTCGGTTCCGCAAAGGCGGGTGGACCGACCAAGATTGGCGTGTCACAGGTTCTCAATCGTCTGAACTACATCAGCGGTGTCTCGCACTTGCGTCGGATCAGCACGCCAATTGAGAAGACGGGCAAGCTTGTTCTTCCCCGCAAGCTTCACAATACGCAATGGGGTTATATCTGCCCTTCTGAGACTCCAGAGGGTCACGGTGTAGGCGTAGTGAAGAACATGAGCAGCACGGCCATTGTCAGCATCTACAGCAATCCTGGCACGGTGCGCGACTACATCAAGACGCTAAAGACGCTTGTTTCTCTGAATCAGACATCCGCGGAGGAAAAGCACAACCACACGCGCCTCTTTGTGAATGGTGCCTGGCTTGGCATTGTAAAGAACAAGGATGCAATGAAGACCCTGGAGTCGCTGAAATATGCAAAGAGATCGGGTCGCATTCACATTCAGACAGGCATCATCTGGCGCGCGGCTCTCCGTGAGATCTGGATCACGACAGAGGCGGGTCGCATGCTCCGCCCTCTAATGATTGCCAGCACGATCAGGGAGATTGCATCGGATAAGGAGGGCATCTTAAAGGCTTCTATTGATAACCTGAAGACGTGGGAGGAGCTTCTTGTCTGGGAGTCGCCTGGAAAGAACCATCTTATTGAGTATATTGATCCTGGTGAGACGGAGAGTTCGTATATTGCAGTGTATCCATCTGATATCGTTCAACATAAGGACCGCAGCTACACGCACTCAGAAATTCATCCTAGCACTATCCTGGGAACTCTGGCCTCTAACATTCCTTTCCCTGACCACAATCAGTCACCGAGAAATTCGTATCAGGCGGCCATGGGAAAGCAGGCCATGGGTATGTATGCGCTGAACTTTAGGGAGCGCTTTGATGCGATGGCGCATCTCCTCTGCTATCCGCAGGTGCCGTTTGTCAGCCCCTTCATGTCCAAGTTCTATGGTGCACAGGCAATGCCGTCGGGCCAGAACATCATTGTGGCCATTGCGACCTACACGGGCTATAATCAGGAGGATTCCGTGATTATTAACAGAGCATCCATTGAGCGTGGCCTCTTCCGCTCTATCTTTTACAGGACCTACAAGGATGAGGAGCGCAAGAACCAGTCGTCGGGTGAGGAGGAGCGCTTCTCCAATCCTGACACAAGCACGACGCGCCAGATGAAGAATGCGAATTATGAGAAGCTGGGCGAGAATGGCTTCGTGCCTGAGAACCAGTTCGTAAATTCGGATGACATCTTGATTGGAAAGGTTGTGCCCATGAGGATTCCCACTGGCATGGTGGTTCCTGCGGGAGCGAAGAAGTATCGTGATGTGTCAAAGACGATGCGCAATAATGAGTCTGGCTGGGTGGATCGCATCTTCAGGAACAGAAATGGTGAGGGCTACAGTTTCGCCAAGGTGCGCGTTCGCCAGGACCGCGTGCCTGAGATTGGTGATAAGTTCTCGAGTCGCCATGGACAGAAGGGAACGCTGGGAATGATTCTGCAATCAGAGGATATGCCGCAGACGGCATCGGGCCTCGTTCCCGATATGATCATTAATCCGCATTGCATTCCCAGCCGCATGACGATTGCGCACATTATGGAGACGCTGCTTGGAAAGATGTCTTGCGAGCTCGGCTGCCTCGGCGATGGATCTCCATTTAATGATGTGACGCTTGACGGTATTCAGAAGATTCTGCGAGATAAGCTGGGTATGGAGCCGGCTGGAAATGAGATTCTGTATAATGGCTACACGGGAAAGATGATGGATTCCAGCATCTTCGTCGGACCGTGTTATTACCAGAGGCTGCGCCACTGCTCGGCGGATAAGCTCCACAGCCGCGCTTCGGGTCCTCTTGTTATGCTCACGCGTCAGCCGGCAGAGGGTAGGGCGCGCGAGGGTGGTCTCCGATTTGGAGAGATGGAGAGGGATTGCGTGGCGGCGCATGGCATCTCCGAATTCACGAAGGAGCGTCTGATGGAGTGCTCTGACTTGTTCCGCTGCTGGTCGTGCCAGGACTGCGGCCTGATCGCGATTGTGAACCCGAAGGAGGGTATCTGGATGTGCAAGGGCTGTGGTAACACGACGCACTTCAGCCCGATTGAGATCCCCTACGCCTACAAGCTGTTGCTGCAGGAGTTGGAGACGATGTCAATCACGAGCCGCATCATTACGCAGGGAAAGCTTCTGAAGCATCTCGGGGCTAAAACCCTAACAAAGTAGAAAGATCCGCATAAAACTCGAGCGTCAGCATATGTTTCATATCTCCAAGATCTCGAAGAGCAAATAAAGAGATATCCGAGACTTCGCTTGTTTCTGAGAGGATTCTATGATAAATAAGTTCTGAAACTGAGAGAGGCAAATTATTATAAAAAGGAGAAAAATATCCGTTTTTTGATAAAAAAGCAGATAATTTGAAAACTGTTTCGATTGGCTCAACGAAGACGCTATATCCATCGTATACACGCGGGATTCCAAGATCTTTAGAAAACTCCGTAATATGTTCTTCCGTTAATGTGAAAACTCCAAAGAGCTCCTCGACAACCTCTCTCACTGCTGTTTGTTCCGCCGTTTCTTCACCCCTGCTTTTTCCACCGAATCCACTCAGCCTATTGAGTTTTGGATGAAATCCTGCTAGCACGGACCTGGATTGGCCATCTACAAATAGGATACCTGCCATCTCTTTACTAATCATATTTAATATCATTAGGCTGACCGCAAAAATTGAGTTTCCTTCCACCCTACTTGCGGGTAAGCCCGGTTAATTGTAAAGATGTCTTATAGTATGCAGGTTCAAAAGCGCGACGGAACTCTGGAGCCTGTCTCGTTTGACAAGGTCCTCTCTCGTGTGCGGAAGTCTGCACGGGGACTCCAGGTCAACCCTGATGCTCTTGCCCAGCAGGTGCTCTCGCGCATCTATGATAAGGTGCCGACGACTCAGCTAGATGAGCTAACAGCAGCAAATGCAGCCAGTCTGGGCACGATTCACCCTGACTGGAATGTTCTGGCGGCGCGAATTGCCATCAGTAACCACCAAAAGAATACGTCCGCCTCATTCACTGCGGTAGTGAAGGCTCTGGCCTTTCAGACTGTAGCAAAGACAGGAGAGAAGACGAGCAGTATTTCGTCTGTTCTGCTGGATGTTGTAACCCAGAATGCGGAGCTTATCGATGCGCGCATTGATCACACGCGTGATTATCTGCTGGACTACTTCGGGTTCAAGACTCTGGAGAAGTCCTATCTGTTGCGCGATACAGAGACAAAGATTCTGGAGAGGCCGCAGCACATGTGGATGCGTGTCTCTCTGGCGATCTGGCATGACGATCTGGAGAAGGCATTTGAGACCTATGACCTCCTCTCGCAGAAGTTCATGACGCACGCGACGCCGACCCTCTTCAATGCGGGCACGCCTCGCCAGCAGCTCTCATCGTGCTTCCTCCTGGCCATGGCCGATGACAGCATTGCGGGAATCTACAAGACCCTCGGTGACTGTGCTGCCATCAGCAAGTTTGCGGGCGGCATTGGTCTCCACGCTCACAATATTCGAGCGCGCGGTTCTCTGATCCGCGGCACGAATGGGATGAGCAACGGTCTTGTTCCCATGCTCCGTGTCTTTAATAATACGGCGCGCTATGTTGATCAGTGCTTTACTCCCGATACGGTTGTCTACACGCGCGATGGCGCAAAGGCGATTGAGGACATCGGAGTAACAGATAAGGTTCTGACGAGCACAGGTCGCTATGAATCTGTAAAGATGCCTGTTCGCCATGAGTATTCTGGTCCTATCCTTGAGGTTCAGGCTAAGAATGCTGTCTATCCTGTTCGCGTAACACCTGAACACCAGGTTCTTGCCCTCAAGGGTCAGACAAAGGGTCTAAACTTTGATGTGATTCGCAATCGCCTTGAGAAGGGATATGCTACACCTGAGTTCTGTGATGCATGCGATCTTGCTGTTGGAGATTTCCTCGTCTTTCCTATCCCTACTTATGAGCACAATATCACGAACCTCACGGTAGAAGACTGTCGTCTCTATGGTATTCTGCTGGGAGATGGGTATATTTCAAACAATCTTGCAGGAGTTTCACTGAACAATACAACAAAGAAGGATGTCTATGATTTCGTCGTAGAATATCTGACAAAGCGTGGTATTACGGTCTATCCTGAGGAGGAGGGAGAGCATTCTCTCAAGCTGCGCTGGTCAACTACGAATCCTGGATTCAAGTTCACAAAGGCACAGCTCTATGATGCTAATAAGCAGAAGCGTATTGACACGCCCTTCCTCCATCTTCCCTTGAATAAGATTGGCCAGATTGTGCGCGGCCTTCTTGAAACGGATGGCTGTGTTGGTGAGAAGGAGATCTCATTTGAGATCAGTTCCTATCCTCTTATGGAGGGTCTTCGCTATCTGCTTCTACGCATGGGCGCCCTCAGTTCTGGATATGAGAGGAATCGTGTTGGCTCTATCTCAACTACAAAGGAGATCCATACGAATCTTCCCACTGTTGTCTTGCGTGTTCCTCGTATTCCCGCGATCATGGAGCTCTTTCCTGCCGCGCCAAAGGGTGAGTTCTTCACTTATCTAAAGCATGGTAATAACCTCTATACGCGTATTCAGTCCATCACTGAGACAAAGTATGAGGGTGTTGTTCATGACTTTGAGATTGAGGGACCGCATGACTACACGGTTGCTCACCTCGGTGTTGCTCACAATGGTGGTGGTAAGCGAAACGGCAGCTTCGCTGTCTATCTGGAACCCTGGCACGCGGATGTAGAGGACTTTCTCAAGCTCAAGCTCAACTCGGGTTCAGAGGAGGAGAGGGCGCGTGATCTCTTCTATGCTCTCTGGGTCTCAGATCTCTTCATGGAGAGGGTGGAGGCCGATGAGGACTGGACTCTCTTCTGCCCCTCTGAGGCACCTGGTCTCGCAGAGGTGTGGGGCGCGGAGTTTAAGGCCCTCTACACGAAATACGAGGCCGAGGGGCGCGGTCGCAAGACAGTAAAGGCGCAGAAGCTGTGGTTCCAGATCCTCGATACGCAGATGGAGACGGGCACACCCTATCTTGTCTACAAGGATGCGGCCAACAGCAAGTCAAATCAGCAGAACCTCGGCACGATCAAGTCATCCAATCTCTGCTCTGAGATCATTGAGTTCAGCAATGCGCAGGAGACGGCGGTGTGCAATCTGGCCTCTATTGCGCTACCTGCTTTCGTATCTAACGGAGCCTTCGACTTCAAGGAGCTGCGGCGGGTGACCAAGGTGGTTGTGAAGAACCTGAATAGAGTGATTGATATTAACTACTATCCTACGCCTGAGACACGCACGAGCAATATGCGTCACCGCCCCATTGGTCTCGGTATTCAGGGACTTGCAGATGTGTTTGCCATGCTCCACCTCTCCTGGGAGGATGATGCAGCCCTTACACTGAATCAGCTGATCTTTGAGCACATGTATTATGCGGCGGTTGAGTCATCCTGCGAGCTGGCTGATCTTGAAGGTGCATACGAGACCTTTGGTCAGCATGCGAATCCGTATGTGAAGGCGGACCATGCCACATGGGGCGTAAATGATCCTTCACCCGCGGCCATGGGAAAGCTCCAGCCTGATCTGTGGTCTGTGAAACCGATGACGGAGGCAGATGGGACTCTTGACTGGGCGAGCCTGAGGAGCAGGGCGGCAAAGGGGCTGCGCAATTCGCTCCTTCTGGCTCCTATGCCGACGGCGTCCACTTCGCAGATCCTCGGCTACAATGAGTGCTTCGAGCCGTTCACGAGCAATCTGTATACGCGCCGCACTCTGGCGGGTGAGTTCATTGTGATCAATAAGTGGCTCATGAAGGAGCTTCTGGATGCGGATATCTGGAGCGAAGATATGAAGCAGCAGATCATTGCGCGCAATGGAAGTGTCCAGGAGGTGCCTGGAATTCCCGATGAGATCAAGGCGCGCTATAAGACATCGTGGGAACTCAAGCAGCGTGTTCTTATTGATATGGCGGCGGCACGCGGCGCATTTATCTGCCAGAGCCAATCGCTCAATCTATTCGTAGCCGATCCGAACTATGCCAAGCTCACGAGCATGCACTTCTATGCCTGGAAGAAGGGGCTCAAGACGGGTTGCTACTACTTGAGGACGAAGGCACCGGTTGCGGCCCAGAAGTTTACGGTGGATCCTCGTCTGATGGCGGCTGTGACAGGGTCCTATTCAAATGCGGCTCCCTCTGGATCTTCTGAGTCTGGTTCGGCAGATTCCTCCGATTCAGAGGATGAGCAAACTCCCGCGCAGCGGAGGGCGGCACTAAAGGCGCGCCTGGCGGCAGAATATGAGGCTTCACAGGCAGAGGGTTGTCTTACGTGCTCGGCTTAATTAATACCGTCGTGACTTTTATGGTGTCAGGCATCACAATTAAGAAAGCTCAAAGAGCTTCCTTAATTATGAGCGACACCAGTAGCAGCTTAAATTTGAAGTGAATACATTTTTTAGTGTGGGTCAAGTTCGAATGAATACTATGCGCAGTATTCTCATTCTTTCTCTTCTTCTTGCGGTAAAGGGACAAACCCCCTCTGCATCTGCTTCCGCATCCGCATCTGCTTCTGCATCTGCTTCTGCATCTGCTACAGTGAGCGGCTTTCCTTCACCCTCTGAAAGTGCCTTTCCTTCTTTTAGTCCTCTAGCTACACTGAGTAGCGTTCCCTCTGCTAGTCCTCTAGCTACACTCAGTGGATCTTCCTCTCCCTCTCCCTCTCCCTCTGGAAGTGCCTTTCCTTCTTTCAGCCCTCTAGCTACACTGAGTAGCATTCCCTCTGCTAGTCCTCTAGCTACACTCAGTGGATCTTCCTCTTCCTCTTCCTCTTCCTCTTCCTCTCCCTCTGGAAGTGCCTTTCCTTCTTTCAGCCCTCTAGCTACACTGAGTAG